TGGCAAAATCAAAACAAGACGATTTTTGGAATTGGGTAAAGAAAAATAATATAAAAAATCCTGTTTGGACAAAAGAAAATCTTAAAAAATTTGGTAATTATGTTGGTGTACTAGAACCAGAAAAATATGAGTTAGAATTTAGAATATACGATGTAAAATTCATCGATAAAAGATTTCTGTTTGCAGAATTACCTTATTTAAAAGAAGCTATAACAGTCCCTATTGAAATCGGTGACGTCGTACTCGGTGGTAAATGGAAAAACAAACGCATTACAGTCAAGTCGATTGATACAAACGAAAAAGGCGATATACTGATTAACGGCAAGCCGATGATGAAATACAGACTTATATCACAGGAAGAAGATGAAGACATTTAGAAAAATTATATGTGATTTAGTTGAAAATAAAATAGCTACTGTACAACAATTGAAAAAAAATAAAAAACTTCGTATAAGTTATGCATTATCAGCTATTGAACGTGATAGTTTATCAGATGATTCAGAAACCGCTAAAAAAGCTGATCAGGTATTTGATAATTTCAAAAAACTTTCAAACGACGAAGTTATGAGATGGGCAACCAGAGAACAAGAATATTTAGGATTAAGGTAAAATATGAAGACATTTAAAAATATACTCGAAGCCGGTATCGCTGGCACATATGATGATAAACCAACAGCTGTTTTCGTCAAAGAAGTGGCGTGTTCATCGTGCGGAAAAATGGTCAAAGTAGAAGTAGCAAAAGGGAAATGGAGAAAAACCGCCGCTGAGAAATCAGGGGGTGCTCTTTATTCTGGTAAAAATATTGTGTGTAAAGAGTGCATCAAGAAAAGCATACGAACACCAGGAGATACTAAGTAATGGTTATGGTATCCAGACCGTTGGAATACTTCGGTCATAGATTTATTACAAGAAAAGCAGTTGCAGCATTCATTGAATTCTTTTCGAATAAGATATTTGTCGAGCGTTACGATGAGAATGGAGCTATTCAAGCGGTGGTTCAACCACCTATTCAATACTCTAATCGTAGTCGTGTATTCGATATTTACAGAGCTGTTAATGATAACAAATTTTCGAATGCAAATGTTACAGTCAATAATATTCTTCCGAGAGTTTCTATTTTTGTTACTTCAATGGCTTATGCTGGTGAAAGAAAATTAAACAAATATAAAAAAGTTCGTGGTGTAGAAGCAACTGATGATACATTACCAAGAACAATCACACCTGTACCGTACAAATTAGATGTTGAAGTCAGTGTACTTACTAAATCGATAGATGATATGTTTCAAATCATTGAACAAATAGTACCTTTCTTTACACCGCAATTTCCATTCGAATTACGTCTTATAGATAATTTCGATGCTGAACCGGTTGTGTATACACTCAATAGTGTTACTCCATCTGGTGAAGACGAATACGGCGCAATGGACCCACGAATTTTTGAAACAATTTTATCATTCTCAGTAGATATTAATTATTATTATATTAAAAGAGACGGAAAACTAATCCGAGATATTATACTGAATTTTTATAACAAAGAACCTGATGGTTCAGCGATTAAATTTCAATCGTACGAACTAACAGAAAACTCATTGTCCACAACAGTCGAAACGGCTATTGAAGATTTGGACATAGAAACAACAATTACTGATTACTAAGGAGTAACATGGAATTTTTAAATTTAGGATTTGTAATTAAAGACTCGATAAGTGAGCTATTATATTTAGGCGTACTAGATCAAGAAGCATACGAAATAGAAAGTGTAGTAATGTTTCCTGAAGAAGCCAATGATGCCGTTTTTTCGACTTTAAGAGCAAATGAAATTTCAATCGTTGAAGTGATGGATATAGAAGACTATTCTCAACCATTGAATCCAGACATACCAGAAGATCCCGAAACGCCCGAATATTTTGATAGTGCTGATAGAGTATCCATTAAAGAAATAGGAACGATTTCACACGAAGGAGAAGGCGAAGAAGATTTCGATTTAGCTGGTATTTTAGAAGAAGAACCTGATGAATTTTATAGCATCATGTTAGATGCAATGTATGAAATCCTAGGAGAATAAATGGATCGACAAGCGCAAATTGCTGGTCGTATAAAAAAAGTTGAAGAAATTTTAAATGTGTCTCAAGCTACTTTAGATGAAATACAAGAAAAAGAAGAAATACTAGATGTCGAAATCGTAGAAGCCGAAGAATATCCTTTAGCTGAAAGGACGGATAGTGTTTTTCAACTTACTGAACTAAAGAAAAAGTACGATTTAGCACAACAATCGTTACAACAAATAATTAATTTCGGTCAAAACTTGATGTCACAAACTGTTACATTAGAATTGAACGATATGAAAGCTAGTGAAATATCTGCTATTGCTCAACTATCACAAACAATATACACACAGTTACGTGGTATGGTCAATATGCTTAAGGATATTACTGAAATCGAGTTGAACGTAAAAGAGTTAAATAGTGTTCAACAAGGCATGGGTAAATTACCATCAGGTACCTCTTTTACTCAACATAATACAACGGTCATCCAGGGAACCACTAGCGATATAATCAAACAAATAAAAGAAGATACTAATCTCTAAAACAATGCAAGATGCAACCCTAACGCACGATCTAAACGGCAATTTATTAGCGTATTTAAAGAATACTGATCTAAAATCGTCTGGACAGCCCATCCCGTATACAAAGCATCAAGTCGAAGAACTAATCAGGTGTCAAAAAGATGTATTTTATTTTGCTGAGAACTACTATAAGATAGTCCATCAAGATCACGGTATGATTCAGATTCAGCTAAGGGATTACCAAAAACAAGCATTAATTAATTTTCAAGAGGGTCGGTTTAACATTCTGAAGTTTCCGAGACAATCAGGAAAATCAACAATATTCGAAATTTTTGTATGTTGGTATGTACTCTTTAATGATTTAAAAACAGTTGCTTTGCTGGCAGATAAAGCGGAACAGGCCGAAGAATTACTCGCAAGGATCAAACTTGCTTACGTAAATTTACCTGTCTGGATGCAGCAAGGTGTCACTAAATGGAACGAAGGTCAAATCAAGCTCGAAAATGGAAGTCGAGTAATGGCCTACTCAACATCAAGTACAGCAATCAGGGGTAAGGCCGTAAGTTTACTGATCCTTGACGAAGTGGCTTTCGTTCCTGTGAATATTTTTGACGCATTTTGGAATTCAACTTATCCAACTATTTCATCTTCGAATACATCTAAAGTTATATTGGTTAGTACGCCGAATGGTATGAATCATTATTCCGAGATGTGGTTTGATGCGATTAATGGTGAAAGTTTCTTTAAACCGTTAGCGATTGAATGGTGGGATGTTCCGATTTACGGATGTCCGGGATTACAATTTGATGAATATCAAGCCAAAGATAAAATCCATTTAATCGATAGGACTACAAATATCGGAAAGGACATGTCAATAGAACAAGCTCGAAGTCTTTTAGTAGACAACGGAAATATTTGTACAAACGACGATGACAGATACGAGCTTGGTTTTGACCAAAGCGGAATCAAAGACATCTATGGAATCGACAAAAAAACAAAACACGATGGATCGACTTTTTATACTCCGATTCAGGGATACTGGAGAAAAGAAACAATAGCGAATACAAGCTTTAGAAAATTTACTCAAGAATTTGGTGGTGAATTTCTAGCCAGTGCTGATTCGTTAATCTCACCTGAATTTTTAAAGAACGTAGATTACAAGACACCGATTGGTTTAGAAAAGACTTTACTGTACAAACCATTGATGCGGATCAGTGGTTTATTAGATAAATACATAAAAATTTATCACGAACCACAAGAGAAACACGAATATATCTTAGGGTTAGATCCAGCAAAAATTACAATTAAATCAGCCGGTGATTCATTGGCTATGCAAATTATAGATATATCTGTTCAGCCGTTTGTTCAAGTTGCATCTGTTGAAATTCCAACTGGAATTCACTATACAGATGTACACGATATAGCCGCATTACTCGGATCGTACTATAATTATGCTTGGATTTTTATTGAAAATAATGATCAAGTTGGGTTACTCGTTGCCGATAAATTGCATAGAGATGTCGAATACGAAAATATATACAGTGAAAAACCTGGAACTTTTGGATACAGAACAACCAAGTCAACAAAAAAAGCGGGTGCTTTACGGTTAAAAGAACTATTCGAAAAGAAAAAATTAATTTTGCACGATCAGAAGACTATTTCACAACTAAGTACATTTATCAAAGCGAAAGATTCTTACAAAGCTGAAACAGGATATAAAGATGATTTAGTAATGGCAATGCTCGGATGCCTTTTTAGTATGACTGATCACACAATGTTCGGTGATTACATAGAACAAATCGATTATTACAAATCTCTCAGAGAGAAAAAAGATAATCCTTTGGAAGAGAAATTACCAGATATTGATTATGATGAAGATACAGATTTTGCACCTATGCCGTTCGATTTAGATCCAGAAGATGAAATCGCACAAATGTCGAGAGACTTTATGAGAGAACTTGCAAGACACCAATGAAAATAATAATAACTGTTCCACGAATGAAAGAAATACGAAGTTATGCATCATGTAGTTGGCCTTTTTGGTTTGCTGAAGGATTAAAAAAGCATAACGTACCACATGAAATCCGTTTAGACGGTGACTCTATTGAAAGTGATTTAGCTATTGGATGGAGTCAAATTGAAGAAGACGGAACACCCAAACGGGCATTTACTAAAGCGCAAAACCACATAGTTCTTGAAAGAGGTTATCTAGGTGATCGGTTGAATTGGGCTTCAGTTGCGTACAACGGCTTGAATAATCGGGGTGATTTTAACATCAAACCAAACACACCAAACGACAGATACAAAAAATATTGGTCAGGTTTAAAAAAACCGTGGAATCCGAAAGGTAAATATGTATTGGTTATCGGACAGATTTCAACAGATGCTTCTTTAGCGCATTTGAATCACGCTGTAATAATCCAAAATATTTCTAATTGGTTCGAATACCAAAATATTTTTTATAAATTTCGTAAGCATCCCGGTCCAGTAATATACGCTGAACACTTTAAAAAGAAAGATACACTTCTAAAAGAAATTAAAGATGCTGTTTGTGTAGTAACCATTAACAGTACAGCCGGGGTGATATCATTATTAGAAGGAAAACCAACTATTGCGTTAGATGAAGGGTCTATGGCTTATCCAATTGCGTACCACGATCTAAAGGATTGGAATAGATCAGAAGAGATTAATCGTGATCAATGGTTAAATAATTTATCTTACTGTCAATGGACAGAAAAAGAATTTAAAAATGGAACCGTATGGGAGAATATAAAACGTTAAAGCAGAAAATGCAAAATCCTGATGACGATCAACTTTTGTTGTACAATGAAGATTTTGATCAAGAGTATTATAAAAGGATGCATAATTTCAGAAATTATGTTACAAATTTTATTAAAAAAAATAAATTAGTAAAGGGTGCTGAATTAGGAGTTAGAGTGGGTGGATTGTTATTTAAGCTTTTAGATAATTGTCCTGATTTAACACATATTTTTGCAATCGATTCGTGGGAAGATAATAAAGCAGACGATGGATTTAAATTTGATCATGAAGCATACGAATTAAATGTCAGAAATAAAGCAAAAAATTATGGTAATAGAGTTACAATTATCAAGGGATATACGAATCGAGTACACCACTTAATACACAACGATTCTTTAGACTTTATTTTTATTGATGCAGATCATAGTTATAACAATTGCAAACAAGATATAGTTCAATGGAAACCTAAAGTAAAAAAAGGTGGATGGTTAATCGGTGACGATATCGAAAGATGTCTAGGAGTACGAAAAGCAGTTGACGAACTACTACCCGGTTGGGAATTAGCAAGTCCAAACGTGTGGTTAAAACAAAATAACTAAAACATGAATAATTTACCACGACATTTAGGCGGACACGGAAATATCTGTCATATAGACCAAGGAATTTTAAATTATTTTATCGAGACATACAACATTACATCTTTTCTTGATATTGGATGTGGTACCGGTAAAATGGTTGAAATGGCACAAAATAGGGGATTGAATGCTGTAGGTGTTGATGGTGATTTCACAATAGAAAGAAATTGTAATTGTTATATACATGATTACACACAAGGTCCGTTATATCTAAAAGCTACATATGATTTATGCTGGTCAGTAGAATTCCTTGAGCACGTCGAAGAAAAATATATACAAAATTTTATGGAGACGTTCAAATCAGCTAGGTATGTTGCGTTGACGTTCAGTAAAAAACCAGCCGACCGACATTTTAATCTTCAAAATCACGATTACTGGAAGAATGTATTTGATGGATTCGGATTTTCGTACGATAAAGAAATGTCACTTCTCTTGAAAGAAATCTCTACAATGAAGAGAGAATTCTTTCAAGATACCGGATCGTTTTTTATCAATCGAAACAAAGATTTATTTTAATTTACTTCTAGCTATATCTGCAAGTGATCCAATATTGCTAAGAGCATCCAGACCTTTTTTGATTAAGCCTGGATCAACTTCTTTTTCTTTTTCTTCTTGGATTTTTGCTTTCATTATATCATTAATCAATTCATTGATTGTGATATCCTGATCCATTGACATCTGAGCAAGCTTCACAATCAAATCATCGTCTAACAAAATTGATTCTGTTATACTCGCGTAACTAATATCTTCAAAGAAAACTGGAAATTCCTTTTTCATCTCATCCAAAAGCGGTCGCATTATTTCTCGTATTTGAGGATGAGCTGAATCATCAGTTTTTAACCTGAGTATATTACGCCACTCTCTGAGATTACAAGTCATTCGAAATTCACTTTTGGTATTAAACGGTAAAATAGATTCAGCTTGTTCAGGCGACCAACCACCTTGTATAGCATCAAAATAATCATGTTCAGCAACACTCAATGCTGATAACCAAACACCTGTCGAATAATCTAAGTCAAATGATTTTTTACTTATATCATCAAACAGAAAACCGGTATCTTCATCTGCATCTAACAGACCAAAATCCCACCGACTCTTTTTTGTTGAATCTATATCTAGTTCGCATGTTTCACTGATATGTAAAACACAATCTTCAACCCACGGTGGTTTGATGAATGTAATATAATTATCTAATCCATCATTTGAATTAGTAAAATTATTACATCGACTCGGTTCTTGACTAATCGCGGCTATCAGATTCCGGGTTAAATACTGATTCATAAGTCTATCAACAACAAACTTAATACTGATAGTTTGATGTTCAATTATTGATTCGTCTTTTTTGTTTTGGATTAAATTTTTTAAAAACTTTTCAGCTTTATCAAAACTTCCAATGGTGTGCTCGGATTTGTAAGAAACACTTGCAACTTCTTCAATGTCTCGAACCATAATAGCATAAGGCGAATGATTCTTGATTTTATAACTTGGTCTAATTATTTTCATTATGTATCCTATATATTATTACTTCTTTTGTAAATTTTTTGAATGAGTTTTCTATGATGTCAAAAATATCAGAGAAAAAACAAAGGATTGTTATAAATGCAACAGCTGCTCCAGTTGCATATCCAGCATATAATGCGAATATTATTATAGAAAATTGTACAAGTGCATAAAAAACTATTGATCCATTACTAACCTTGTATTTCATGTTGTTTCCTTATCTTGTATTTTTACGAAACATAAATCAAACAATCAGATTCTATTCAATAAGACTGCATTTCTGAATCTGGATAAACTTCTATAATGTCTGAAATTGATTTTAATTTATCAGGAAGATCACTAGGACCGGATACCTTTAAAACAATTTCTGATTCTTCGAGGGGAATAGACTCATTTTCCTGGTCAATTTCTCCACCTTCTTTTTCTATGCTGTTTTTTAAGTTTTTTACATCAGCTGTTTTTAAAACAGTAACTAACCACTTCATTTTCATTGCTTGCTCCTTTCAGGGTTTAAAAATTTCTGTACACGTTGTTTTTCGATTTGCATAATTGCTCGACCTTCAACTTTACATGGTGTACATTGACCACACTTTTCAATGTTTTTACCTGTACCTTGTGGATTTTCGCACGTCCAAATATGTTCGCGTACTTTTTGGCCTAAATCATAATGTTTATTATAATACCAATTTGTAAGAACGTCAACTTTTGTTTCAGCTCTTAATGGATACGTCAAATCTGGAATGTGTGAAATACTTGCTAATTTACACATACTTTGATACGCCTTTTCCATACGGTTATAATTTAACGGATCATCACCTTTGATATAACCGGTTTGTACTTCATCTGTATCTGTTTGAATATGATGGACAATAGCTGAAATCCAAAGCGGTGCTTGATGTAATCGAACAGCTGATGATGGAAGATCATCGATACTATAATTATAATAGTTTCGTAATAAACGACCGGGATTAATTATTTTTAATATTTTTTTCCGGGCTTTCAATTCGCATCGATGTTTTTTTTCGTTGTTGTATAGACGAATACTCAATAAATCAAATAGTTCACGTTCTTCAACTAAATGCATCAGTAAAGCAGTGCTGTCGTAACCACCTGACCAAACTAATAATTTAAATTTTTTCATTTTATCCTAGTTTAGTTTGTATATCGAATTCATCTATAATTTCAGAATAAGGTGTACTTTTTAAATCTTCACCAAATGAATCAAATGCTACTCCGGGTAACATAATACAATCTATTTTAGGTAATTTTGGTAATACTTCTTTTAATGAAGTTTTAAAATCGTCAACTGTTAACAAACCAGCACATTTAATATTTCCACCGTACGTATAATTTTTTACTGAACAAGTATAATGATTATTACCTGTTGTTCTGGCGTACGCATTTAAAATGGAATTCGCTTGTGTATAAGCAAATTCAGAAAACATCCATAAAACGTTCATATAGCGCATATCCATAGTCATATTAAGCATACCTTCAGGATAAAAATTAATTGGTTTGTTCGGATCGCCAAAAAATGACAAATCGACACTATATTTTTTACTTAATATATTTAATACAGTGGATAATTCTTCTAAGTCAATATTCATAAATTTTTTAGTTTTTTCATTAGAATTATCTGTGAAACCGGGTGTATATATTTGGATTCTGTTTGAATAATTTGAAAGTTTTTCGATAGTTTGATCTATATCATCCCAACCAACTAATTCTGGCATAGGAACAACTGTTGGTGTTATTTTAATTTTGTACTCAGATAATAAACTAAGAGAAGACATTACCCTTGTGTAATCGTCTATATTTTTACCTGAAATTTCACACCAATAATCTGAATTAATACTATGTATTGACAAAGAAACATTGATAGGTGAATATTTAGATAATTCTTTGATGTTCTCTTCTGTAAAATGCACACCATTCGTATAAAAGAAAATTTTATTTTGCGGATGTTTTTTTCGAATTATATCTAAAATTTCAAAAAAATTCGGATGTTGAATTGCTTCACCTTCAGTCATTTTTCTAGCGTACGACAAATCAATCATGCTGTTTGGATTTTGACCAATCATTAACACTGCTTTTTTTATTTCGTCGAGTGGCCGTGGCGGATCGGTGTAAACAGGAAAAGGATTAAGCTTATTCGAGCAAAAGAAACACTTCGACGAACAAGCCGACATTATAGGTAAAATATTTAAACCGTTTGCTGAAAGTTGTTCGTACATGTATCTTGAAATTGTTTTATCTTGTATGTTCATCTAAGTTGTCTTTGTATATAGCGGACCCACATTTCCAGCAATGCCCGATTATGATTTGAGGATTGTTTTCTGGTACTTTTATTAAACTTGCTTTCATTAAACTTACAAATGGATTGCATCGTATTATACAATAAACGTAATATAATAAAGATGCCAGCATAATCAATGTGAATATAATGAATGCATTTAGAGTCCAAAAACCTAATGAAAATATAGTAATTTCTGTAATTATTGCAACGGAAATATATATCATCCAAATAGCAAAATTTCGGGGTCTAGCAAAATTAATAGCACACAGATTCGGCCAAAAAAATTCTTTAATCTTTTTTAATGTATTCATCAATTATCTCTATATCTTCAGGTTCAAATGCATTGTGAAAATCTGTCATGGCGTCATCCCAACCTTCCCAATTATCAACACCATGACCTTGAAGAGAATAATATTTAGATTCACATTCTTCTAGTTGCCTGTATCTTTCGATTGGAATTACAACAACACCTATTTCTGATTTTTCAATACAATGTCCGTTTGGCATTGAGCATCCACACGGGCATGTTATTTCGTTGGTCATCTTTCTCCTTTGATTGCTTGGTGAGCTAATTCTTCGACGTGATCTTTGAGATCTTTCCAACTTCGCTCATTCGTTCCAATTATTTTAATCCATTCATCGAGATAAAATCTCGCTTTTTTTAGATCTTGAATAATGGCACCTTTTTTGTCAGCTCGCATTGAATATTTCAAAACCTGGAATTTCATGGCACCTGTATATTCTTCTTTCGTAGATATTGCTTTGATGACATCTAGAACTTCTTTTGCAACACCATCATCGAATAAAATCTGATAATGTTGAGGCTTAAATACCATTTTTTCGTGTTGTAGTTTATCATCACGCGATATAATATCTTCAGTATTTTCTATCATATCTTCAATTTCTTCAACGAAAGTCGAATTTGTGTTATCGTGCGGCAACAGCGCATCAATTTCTTCTGGACTTAGAACAGCCCACCTGTTAGGTAATAACTCATCTTCATCACTATCTAAAATAATTCCAAGCTCATGTAATGGTGTAACTTCTTTGATATCAATTTCTTCTTCATCATAATGAGCCGGTTTTATATCTTCAAAGAATGGATGCTCGCTTTCGTCTGTTGGTAGATCAATAAAAAAACCATCTTCTCTATCTTCTACCATTCCCATTTTTTTTGCTCTTTCTATTACTTCATCAACTGCTTTGCCAAATATCAGTTTAGAACCTTTAATAGCTAATTCATCTATCTTATTTTCTTCAATTTTTTTCATTCTACCTTTCGTAGTTATTGAGTAAATAAAAATTTACAAATTTTTCTCTTGCTAGATCGTCGTTCGTGTCAAATTGTTCAGGTTGGTGCATATAGAGATATTTCTTTTTAATAACTTTGCACCATTTTAAACTGTACTTTGATATGTCACGATCAGTTTTTCCACCGAAACTAGCAGTCAATACCAAATTGTCAGGTATTACATCCATTCTATTTACCCAATACAAAACGCTCTTTGTAAACGCCCAAAATTCAACGTCTGGGTGATTCCTGCAAATTTCAAGCCACATATCGAAATACGCTTGTTTAAAAAAATCACCACTTGAATGTATTCTAACAGCTTTTGCTTTTTTTGGCAAGACCGGAATTCCACCATTCATGACGTATTCAAAATTTTTCCATCTGTGTTCACGAACACCTGGAAACCTTTCAGCACTTGCAGCATAACACCTAAATCCATAATCAGGATTACTTTGGTTATCGAATTTACCTGTTTTACGATCCACTTTTATTAAACAATCTTGAGCAAATGGACACGACCAACCAGCCGGTAAATTCCATTCGTACACAACGTCTCTGTAATAATCAGTTTTCCTTACGAATTTATGATCGGGTTTTTTTGGTAATTTCAATATGAATCCTCTAAATTGTGATATTTAGGAACAAACGCATCGATGTATTTGTCAGCTTCTTTTCTATCGATGTTTTTTTCATCTTCGCTTAAGTTTTTGTAGTCTGTTTCCATTTGTCGTTTCCAGCGTTCCACCCATTCCTTTGGTATTATTAGATCACCATTTTTTGTTGTCTTATATGCATATCCAGCTGGACTTGTAATTTCTGTATCTTCTTTACATCGACTGAACAAATACTCCATCCAACCGGTCCATTGTTTATGGCACAAATCGGCTATTTTTTCTCTATCTACTATCAATGTCATCTAATCTCTCTCCATTTTTATCTATATGATATTTTATCAATCATAATTTTAATTATATCAATATTAGCGTCCCGTGTCAAATTTTTTGGCGTCACACATAAATAATAGAACACAGGAATATACATTTTTTATTTTTGAACGAGTGAGGGATTCGTAGCACTCACTTAAAACGCACAACTACGTTTACATTTTAACAAGGAGTAATAAATGGCATCTCTTTTATCACCGGGAATAACAGTAACCGAAAAGAATTTTGGTTACTCGGTTGGTGCATTACCAAGTTCTAATACATTTGGTGTATTAAGAGCCGAAAAAGGTGAAGCATTTACAGTCGTTTTAACATCAAGTGAAGCTGAATTAGTTTCAAATTTTGGAAGACCGACTAATAATAATTTTCTCGATTGGTTTAATATTAATAATTTTTATGACTATGCATCATCTATGTACGTTTCACGTCCGATTGATGCATTAAAAACAACGAAAAATGTCGGATTGGTTTTGAGTGGTGGTGATGATTCAGATCCATTGACGGTAAACGAAGGGATTAGTCAAGCAAATTTATACAATCAAACTACAGCTGAAGGAACACTTTCATCTTTAGTAACTGATACACAAACAAAATTGTTAGCGGTTGGTACCGAAGAATCAACAGATTGGGCATGGACATCTTTAGGTCAAGTCGGTGTTGATGATTATGCACTTTCAGCAAAAGGTTTAACTGGTGCGGATTCAGCAATCTTAGTTGTCAATTCGATTGATACACTTGGAATAGGTGGTTCAGACCCTAACTGGACTGTCGAATTGCTTAATGATGCTGCTCTTCAAGGATGGGGCATAACAACTGGAACACTGAATTTTACAGACGGTGTTGCATTTGTAGTGGGTGAAACTGTAACTGGAACGAGTTCTGGTGCAACTGCAACGGTAGTTTCAATAGACACTAATTTATTAGTTGTTTCGAGTGTTGCAAATGGTGGAACAGCTTCACAAGTATTTGGTGATGGAACAACAGAAGCTATTACAGGAAGTGCTTCAGGAACAGGATCAGCATGTGGACCATTAGAACTAGCTTCATTTACAGCAACAGATGTAACTGGAACTGTAACAGTAGCCGGAACAGTAGCAAGTTCTAAATTAACTTTTTACAACAGATACGTTGCACCGACTCAAGACATAGCAATTGGCGTTTGTTCGGCTTTAGCATCTTGGACAGGACAAGTTGCAACATCAGGTGACACTAATACATTCAGTTCGTATTTTGAGTACGCACCAGATTTTTCTAATGATGAATTTGCGTTATTAGTTTACGAACAAGAAACAGACTCAACGTGGACACAAGTTGAATCTTATACAGTAAGTGCTGTTTCTACAGGAAAGGACGTTTACGGACGGTCAAACTTTGTCGATGATATTTTACTTGCAGCTGATTCAAGAATTTTCTGTAAAGTTGGTGCAAATGGTGTAATGCCTAATACAGAATCAAGTCCATTACCAGTGTTAAGACACACTTGGTACGATACAATTTATCCAAGAACTTATGACACATGGCCAGCGGCGGAATATGATGCAACTGCTTATACATCTGGTGATATTCAAGAATGTTACGATCTTATAGATGATCCTGATACAACAGATATCGGTTTAATTATGAATCATTTCTTAGATCAAGAATACGCTTCGACAGTAGCCGCTCTTAGAAAAGACGCTTTTGCAATTGTCTCTCCATATTCTTCTAGTGATTTAGTTGGAAAATCGAGTGATGATGCAGTGACTTATTTAACAACTGCAATGGGAACTGTTAATTATTCTACTGGTGAAGTAGATGATTTTAATAATCACAATACGTACACTGGTATGTTCGGCAATATGAAATATATGTTTGATCGGTACAATGACATGAATCGATGGGTACCTATTCACGGTGACATGGCTGGAATTATGGCAGAAACAGACCGATTATTTTTTCCTTGGTATGCACCAGCTGGATTAAACCGGGGTAAAATTCGAAATGCAATAAAACTTGCATTCAATCCAAATCAAGCCGGACGTGATAGCCTTTATGTAAACGGCATTAATATTGTTTATGCAATAGCCGGTGAGGGTCAAGGTGTAGTTTGGGGTCAAAAAACAGCGACAAGTGTTGCTTCAATTTTCAGTCGAATTAATATTCGAAGACTGATGATTACATTAGAAAAAGAAATTTCAAAATCAATGCGACCTTTCGTAATGGAATTCGCAGATGAAACAACTTGGAACCAGATTTTAGGTGTAATTAATCCTTATCTTGGAAATGTACAAGCAAATCGTGGTCTTGAAGATTTCTTAGTTGTGTGTGATTCAAGCAATAACACAGCTGAAGTAATCAATCAAAATAAAATAGTCGTAGATATTTTCGTAAAACCACAACAAGTAGCTGAGTTCATTCAATTGAATTTTAATGTTACAAAATCAGGTGTTAGTTTTGAGGAATTAATTTAATTTCGTAGGATAAGCTTACGTTATTCATAGTAACGTAAGCAATCAACCAGAGAAGATCGGTTAACTGTTTCCTACACAACTATATATAAAGAGAAGAAATCGTGCAAAAACATAAACATCATATAATACCTAAATCATTAGGTGGTTCAAATAACGAATTAAATATTGTATTATTGACAATTTCTGGCCATGCAGCTGTGCATAAATGGATGTACGAAGAATACGGAAGATGGGAAGACTGGCTTGCTTATAGAGTTTTAAACGGTCAAATTATCGGGAAGTCTGATAACGAATTGAAAAATCCTAGTATTCATCCTAGAAAGGGTATAAAGCATACAGCGGAATCAATAAAAAAAATGAAAGAAAATAGGAAAGGTAAATGCATTGGAAAAAATAATGGTATGTTTGGAAAAACCCATACTGAAAAAGCCAAAGAAAAAATTCGGGAATCGAGAAAAAGATCTAAACATCCCCGTGGTATGCTAGGTAAAACACATTCTAATGAAACAAAAATAAAAATAAGTGAATCGTGTAAAGGTATTAAAAAACCTCGAAAATGTGCATGATTTTTACATGAATAAATACTTAAAAATAACAACAATTAAAATAGGTACAAATTATGACTACTGCCTCAGTAGACTTAAAAACTTTTTCAGCTAATGTCAAGAATTTAGCTAGACCGAATAGGTTTTTAGTGACTTTTGGGAATATGACAGAAGCAAATCACGGTGCTGCTTTACCTGCTAATTATCAATATTATGTAAGAAGTGCCAGTTTGCCAGCGAAAACTATTCCAGATATTGCTAATCTTTATTGGTTTGGTTTGAACTATAAATTTGGTGGTGATCCAACTTTTGAAGCAATCACACTAAAATTTTTAGCTAATCATTCTTACGATCTGAGATCAGTTTTTGAAAAATGGATGGATAAAATAGCACACACAAAAGATAATACTAGGGGTGATCCCGCACTATATAAGACTAGTGTCGTTCTTTCACAATTAGATGATGCGAATACAGTCTCAGCTTCTTATGTTTGTGAAGGTGTCTACCCAACAACTGTTTCAACTATGGATCTTAACCATGACACAAACAGTGCGATTTTAGAATTTGATGTAACTTTTAACTTAGATTATTTTTCAAATGGAACTGATGCTGGTGTAGTAGCTAGTGGAACAGATATTCCAACAGGTGTAACACTATAAAAATAGAAAATTAAATGGCCGAAAAATTTTATCTTGCTTCGCAATCAGCCGGGTTTATTTCATTTAAACAGGCGATTGCGGATACCTCTACCTATTCGGGTGCCGCTGATCACAGACTTACAGTTTATGAAGGACTAGTTAATATTGGCGGTAATGGAAGGGGTTATTACATAGCAGAAGAAGAAGTGATTATTGTACCATCATTATCACCCGGAAATTATGTTTTATACGCTTCAGCACCAACAGGATCGGATACAGCTGGTAAAGCAATCATTCAACAACCTGTTTCAGTCGGTACATATATTGGTGCTGGTGATACAATTTGGGATGGTGACGATACTGGAAGAAGAGTTATATGTACATTCAGAGTTATTCTGGATGAAACAGATTCTTATAATCACATCGATCCAACTTCAGTAAGAACAGTCATTTCACAAGGCGTTTTAGACGCTACTCAAGTATTAAAAGATTACGGTGTTTTAGGATTTGATGATAATGATTTTATTTACCGTGGTCAAAATGTTATTAAAGATGCAGCATTAGACTATCCAACAACTGTTCAAAATATGGACCTTGTTTATTACAAGACTACATTTTTTGATCCAGCTTTAGCCGATGATGCCGACAAAGAACAAGAAGCAGTTATCGGTATTGTTGATGTATCAAGGGACGGTGTATTTGGTAATAATATTGTTATAACTTCTGGTGTAGTAGATACAACCGGATCAGGGGGGCAAAACGATTTATCTACTGATGCTGAATTATACGCTGAAGGAACGTATCTTTATTTGTCAGATACCACAGCTGGTAAAATTGAAAGAGATTTTATCAAATGGATTGCTAATACAACTCATGTAGCTGATATTTACATGGTAACTAATGACCGTATTTGGCGGGCTATTAATGGTGGTGATACACACGGCTCGACTAAACCAACAACATGGGATAACCCATCAGTTTATTATAAAACAGGTGATGCTTTTGTTGATGGAACAAACGGTGTAGCTGATAACGGTGGTTCAGGTGGAAGTGGTATTGATTGGGGATATCACGCTGATTACGAAGGTGTGTTTGAAGGTGATATGAAAGTTCGAATTGGTATTTCACTTGGAAGTGGTAAATTTTTATTAGGGCTTGCAACAGGTGCGGGTAATATAGATGATCATAACGATTTTGCATTAGCGCATCCTGATATAATTACAGCAATGCAAAAAGCTGGTCTTTGGACTTATAATCAATCGCAAGGTGTAACAGATTTCGAATATCGTGGGCAATACTTTGACGAAAATGCTGTTTTTAATGCCGCTGAATCATGGAGTGATAATGAAATATCGTTAATCTACATGAAGACAGACGGTACTTATGGTAAAGCATTGAATGAAGCAGTTGATACTATACTTGAAAGAGCTATTGGTGTTTCACACAGAACAAATGGATCTGGAAAAACGGGTTACGTTTTATCGAGTGGATACGTTCATTATGATACTACTCTAATCGAAGATGGTGCGGGTACAGCACCAACCACAGTGAATCCAGGCGATATTCTGTATTTGTCAAAATACAATGAAGGACAATTTGCGAATGTTCCACAGACAACAGATAATACTCGTGTTGGTATGGTTATTGCTACTGGTGATTCAGTAACCGGAACTATTTTAATTTCTTTTGTTGGTGGTTCAGCGGCGGCTTTAGATGATCATGATGAGGGTGCTTTTTCTCATGATAACATTCAAAATGAAATGATGAAAGCTGGTATTTACGTAAGGGGAAATACTGATCACACGTTCACGTACCGTGGACAAATGTTTGATGAAGATCCGAGTTATTCTGGTGTTTCTGATTACGATTTAGTTTATCACGCATCTGATGGTGACTATAAACAAGCACAAAATTTAAATAGTACACCACTAACAGCTGATGTTGTTGGTATAGCGTATGACGTTTCTGATACGGATTATGGTGGTGTTTTAAGTGGTGGTTTCGTTACATACGACACACAAGATGCAACAAAAATTTGGGATGACGTAACTCAAGCGGCTGCCTCAACTGTAACTGTAGGTGAAAAACTTTACCTATCAAAAGATTCAGCTGGTGCAATATCTAATACAAAAGACACGGCTGATAACGTCGAAGTTGGTTATGTAATCGCTAAAGGTGCGGTTGGAACTGGTTATATATTCTTAAGAATCGGTCAAAATCTTTCTTTAGAAAATTTTGCAGTAGATGAAAACGCAACATTCGAAGGAACAGTAGCCGATTATGAATTTGTATACAGAAAATCAGACTCAACTTACACAAAAGCAAAATTAGATTTTGATGATAATCCAGCTAGTGCCGTTGTAGGTATAGCTTTTGGTATTACGTCAACAGCTGGTGTGATGATTTCACACGGTTTAGTTGCGTACGATACAACGAGTATAGAAGGCACAACAGCGGTAGTAGGTGACAAAGCTTATCTATCGTATACAACAAGTGGTTTATTAACTACTACAAAACGCAACACCAATAATATAGAAGTGGCAACAGTTGTCACAATAGGTACCGTTGCAGCTGGTGGAACAATTTTAATTAATATTTTAGGTGATCGATACGTCGATACAGCCATTGATCAATTTGCTCATTTTAACAGTAATGTTGATGCATATGATGTCGTTTATGTATACGACAATTCTGGGCTTGAATATGATAGAGCTATTGTAGACAATACAGCAAAAGAATATTTTATTGGTGTATGTACTGAAGGGCCAACAGTGGGTGATAATGGTATCGTACAGTCTCAAGGTTATGTTGATATGGGAACTGATACAGGTACCGGTGCCGATAGTACAGGAACTTTAGGTTACGTGGTTACGAATACTTCGTTAGCAATTGGTGATAAAGTTTACTTATCTTTAGAAGCTTCTTATCCGGGTAAAGTAACTAATTTACCATCAGGTGTAGAAGTTGGTCGATACATTGGATTGATCGGATCAAATTATTATATGGTTATTACTGCTTCAACAGGTGGTGAAGATGGTCCTGTTATGGCTTCGCAAGAAGATATGCAATATAGTGGTTTGTTAGAATCATCGTCTTTTTTAAGAATGCATTATGATACTTTTTCTCAACCGGGAACTGTTACTGGTGATGCATCATTTAATGATAGTGTTTATAACGGTATCGCAACAGAGTACATACAAAAACAAATTATATCTGAAACTGATGATACGTGGGGAATACAAGCATGGGCATTAGAAGATGAAATTCTTGCAGATTCATGGATTTGGGAATGTATAGAAGCGGGTACTTCATCAGGATCAGAACCAAGTTGGACAGATAAAGTATCAACATCGAGTTTAGAAGCTCATTATACAATGGATGATGTAACAGGAACAACGGTCGTAGACGAAACATCAAATAGTTATGATGGAACAGCATCATCAGAATTAATACAAGTAAATATAGGTCATGTTGGAAAATCAATGTTTTTACCGGGAACCGGTGAAATTAATACCGGAACTACATTCCCAACAGCTTTAGGTGCGGCGGTGACAAATTTTTCTGTTTCTTTAGCATTTCAAGCAAATGTAACTTCAGGGGATGATGGATTATTTGATATTGGTCCTTATGTTGGAACAGCCGGTGATTTTTATTTAGCTTTAGTAAGTGGAAACTTGACATTTGGCTTAACAGGTTTTTCTGATGTACATGCTTTTACAGATATATCTGATAAATTTCATAGTTTAGTTGCAACGTACGATGGATCTGGACCAACAGCAAAAATGTATTTAGATGGTGTAGAAGTTACGTCTGAAACAATATCAGTACCAGCCTCATTAGATTTAAGTAATTCAACTGTAAATCAAATGATTATCGGATCTTATAAAAATACTTCATCAGCTCTAAATGGTCATGTCGATCAAGTCAGAGTTTATAGTGTAACATTATCACCGTACGAAATAAGAAATCTACATCGTGAGATCAGTAATAGTCTTGAAGAAGATGTTGTTATCGAAGATGCTGGCGGTGTTGTTTGGGAAGCAAGAAGACCAACAACCGATTATAGATTTCAAGTACACGCTGAATATGTTGAAGAACCAAGAATGGTTGTTGAATATTCAATAGATGAATCACCTTCTACGTGGATAAAAATTCCAAAATACGATGAACCTGTTCTTGTAACGGGTGGGTTTGTAGATTTGCATCTTCGTTTTACGTGGGGTGCAACAGGTACAATAAACAGCTTTGGTGTTATGTACGGTTACGATAATAAGGTTATTGCGTCCATTAAGAAAATGTTCGAAATATATACAGACAGTGGAAGTGGTGGATCACCTAATGATATTATCACTATTCCGAATAATGGATCGTATACAAAAGACGGTGTTAGTTTACAACTTACTTCTGATACTAACGGAAGATTATTTATTGGTACTGATTTTGAAGAAAATGATCACTATTCAGTAAAAATGTTATACGGTTTGGGTGTTAGTGAAAGTTTAATTTTTGAAGAATATTATGGTGCTGTAGATAATTCACTTGAAAATAATCAACTTATTTTAGCACAACATCAAGCCGTTACTGGATACCATACAGCGAAAGAAACTAATTATGTATCAGCTGATACTCTCGATATTGATGATCATTTTGTTACAGGTGATAATGGTAGTGGATTAACATTAACTTTATTACCAGTGGCGTCTGTTGTAGAACGAACTTTTATATTTGTAAATATAGGAGCATCTGGAACATTTACACTTGATCCTGATAGTTCTGAAACTATTAATGGGTCGGCTTCATCATTAGCATTAACAACTCAGTGGGATGTTGCGGTTTTATATGCTGCATTAACTGGATGGATAAGAATAGTATAGGATAAAAATGGCAACAATAATTAGAAGTGGTTTTACTTTACGTAAAAAAAAGCATAAAACAGATAATACAACACCGAATATTGCTAGTATTGAAACTAATTTATTAGATCATGAGAATTTGGATGCAACAATGGGAACAAAAGATGTACACGGTGCTACATCTATCAATACAGTAGATCAAATTATTAAACGTGATGCGTCTGGTGATTTTGCTTGTAATGAAATGACAGGAACAGCAACAGCGGCTCTATATTCAGATTTAGCGGAACGATACACATTAACAGGAATATGGGAACCCGGAATGTTAGCTAGTCGAAACAAAGAAGAAGGTTCTGAATTGAAAATTTCTGATAAAGAACTTGATCCAGATGTTTTTGGTATTATTACCACTAAACCAGCACATTTAATGAACCGTGGATGCGATGGACCAGGAATTACGATGATTGGCCGAGTACCAGTATTAGTAAAAGGTTCTGTTAAAAAATGGGATAAACTTGTTCCGGCTGGTGAAGGTTTTGCACGAAAAATTAAAAAAACAGATGATCAAAAACTTGTCATAGGTGAAGCATTAGAAAGTAATTCTAAACGGGATATTAAGAAAGTTGAGTGTTTTAGTAATGTTTTAAGATTATAAATAAACGTATAATTCAAAAAAGGAAAAAAAATGAGTTTTGAATGGCTACCTGTAACAGGTGATATTGAAAATGAAGAACACGCGGAAATACGAGTCAACATAAGTGACGTTGCAACAAATCCTGCAAAATTGGATACTACTGATTGGTCTTGGACGGATATTAGCGGTGAAGGTGAAAACGTAGAAGAATTAGATGTTGAAGAACTTAGGTTAGCTACAGATTATTTAGATGATCAAAATTATTGCCGAGCACATTTAAGTGGTAATGAAATTACCCATAAAGCTGCTCTTGATACTGGATGGGATGAATTTCATTATATAACACATTATGGAAGCCATAATCCGGCGTTAGAAACAACGCATAAAGGAAGTTATGTGAGTAATGTGCTATCTGTTCAAAAAGCTGCTCATTGTCCTACTCATGATGGTAGTCAGTGGAGTTTACACAAAAGTACACATTATCCAGGTGATTATCCGGGAAATTATCCAGGTGCGTTAGATGGTCATGATGTGACTATTAAAGGTGGCAATCACAATCCGTATCTCAAAGCCTAATAGGAGAAATAAATGTCATTTACATGGGTAGAAGATCCTACAATCACAACAAGTACATCAATAAAAACAGCACAAATAACCGAAATACAAGATAATGTAAGTTATGTAGATGAAAATTTAGCTAATTTAGCTGATCAAGTAACTCAATATGATACACATTATCCGGGCCACGATGATAATGAACATAAAACCCATTATGATGGACACGAAGGCACTTATTATCCAAGTCATAAAGATGGCATATTAGGTACTCATTATGGATCAGATGATAACACTAAATACAGTATCAATTATCCAAGTTCTGATTATTCAGACGAAGGATCTTATTACTCAGGTCATAAAGGTGTTGATTATACGCCGCAAACACCGGGTGCATATGTAACTGTAAATCCAATATGGAATATACCACCAACATAAAAATTTTAACAAAGGAACTAAAAAATGCTTCTATCTAGCGTTTCTAAATTTTATAAACCGGCTGCCGCTGAACTATTTTCTTCAGCCAAATGTAATTTAGATTGTACATATTGTCATATTTTAAAAAATAGTCCGGCAATAGATCAAATGCATGAAGATGTTATTAAAAAAATTCAAGAAGTTGATCCAATCATAGACAGATTATATGATTTATACGGTGAAGATTTAGAATATTTTACACATTGGGGAACTGAACCTAGTTTAACAATTAAATATTTTAAACCATTTTACAGAAAAGCTTTGTCTAAATTTCCTAAGTTAAAACAAATAGGATTTTCTTCAAATTTTTTATCACACACAAATGCGTTAATAAATTTTGTAGAACATTTTCCAAAAATTGACGATAGAAAAATTGAATTACACGTACAATTTTCTCTTGATGGTCCAAAGTGGGTAACAGATGAAAATAGAAAAATTGGTGCTACTGAAACAATTATAAAAAATATGGTTAAATTTGTTGAAGGTGTTAACAATATAGAAAATGTACCTTTCACAGTTGTACACTGTCATTTTAAACCTACAATGAGTAGAACACAATTTCCTAAAATGCTTGAAGATGGTGAAATATTAAAATATTATGAATTTTTTGATGAAGTTTTTGAACGAATAGAATCTGTAAATACAAAACACGCAATGTTTTTTTCAAGAAATGTTGATCCAACTATTGTTTGCCCTGATGAATATACACAACTAGATGGAATTTGTTTTCACGAATTATATGAAAAAACGCTCGAATTTCAACAAAATACTAGATTTAAGTATATATCACCGGGTAGTAATTATTATCAAGCTTTTTATGGATTGTTGTTACTTTCTCCACAATATTTTTCAAAACCTTCTATGTTTACATGCTCGGCTGGTGATTCACAATTTGGATTTAGTGATTATTTGCATCCTTGCCATGCAACATTTTTTTTAAACAATGAAAAATTACAAGAAGAAACTCTTCAACAAGGTAAAAACAATAGAACACAAAGCATAAAAAATGTGGATAGTATTGTTAGTGGAAGAAGTAAAATGGCAGAAAAAAATCTTACAATTAAATTTGATGAATTGACAGATAAAAAATTGACAGAATATCTTTATTTTATGCGAAGTTTTCATGATTTTCCAAAAAATCGTTTATCACTTTCTGTTGCAATGATAAAATTATTAGCAAAAGCTGGTCAAGTTTCAAAATGTTATAAAGAAACTGAAATGGCAGAAGTATTGGCCTTTTTTTGTAATTCTAGGCATTCTTGTAATGTTGATGCACAAATGTTTTTAGGTTCTATGCAATTAAATTTTAATTCGTATTTCAAATTATTTGGAAATGGAATGGTAGAGTCATTTTTGAAACGATATATAACAGAAAGGAAAATAAATTAAATGAAAACACACCAAGATGAACAAAAAGAATTATTGTGGACGTATTTAGAGAATACTCATTTTAAAGATTGGAAAACTCCTAGATTCGAAGGTGACTTAGACCACAGTCATAAATTATACGATAATTTAGAATTTCAATTAAAACCTAGGTGCAATCTAAATTGTACTTACTGTTATTATAATGATCGCAGTGGGCATGGAAAAGAATTACACCCATCAGAATTGGCTGATACCAAAACTCTTCTAAAAAATGCAGAAATTATGTTTAATTTTTTAAGTAAGAATAATTATTATCCAGCTGTATTTGAACTTTTTGGGGGTGAAATATTTTTACAACCATCAACATTTAAAATTTTTGATATGGTATTTGATTTCTATAAAAATACAGATAAAAAACCAGACATTGTAGTACCAACAAATTTTGGGTGGATACGTAGTAATACTATAACAGAAAAAGTAGTAAATATTGGTAAAAGAGCTAAAGAAGCTGGTATACATTTTGGACTTAGTGCATCTTTTGATGGTAAATATATGGATCATGTTAATCGACCTTATATTAATACACTAGATCAGCACGATTATTATACAGATGAATTTTACGATAAAATATTTGAATATTCAAAACAATATGGATGTGGTTTTCATCCTATGATTCATTACGATAATATTGAAAATGCTTTCAAAAATTTTATGTGGTTTCAAGAAAAATTTGAAGAATTTGGTATTAATTGGAATAATATATATCTATTAGAAGTTAGAAATAAAGGATGGACAAAAAAAACTGTAAATTTATATATAGATTTTTATAAAAAAGTATTAGAATTTGCGTACAATAAATTAAATAGAAATCCTGAAACTTTTATCCTTGGTTTCGTATTTGGTGGATACGGTGATAAAGCATCGTGTAATGTTAGCCGTATGAATATGTTTAATAACATAGGAAAAATTGGTAGAGGAATTGGGTGTAGTTTACAGACAACAATGCAACTTCGGCTTAGTGATTTAGCAGCTACACCTTGTCATAGACAATCTTATGATTCTTTCAATGGATTTAAATTTATACATGATGGTGAAAACATCATTGATATAGAACCAAAAAACGTTGAATATTATATAGGAACAATGACAACAGATCACACAAATTGGCCGTATTGTGTCAGTTGTGGAATTAAAGAAATATGTTTAGGTGGTTGTATGGGTGCACAATATGAAGCAACAGGTGATCCTTTTTTACCCGATCCTTCAGTCTGTTTACTTGAATTCGGAAAAGTTAAAGCTCAAATAGAATTTTTATCTGAACACGGATTGTTTGAATTTTTTGTAAATTTTCTAAGTTTAGAGCAAGCAGTTTCATATAAAAAAATTAAAAAAACATTAGGAGAATAAAGAATTATGGATGAAAAATTATGTTATGATACAATTAATGGATTATTTTGCAATAGGGTTGAAACTGAAATCATATTAGGGCACGATACTTTTGATAGATTTATATATTCATATGAAGCTATAAGAAACCATATTGAATTATTGGGAAAAGATGAAGAATTAAGTGAAATAGATATAGATAAAGTAAGAGGTACTTTAGAAAATTTATTAAATTTAATTCTGTATGAAGAAATTGATCAAGTATTTTGTGATTTTTCAAATGCGTGGATTTATTTAGTGCATAATTGGAATTTGAATACATTTAAAGATTCTAAAATTAAACACAATGTAGCGTTAATAACAAGATTACTTCAAGGATATTTGGCTACAAAAGATGCTATAGACATTCTTAAAAATTTATCAAAACGTTTAAGAGAATTCAGACATTGGAATCCGCCAAGTATAGATATTGCAAAACATTATCTACAGTATCTTGAAGATGATGATGAAATTATGAAAGATGTTGATAATCCAGACCATGTATTGACAAAAATAAAAACAGGTAAATAAAATGCAAACAGCGGATGAAATATTACAAAAAATTAAAAATTTTGATTTAGACTCCGAAATATTTGCTTGGTCATTTACCATACCACCTGATTTAACTTTTATAAATACTTCAATTAAAGACGAATATAATACTAGACAAGTTATACAAGCATATACATTATTAAATTGGTTTAATGGTGATCCAAACAGTAATATTATTACTTTTCCTTTTTATGAAGATGCGATTAATAATCTTGAAGAAAATGAAATATTTGGAGAAGGTTTAAAAACAAAAATTTGGAATATACAATATGTAGGATACGATAGTAAAACTAGGCGTCGAAGTTTTACAGATAGATTTTTACTTATTTTTGATAGAATTATTTCTTATTTTAAAAATGAAGAATTAGATTTAAGAGAGATCCAAAGATGGCGGCCGGAAAAATAGAAAAAATAATAGAAGTTCAAAAATTAAGTCATTTTATTTATGAGGTAAAAAATATTTTTGATATTAATATTGATATATATACTTTAGTACCTTCTAAAGATGTATATTATTTCAATTTTGCTTCAATATATCTTCAAGAAAAAGAAAAATTTTTAAATATGGGCTTTGAAGAAGAAACTCGATTTCTAAAAGTTAAATTTTTAGATACAGGTATGTATCAACTTTATGAAGAATTTATAGAAAAAATGGGAAATTTTTGGATGTGTACTAATACCGATTTTGATAATATAGAACGTATTGATGTTATTATCGGAAGATGTTTGATTCCTACATCATGGATTCCAGGTGAGCCAGCAAATAAACGATTTTTTGATTTTAATTTTAATTATATTAACAATTCAATGAAAAAATTCATGTCTTATTTAAATCGTGAACAAATTCTTGATTTTTTGAAAATGTCAGATGATTTTTATAAATTTATGCTGGATGGCAATTATGATAAAAAAGAAATATTAGAATCTTATAATATAGATACGACGATATACCGTTACGGTAAAAATATTGATATTTCTGAAACTCATCAAGTTTGGCCTATTTGGAAAGGGTTTATTACATATACGCCTTTTATAATTAAATTAAGCACAATAGATTCTAAAGATTATAAGTTTAAAATAAATGAATTTGGTGATTATTTAACGGCGGATTTACTTATTAAAGAGCAATACCCTGATGAACCATTTATCATGGAAGATGGGCATTTAAGAGACATGGTTGATGAAAATAATTTTAATCAAGAATTAAAAGATGCTGTTAATTTGGCAAGGAAGAATAAATTAGCCGATGTTATGAATGATCCTGATTCTCAAACCAGATATAATACATTAACAAATATTAGCAATGAATTTATACAAAAAGAAAAAGAACTTTTTGCGTATCTAGAAACAATTAACAATTAAAATAAATGAACGTATTTTTTTGGAACCGGGATACTAGTTATGGTGTTGAGTATACCGGACAAATTTTTATTGAAATATTAAAACGAACAAAAGGAATTGATAATATCGATATATATGCATCTCAATGCGGGATGGAAATTAAATCAGTAGATTTTTCACCGTATGATTTGATATTACTGAACGACTTCGATGATGGTCATTATTTTGAAACTTTAAATCGTATTAATCTTCCTGTGATCAATTTAGCAGCTGGTGGAATTACACATGGTGATCCTGAGTGTGTAACTTCGGTGCTAGATTTCAATCTATCATTTACCACGCATCACGCCCAATTATTAAAAAAAAGAAAACGGATGGAATTTGTTTCAAGTAATATTTGGGAAAATATTACACCGTGGGAAGATAGAAGTGATGATATTTTATATATTGGAAGATTAAATGAAAGAAAAATTTTACCAAATTTCATTTCATTCATCAGAAAACAAAACAAAAAGATAAAATTTTACGGGCCTATGGTAGATGAATCGTATTATGAAAAGCATAAAGATGTTATAGACTATCAAGGAATGGTAAGCCGTAAAGATCTTTTGCAAGTATATAATGAACATAAATTTTTGTGGTTGTTTTCTTTGGATGAATGTTTATCCATGACTATAAGAGAAGGATTAGCTTGTGGTTGTATACCTATAGTTTTAAATAATAATCATTATGTTTCGTGCTTAAGCGGGCTGTTACATGAAATATTACCATTTGATAATTCTTTTGACACAATAGAAGACATAATTAAGGATATCAATTTTAAAATGTTGCTGCATCCTTTAACAAAAGAATACATAAAACAATTTTTATCATTTGATAGAATGATTTTAACTTTTTTTAGTGAAATAGAAATGATTATGGATTGCAATTTAGAATTTTGTTGTACACATGAGACACCAACAAATCATATTGGTAGTGATTCAAGATCAGAAAAATATCTATACAGTACGTCAATTAATTGGGAGAAAATAAATGTCTGAAAAAATAAAAATTAGATTAATTATACTATTTTTTGGGTTATTAGCTATTTTGGTAAGTATTATGTGGATTAATGAAGCCAAAGGTGAAGAACCTACAATTTCGTTAGTTCCACATTACGATAATTATTTCGTACCGGCCAGTAAGTACATAATTTACGATGAACAAGGTGAAGTAATAGATGAATTCACAGAAGCTAAATTTCAGATATCAGTAAAAACAGAATTACTAAATTATAAAGATTGGCAATTAGTAGTTGCATTTACTCAGGAATCTTGGTGGGATGTTTACAATAAAGAAAACTCCAGACCATTCAGGGAAACAAACTACAACCCACAAGTGTTTATACGGACTCCCAAATGGAACGGATTTCAGTTCGATGTCGGGTATTGGCACGAATCAAACGGACAAACAGAGCTGTTCAGTAGATCGTGGGATCGATTTTTTTTTGAATCTACATGGGAAAATGAAACGTTTGTTTTGCGTGGAAAGTTTTGGAATGTGCTTCTATATGAACATGAACAAATGGCTAGAGATTTGGGTAACTTCGATGGAACTGTAATTATCAAGTTTGGTGATAATTGGTGGACTCTGAATGGCGGTTCTAATCGTGGATATATAAGTTTTTCACACCCGAATTGGATCTTTCCAAATAGTTTAAAAACAGTTTATTCTTACCAACGTGGGAAAGGAGATAACCAACTTCAATGGGATCAAGACATTGAACGAATTGGTGTAGGCTTAATGTTCCACCGAAGATAACCATCCTTTAAGAGTAAGTTAATAGCTTACTCTCTTACATTAACAACAACTCTTATAAATAAGTAGTAACACTTTTCTCTCTACAATCCTTTAAATTAAGTTCGAAATTTCTTCGTCTTAATAAACAGATGAAATTGAATAAATAAAAATGTTTACATTATATGACACTCTAATCCTATTGATTGATAACGATATAAATTTTCTCAAACGTGTTAGTTCTTTACTAGAAAAAAACGGATTTAAGAACGTTAAAATAGCGAGTACGTGCAAAAAAGCAATTACTTATTGTAATAGTCAAGATAAGCCATATTTAATTATTACTGAATTTTATTTGAATGCGATGACCGGTCTTGATTTTATTCAAGAAGTCAGAACACACTGTGAAAAATTACAATTCATTGTATTATCGAAAACAGATAAAATAGGAGATGCATTTAATTCTGTCGAAAAAGGTGCGTTGTCATTTATACATAAAAACGACCCGTGGGAAGAACTATTAATCGATTCTATGAAACGCTGGTTGACTTATTATAAAGATCTTGAAGAAAGTAAGATTAATTTTGAGTCACGACTACAGAATATAACAATACAAAATTATGCCACCTAATGACAATAACGGAAATGGTTCTTTACAACAAATTAACGAAACCATCACAAAAATTCAAAAATTAGTTGAATCTAATCAAAAAGATTACACAGATTCAAAATTTGAACAAATCTCACAAGCTTTCGAACACTTAAAACAAGAAGTTTTAACCGAATTCTCGCATAATCAAGAACTTCAAGATACTAAAAAATTACTAGCTGGTGAAGAATTTAAAAGCCTCAGAAAACAACTCGAAACTTTTGAAAAAGGTCACTACGTAACAGCCACCGATGTCGAGAATCAAATGAACCAACGATCAGAGCGTAAATGGGCACCTTGGCTTATTGTTATTATTATGTTTGTTATCTTTACAGCCGGGGGTTTATTTTCTTATTTTGATTTACAAGGGGATTTCAAGGCACATATTCAAGGCTGCGCACAATTTAGAAAATCAGTAAATATTCAAGTTGAAGATATAAAAGAAGATATTGACGAATCAGAAAAAGATTTGAAGCAATATAAAGAAAAAAATACTGAAAATCATAATAAAATTAAACTTGATATAGAGAAGCTAAAAAATAAACTATAAATAAAAACATGAGAAAAATACTTGAAATATTATTTAAAATACTCCAAGTGTTCTCGAAACGAACAAATTCAAAGGAGAAAGTTATGCCAAGTTTCGGAAGTACATCAGCAAGAAATTTAAGTGAAGCTCATCCACTATTACAAGAATTGTTTGAAGAAGTAGTTAAATGGTTTGATTGTTCGGTTATTTGTGGTCACAGAAATGAAGAAACTCAAAATAGATTTTTTAACGCAGTACCACAAATAACAAAAGTTAAATGGCCGGACTCTAAGCATAATTCAACACCATCAATGGCTGTTGATGCGGTACCGTATTACGGGCATCGAACACCACATATTGATTGGGAAGAAGAAGTAGAATTTGCTATTTTTGCCGGGTTTGTTTTAGGTTTAGCACAAGCAATGGGTATTCAAGTAAAAAACGGTACAGATTGGGATCAAGATTGGGATCTTAAAGAAACCAAATTTGTAGATTTTCCACATTTTGAATTAGTATCGACCGAAAGATTGTCAGGTTTATCTAATCCGTTTGATGTAAAATCTCTCGTGATTTTTAAAGAAAGAGCTATGTTGCTCGAAAAAGAAAATGAAGATCTCAGAGAAAAATTAAGTAAAATAATTAATATAGCTAAAGGAGAATAAATGGAAGCATTAGCATTATGGTTTGCTGGTATAGTTGCCGCAAGTCCTTACGGAGTTATGATATTAACACTTATAGGTACTATCGTCGTTATTGCAACGATTGTTATGCCTACAATCGTTAAAATTATACCCGGTGAAAGAGATAATAAAATTTGGGCCGCAATTGAAGGAAATATTCTGTTCAAAATAATTAAAGCAGTTGTTTCAAAGTTTTCAGTATACCAACCAAAAAAATAAAGGAAAATAATGATAGAAGTTACGAATGAAATTTTCGATAACGATGTTTTTGGCGAAGCGTTAAAAAAGATTTACGATAAAGACGATTTGGATGCAGTAACAACGTATTTGATCGCTGAAGTTTTTCAAAAAGTAGGTGATAAGAGTTTTGCTTTTTTTCAAGCGAAGGCTAAACTTCTTCAACAATACGGTGAAATTGATCCAGAAGATAAAGAGCAAAGACGCTGGAGAGTAGCAAAAGAAAAAGCTGAAACATTCTTAAAAGAATTAAAAGCTTTACACGCTATCAAAATAAAATTTGAAGTTGAACCTTTAGTATACAAGGAAAATTTTCAATTATCCGGGCGTCAAATAAATGCTTTAAGACCGTTTTTGAATCTAGAAGAAGTCAAAGCAGAAATAACATAAGGATATAAATGGGATTTACAGCGGCACAATTTAGTTCAACAAATTTCAGTTTTACTATCGCTGAACCGGGTCACGAAAATATAGATTTTCAGTGTCAACAAATCAGTGGATTAGGTATTACACTAGGATTAACTGAACACAATGATATGGGTATACCTAGGAAGTATCCTGGTGATTCTATCACTGTAAATCCGATTAATTTGACTGTTATACTCGACGATAGATTGCTTGCTTTAGAACAAATCTTAGATCATATGAGTCAGATAAAAAATATGGAAACTAACATGCAAGATCCTGAACACACATTTCTAGGGATCTTGCAGTTAATGGATAATATGAATCATCCAATTATGGAGTTTCAGTTTCATAGTTCGTGGTTTGAAAGTATAAGTGATATCAATTTTAATTCTTCGGACTCAGATAATACGAATATCACGGTTGACGTAGCTATGAATTGTGATTATTACACTTATTCTAGGATTGCTTAGTGAACAGGTCCAAATATAAACAAATAGCAGAGTATTACCCGTATTTGAAACACCCGGAAAAATACACCGGAAGAAGACCAATTACGTTAAGGAGTTCGTACGAGATAAAATTTGTTAAGGGATTTTTAGACTCAAATCCTTCAGTTATGGAATGGAGTTCTGAAGATCACATAAAATACAAATACGATATTGATAAAAAAATACACAGATATTTTATTGATTTTTGGGTGAAGGTAAATGATAACGATGGAGATATAAAAGAATATCTTGTTGAAGTTAAACCAAAAGCTAAATTACAAAAGCCAAAAAAACCTAAAAGAGTAACGAAAGCATATAATAAAAGACTAGCTGAATGGGTAAAGAATGAGAACAAATTCGATGCCGCTAAACTTTTTTGTGCAAAGGTGAGGCGAGAAACTGGTAGAAAATTATATTTTCAAATTTTTACTGAGAGTGATTTAGGAATTAAATTATGAAGCGATTTAGACAATACTTAGAAGAAGATGCAAAACGGGATACGGCTTTTCGTGTAATAGCGGACAAGTTATACATACGTGTTTACAATTTGCTTAAAAACCCATCACAAAGATTTAAATATGTTTTTCTTGGTAAACGTTCAGACGAAGGACCGTTATTTTATTGTCTTGAATTAATTAAAGTACAAGGAGCTAGTGAGCGATTTAACAAATTAAATTTAACAATTGAAATGAAAGAAGGTAGTACAATTAGACCATCAGGTGAAAAAAAATTTACACATGGTTCGTTCAGCACTACTATTGAAAATAAAGACTTAATAATTATATACGCATTACCACCGGCATGGGATTTTAACAAAAGATCTAATGATGGAAAAGTAGCAGGTAAATTTAAAAAACAACGTGAAACTTTTATTCATGAAGTTATACATTTGATGGACAAAAAACGTTGGAAAAATCCAGATAATTATTTTGATAAGATAGATAAAGTTTATCAATCTACTAGTGATTATATGAGTAATCCTAAAGAATTCAACGCATTTTATCAAGCGGCTGTAAGTTATTTTGAAAAAGTTGTTTATAATGAAATGTCTTTAGAGCAACGTATGAATTTAGTAAAACTTAGAGAAAAAGATTATATATGGTTTCTTGATTTGATTAGAAAATACGCTGATATAGATCGATACGATGAAAAATACAAGAAAAAATGGATTAAAAGACTAACCGGCTTTTGGGATCATCTAATGAAAAGAATTAAAATTGAAATCAAAGAATACGAATTCAAGTACGCATAATGACAACAGATAAAACAATAGCCGCTGATAAGGCCACAATAACAGTACGACAATTAATTGCAATTATTTTATTTGTTGTATTCGTCACTGCAACGGCTGTTACTTCAGTAACAGTGGTGATATCAAACAACAATAAACAAATTGATGTATTAAGCCAAAGAGTAAGTCTTTTAGAAACACGAGATACAACACAATGGGATTTATTAAGAAATGCTCCATCAAAATTAATGAAAACTCGAAAAGGTGCTATTGAAAGAATCGATTTTTTAGAAGATTTATTTAATCCAAAAAATGAAAATAGTATATTCATCGGGCATAATAAATTAGCAGCAATAGTTGAAAAAGATCACCAAAAAGTATTAAACAATTCAAAACTATTGAATCCAAAAAATAAAAAAGGTATTTTTTGGCATTTATTAGTTACACAAGATTTTTTAATAGAATTAACAAAAAACCACACAGGAAAAAGTCAATTCAATGAATATATAAAACAAAGAGCAAAAATACATTAACTAACTAACTTAATAAAATGAATATGAAATTATTACCAATACAAGAAGCATACCAAAAAATATTTGATCGACAAAATAAATTAAAACTTAAAGGTTTACGAATACACGCTAATGGACATTGCGCTCACACAGGTAAATTATCACCGGGATGTGTTGGATGCTTTGCGTACGGCCAATTAAAAATGAATGTTGGTCCATCTTTATTTGGGCAGCCAAATTTATGCCAAGCAAATTGTGATTATTGTACTGATAATCGTGAATCACACAATAACGAAAAAAAAACAAAGATTCACACTATCCCCGATATTTTTAAACAAGAGGTTGAGTGGGCTTTAAGTAGAGTTATAAATGAAAAAAGTAAAGTTCATTCATTATCATTTTCTGGTGGTGGTGATCCAATTTTACATTTAGATATGATTGCACACGGTACAAAATATTTTAAAAATTTTATTGAACCCGAATTGAAAAGTCCAATTTGGTATTATGTATACACAAATGGAATGAGCTTAACCAATGAAAAACTTCTTTTTTTAAAAGAAATAGGTTTTGATGAAATTCGAATTCATATCGGTGCATCAAATTTTTCAGAAAAGATATACCGTACAATAGAAGAAGCAGTTGGAATACTCAACACGGTGAGTATAGAAACACCTTCTTGGCCTAACCATCGAAAAGAATTATTTGAAATGTTGCCAATTATTGATAAAATTGGAGTTCGACATTTGAACTTAGGACAAGTAGAACTTAGACACAGCAATATGAAGGCTTTATCAGATAGTTATCCAGAAGGTGAGTACACCGAATTCTTAGAATGGCATTTAAACGATGGTGGTTTAGTTTACGATATAATTGAAGAAGTATTAGATAAAAAATACAAATTTTCGGTCCTAGATTGTAATGGTTTTGTTAAAAAAATGCAAAGAGCCGTAAGTGGTAATATTTTAACAAAAGGAATTATGTACGATGATTATGATTATGAAGGTTGGTTTGATTTAAATAAATGGAGAGTAAAATTTAAATGAAAACATTTAGAGAATATTTAAATATTCAAGAAGTATCGGACATGTTCGATAAAAAATACAGCCCGAATTGGAAACGTAATCATCCATTCGAATTACTAGACGATAACAAAATGCGTTTAATTTGTTCTAAATGGACTAAAGAAACAACTATTGATTTAAATAAAAAATTACCGAGTGGGCATCCTTGTCCGTATTGTGAAAAACAGGAAAAAAGTGTTCTATGAAAACTTTTAAAGAATATATTATGGAAAGTGACACATTAAAGACGTACACCGAATCAATCGCAGTTGATTTAGACAGGACGTTGGCGTATTACGATGGTTGGAAAGGTGAAGGCCATATCGGTGAACCGATACCAGCTATGCTTGCACGAGTGCGTAAATGGATACAAGAAGGAAAAACAATAAAAATTTTTACTGCTAGGGCAACAGATCCAAAAGCAATACCATATATTGAAAAATGGTTAGAGCTTCATGGTATAGGCGGGCTTGAAGTAACGAATATAAAAGATAACGGGATGCGTGAATTTTGGGATGATAGAGCTATACAAATTATTCCAAATACAGGAAAAATTGTCAGATGAGTTTTATTATAAGTGCGCTTCTTTATATCGGCGGTTTGTATTGTTTGTATATATCACTATCGTTAGGACATATATTGTATTTAATGATTAAAAACGGATGGACACCCAAAGAACTGAACGAATACATTGAATACGAATATTGGATGCACAATAGATTTAAGTAGGGGGAAATCAAATGGTAAAAAAAGAAAAACGGATAAAAAAAGAAAAGTTCGAAGGAGAAGACAAACGTAAAGGCGATGGTCGAGTAGATGTTACTGAATTAGAATTCGATATGCCTACAGTACTTAAAATTATTATTGTAGTAGCTTTTTTTGTTTCGACAGCCGTATTTTATCAACTTCAGATTCAAGGTAATTCTAAAGATATCACAGATATACAAAATTCAGGAAAAATAGATGTAAGTGATCTTGAAAAAGATATTGAAGAATTTGATAGAAATATAGAAGCTATGGAAAAGCGTATAAACCTAAAAATAAAAGAATTACAAGAAAAAAAGGCGAGTAAGCGGTACGTTAATAATTCAGTAAAAGATCTTAAAAGTCAAATACGGTTTCTTAAAGAATGATAGACGAAGGAAAAGAATCAAGGTGCCGTTGGTGTGGTAAAAAATTTACAGATACCCATCAAGCATATTTTGGTTGGAATACTAATAATCTTGGTAATTTAGATGGACATTATTTTGCACATCGTATTTGTTTAGATATTTTTGAAGACAATGATGAAGATATGATCCGTTTTGCAATCGATACAGGTTTTTTAACTCAGTCAAAAATTTTATCAGTAAATTTGAAAAATATATGAAAACTTTCAAGCAATTTTTAAATGAAGAAGTATCGCAACAAGAGTTAAAAGGTATTGAAAAATACGCTGATAAGCTCTTTCAAACTTTAGGAATTGATGTTGCTTTTACTGGTCATTTTTTAAAGCGGGTTAATGATAAACGAAATGAAAGACAACTTATTACCGTTGCTGAATTGATGCGATTATTTAAGGAATCGTACAGAAAATATGGTAAAGAAATAGCTAAATTATCACACAAAACACAAGCGGTTATTAATGATATGATGACTGATTTAAACATGCCGTTTGTTTTTGAATACAACAGGCGATCAAAGATGTTCGATTTAGTAGGTAAGACGGTTATGCGAAAGAAAAATTTTAAAACAGCTGACAGGAAATTTACAATATGAAAACTTTTAAAGATATGTTAGAAACCAAAAATGTCGTTTTATCAGGAGTTTCACCATTAACAAAAATTGGAATAGGTGAAGCTGATGAATTATTTATTAAACAAGGTAATAATACAATAGAGTTTGTAGTACAAAAACAAATAGATGATTTAATAAAACTTCTAAAGAAAATGAAAACAGATTTACCAAAAGGTTAAATATGAATTTTATAGAAGAGTTTGAAAATAGCTTGCTCGAAGAAGACGCAAAAACAGATATGCAAGCGTGTAAAGTAAACGCAAAAGGTGACTCAAGTAAGTTTATTGCGTGTCTTCATAAAAAAGGACTCGACGATATAGTTGTGAAGTTTTACCAATGGATGAAAAACAAAAAGCAAGAAGTACAAAAAGGATCAAGGGATTACAAAGATATAATCAAGATCGTTAAGTCACCAGAATATCAAGATATAGTAAATAGGAATAAAACCAAAGCAAAAAATCTAACGAATTTCAGCTTTAAGGACATGGTAAAAACAGCTATAAATGCAACATGAGAACATTTAAACAAATAGTAAAAGAAATGACGACACCAGATCACGCAGCTAGTGTTGCTCAATTCAGGCATAGTGGACAGAATCGAAGATTTACTTTTGAGCCGTTTATATCACACCCGAATCGAGTAGCCAAAATGGTTGCGAAATTCACAGCCGACAAAGATATAATATCAGCCGCTCAGTTACACGATACAATTGAAGATACACCGGCAACTTACGAAGAGATAGAAGCAACTTTCGGTAAACGTGTAGCCGACTTGGTTCAAACTTTAACTAAGAATACTAAAGCGGAAAAGAAATACGGCAAGCCGGAATACTACGCGCACAAAATGAATAAAATGTCCGATGAAGAATTACTCATCAAATTGGCTGATCGACTTGACAATGTAAGTGATTTTGCTCGTGCGCCTAAAAAATGGGTTCAAAAATACACAGATGAAACACTTGAAATTTTTAGATTAATGAAAAGATCGTTAAATCCAATACACAAAAAAATAATAAAAGAAATTCACAAAAAAATAGAGCTAGGTAAAAAAGTACATGGAATCGTTTAAGACGTATATTGCTGAAGGAAGAGAAAATTTTATCGATCCTATCAAGGACAAACTGAAAAAAGATACAGTTATTGCGACTTCTTTTTTCATTAATTTTCTTGGATACATTGCTATGTTCAAAGAACATCCAGACAATAATTACGTTAAGCAATACATTAAACGTGAAAAACTCGTTCCAAAAGCTATAACAGATACAAGCAATGATTTGATGTGGACTATCAAATTTCTTGTAGATAATAAGCTTGCACCGATAGCCGGGATTAATAAGATTACTAGATTTTTAGCACTGATTAAAAAGGATAAAATTATATCAATAGATGAAATCCAGATTAGAAAGATGCTAGATCAAATCAAGTACAGGATGATTCAAATAGACGGTATTCTTCGAGTGCATTTGTTCAGTTTTATGCGGGCGGATCTTACTCTGAATGAATTGATGAAGTTCTTTTTTGCGTATTCTAGGAAGCACAAAATTAACAACGATTTTATCAAGATGGTTCGAAGACTCGGTTTTCCGGGGCTTGATATTGATGATAAAGACGAAGTTGACAAAGCTCATCAATCACCAACTATAGTTGATGCCCCTAATGCCCCTTTAGTACCCGATACCATAGTTGATCCAGTAATCATAATATCACCGACAGTTCAGGTACAAGATGATCCGGCTAATGTACCACCAAAACAAGACTCAAAGTCCGATGAACAACAAATGATCGAAGATTACGATTTTTCGGATAATTGGTTAGGTGATACATGGTATGCTGTATTTTTTAGAAAATTCAAAGATAAACCGTACCAAGAAATTAAAGATTTTGTTAGTAATATAAAATATCATAGTGTAACAGATATTAAAAAAGAATCGAATTATACTTTAATTCGACGTGATATCATGAAGCACCAAAATGTTGATGTAAAAACAAGAAATAAAGATGATAAAGGAAATACAACGGTAACAAGAACAAGTGTATTCATGAAAGCTATTCAGGAAACAGATGTTTTTACACCGTACGTAATGGATAATATTATGAAATTTTTCAAACCGTCTCCATTGTTTGATAATTTTTTAATAGAATATTTCAAATGGAACAAAAATACTTTTATGGAGTTTTGGTCTAAAAATTCAACGTACAATATGACAGCCGCTAAAAAAAATAATACTACTGTCATGTTATCGGAAATAATGGACAATTTATATTATATGCAAAATCTTGAAGCTATTCAACGTATTTTAAGAGCAGATAAACCAATGATGATGAAAGTCTTTATTGATGACCATCATCAATACGTTAAAATAGGTCAAGTATTAAATTTAGTTGATCTTAACCGAGTATGGGGTTTAAGTGATAGAGAATTATTATCGTGGTTCATTTTCAATTATATGAGCGAATCAAGTTCAATAAATTTTCCTGATGAAGTAAATGCTGTAAAAAAGGCAATGCCGAGTTTTATTGATAAAGTTGTTAAAATGGGTGCCAGTAATGCTTATGCCGTACATCGTGTAAGAGTAGAAGAAACCCTAAAATTATTGCACATGGGAATCACTGATGATGATGTCAAACCAGACCAATTATACTTCAGATATTTAAGAGAAGTTATGCAAGATCAGGCGTATTTTGCAAATATCAATTTGCTTGATGTTACAACTATTAAAGGATACCAAACAATAATTGATAACGGTGGTGATGTATACCATTTTTATAAAAAAGCTGGTCAATTAGATATTCTAAAAGGTCAAGGAATACCTTTTACTATGTACGGGGTTGATAAAGACGGTAATGGAAATATAAATGTACTTAATTTTTTCAATATAACGAATCACCTAGAAGATATCAGCGAAGAAGACGAAAAAAGACTAAATGTAAGTCGGCTTTATAATAAAGAAATACCAATTATTAAGTGGTTATATGAAGTCTACGGACTAAAATTTTTAAATCTGTATTTACAATTATCTGGTAATAATTTTCTAGATGATTTTTTCTATTCTCCATTTGAACCAGAAGGAAAAACAGCTTTAAAAAATTTAATAGCTGAACAAATGCGCCAATACCCAGAATCGTATTTTCAAAGAATTTTAAATTATGAAGCAACTTCGAGAACACCGTCATGGAGATTTAGCGACTTTCTAAATATATTAAGGGGTATAATTCCTATTGTTGAAAGAATGAGCCGCTTACTAAAATCAAAACCAAGTCGATATGGTGGTGGAATGAAATATTGGTATCTTGATATTGACAAAGATAGTTTTTATGCATGGGCAGATTTATACAGTATACGAGCAAATCAAGAATCAGTTGATTTTGATAAAAGTGATACATTTCAAAATTTATCAAGAGATGAAGTTGCAATATTAAGTGGATATTTTTCAGAACATTTTAATGATCAAATTAGTGATCTTCTCACTGACAAGCCTGAAAACATACACAATGCTTCTATATGGTTAACTCAAGATGAAAGTTCAACCGTAACAGATTTTTTAGATAAAGGTCAAATTGATGAGAAAAATTTCATCCAAGTAAAAAATTATACTTTATATAAAGGAAGAGAATTATTTATTAACAGTATGAGAGTAAATGGAATAAAAGATACTACACTTGCTTTTTTAGAAAAATTAAGCGATCACGAATTTAAATTATTTCAAGCAGATTGGATATCAGAAATCAAAACAGAACGATTTGATTCGGCACAAGTAAACACATTAACAAAATTATTCTTACAAATTAATGATCAGAAAAAACGCCGAGATGAAAAAAAGAAAAAAACAAGAGATTATTCTGAATTTTTTAAAGAAATACACAAAGAGATAGCAAAACATATATCTAAATTAGATACGTATTTTTTCAAAGAAAGTATATATTATAGTAAATATCTGGATAAATTGTACTTAGATGATGAAGATGCATTTTCAGATCAATTAGATACAATTCGACCGATGAATGCGAATTACTACTACGAAAAAAGAAAGAAGATGATCGATGAAGCTTTTTTTACTGAAGTGTTATCAAAAACAAGTTTATATGATTCGAAAATTGCACCGTTAGAGAGAATGAAACCTGAAAAATTGAAACAAATTTTATCAATTAATAATTTTCAGGTATCGAATACTAAAGAAACACGAATGCGATTAAAGAAAGATGAAACAACAAAAGAATTTGTAAAAAGATTTGTTGCCAAATTAAAAGAAGTTCATGGAGACGATACTATTCCACCTTTGCAAGCTGAAGAAATTGTCATGACAGATCTCGAAAAAGAACAAGCTACTGCCAATCTTTCTGTTCACTATTCACCTAAATTTACACATGGAAACGTAGGTGTTGAAATTATAGATTCTTTTAATGTGACTTTTAAACACAAAGAGCACGAAATATTTAAAGCTCAGTATCCAACACCGACAATTGTACCAGCTTTTCATGGTACAGATCCAGTAGCCGCTTCATTCATTTTGAGGTTCGGATTCGCTATTGTAGATCGTGCTATTATGAATGTTAATGGTCGAATGATGGGAAATGGTATTTATTTTTCAAATATACTTGACAAGTGCGCACAATATCTAAGAGGAACTGGATCATTTGCGAGTGCTGGCACTAGAAGACAAGGAAATATAGGATACATTTTTGAGATGGAAGCTTATCTTGGTGAGAAAGGTAGAGATTCTAAAGAGGCTGGAACTGGTAAAGATAGCATTCGTTCACCTGAATGGGTTGTATTTGATCCTAGAGCACAACTAGATATTAAAAAAGTACATAAAGTTAGATTAACCAAAAAGACAGAAATGTTAAAATTAGCTAAAAAGCATGGTGTTAATGTAGCGCAACAAGAATACCATAATCGATTAGCTTCATTCAGTGATTATCTAATGGAAAAAAGAAAAGAAGAAAATATAGATTGTATATCGTTTGTATTCCGGGCGGGTCAAATACCGTACAAAGGAGAGTTAATCGAATTTGAAGAGTTCAACAAAAAATTAGAGAACGTACCAAACGTGCATATCGAATATTCACAAAAGGGACCAGTTCTGATGTTTCACAACGATTCAGACTTGAATGATGTGATCGATATCACTAATCTATACGAATTTTTACATACAGATCCAGAAGGAAAATTAAGTCAATTACAAATGTTGATTCAAAAATACGTAGGTTAATATAAATTATGAAACACAAACATCACATTATTCCAAAATCATTAGGCGGGTCTGATGATGAATCTAATTTAGTTAAACTTACAATACCCGGCCATGCAGCTGTTCATAAATTTATGTACGAAGAATATGGAAGATATCAAGATAAATTTGCTTGGCAAGGATTAACTGGATTAATAGGTAAAGAAGAAATTGTAAGGCTTAATGCCCAATTATCAGCTAAAAAAAGATTTAGAAATAAAGAAAATCATCCAATGTATAATAAGAATCATACAATAGAATCAAAACAAAAAATTAAAGAAACAAGAAAAAAAAGAAATTTATGTACACCAGTTGCTATGTATGATCGAAAAGGAATTCTTTTAATGAAATTTGATACAATGTTTGATGCTTCTAAATATATTGGAGTAAGGTATTCAACAATACCAGAATCGATACAACGAAATTACTATGTTAGAAAAAAATATAAATTTAAGAGACTAAATGACAATTAATTTTGAAAGAGGTTATGTATATTATGGACGATATTCAGCTAAATATAAAGAAATTCTTCCAATTTGGGATAAAAAACCTTTAATATATGTTTTAAGTGTGACTAACCGCCATCTTTTCGCTCTAAATTTACACTGGATACCACTAAAAGATAGAGTTCGATTTGTTGGGTATCTAGACCGAGCATCAAAACGAATAAAAAATCCAAGAATCTTTGTTCGGTGGACTTGGAAACTCATTCAACAAATGGGACATGCGAAAAAATTGGCTGACCGCATGATTCGACAATATATCAAGAAAAGATTTTCATCAGCCAAACTAATATCAAGACAAGATATAAGTTCATACACACTTGCAATCAAGTGGCGAGCTGCGAAAGTTAAGGGTGGACCGGGTACGTAATTAAACGAAAGTATAAATAATTAAAAATGGCAACTTATGACTAAATTAGTAGATGTACTCAAAGAAGAGTTAAAAAAATCTTTTTACTCTGAGCGTGAAGCCAAGATTCTTGCAAACGATGATAAAAAGCTTTCAACGAGCACACCGGCTGAAATTACAACCGAAGATGGAATTGTAACATCCAATCTCAATCAAAGCTTTTCGTACGGATTCGATATAGCTCTTATTGTATCCGAAAAAAGTCGATTGATTGATCAGTGGCGGCATTTAACGTACTCACCCGAAGTTGACGATGCATTAGGTGAAATTATCAACGAAGTATTTGTTTTTGATGAAACAGGTGATAGACCGTTCGAATTAGATATTGAAGATATCGAAATGAACGAAACATTGAAAAAATCATTAGAAGAAGCTTTTGAAAAAGTTTACAATCTGATGAAGTTCAAAATTAAAGGTGAAGATCTTTTCAAACGTTGGTATGTGGACGGTTCACTAGCATTCGAAGTTATATACAACAACGCACAACCAAAATTAGGAATCAGAAATCTAGAAGTCTTACCACCAAAAGGATTTTACGGTGTAATTGATCCAGAAACAAAGCAAAAAAGATATTTTCTGGATACTCAATTAGTCCAACAGGATGGACAGGCTTTTACACAAAGTACGTTCACTAGTCTTTACCAAAAGGCAAAAGTCAAATATATACCAGAACAAATCGCTTATATTGATTCAGGTATCTATTCAAAAGACAGATTATTCTCTATTAGTAATTTACAGAAAGCGGCTAAAGTTGTCAATGATTTAAATATGATTGAAGAATCTTTAATCATTTATAGGTGGACCCGTTCACCATCAAGAAACGCAATATACGTTGACACTGGTCGGATGACTAAAACTAAAGCGGAACAGTACATTAAACAACTAATGACTCGTTTTAGAAATAAGATAACGTACAATACAGCAACCGGTGAAGTTGAAAATCGTAAAAAATCAATTCCTATGCAAGAGGATATGTGGTTTGCTGTAAACTCTGAAGGCCGGGGTACTAAAGTTGAACGATTAGAAGGATCTGGTATGGATGTTGGAGAAATTGCTGATTTAGATTATATGTGGCGAAAACTTTGGCGAGCATTAAACGTTCCGGTATCAAGACGTGATCCTGAATCTCGTGGAAATTCACTTAATATTCAGAATATAGAAATTGAAAACGAAGAAATTAAATTTTTTAAATTTATTTTGAATTTAAGAAAAAGATTCATGGTTCTTTTTACTGATTTACTTAAAAAAGAACTGATTATTACTAAAGTATTTGCTCTAAATGATTGGAATGATATTGAAGATTTAATCAAATACAAATTCAAAAATAATAACGATTATGCACGATTAAAGAAACTTCAAAATTTAGAAGGGATATTTAATATTGCTGATTCTGCATTCCGACTGTATCAAGAGGGTGGACTGATCAGTAAACAATATATTGCATCTGAAATTTTAGGATTCACCGAAGAAGAAATGAATAAAATGTCTGTACAGATTCAAGCAGAAAAAGACGCTGAACCGAAAGAAGAAGGTGGATTTTAATAAAAACCAAAAAATGAACTACCTTTATAAATAATACTAATACTATTCAAACGCTTTTATGAATGAAAAATCAAAGAAATCTTTGATAGATATCCTGTCAGAGAATGATTATTTGGCTTTTGAAGAATCAGCTAAGTCGAAATTAATTGAAAAAATAGCTTGGAATCACTATTTGGAAATTGAAAAAGACATAAAAAAGCGTTTAGACATAAATAAAACAGAGAAAAGTAAACAACCTTAATAAGAGTGTGTTATGGATGAGATCAAACAAATGATTTTAGGTGCATCAAAAAAAGACTACGTATCATTTAAAGAATTTATTGCAAATGCTATGGAAGAAAAGTTTGAAGATGCAATAGGCGATAAAATTAAGCATTACGAAGATGAACTTTTTGCCGAAAAGAAAGTCAAGGAAGAAGACGATGAAGGCGACGATGACAAAAAAGACGCCGATGGTGATGCTAAACCAGAAGAAAAAGACGCCGATGGTGATGATTCGGGTGATGATAAAGACGATGAAGATAAAGGTAAAGACAATAAAAAGCCTTTGTTCGGTAAAGATAAGAAAGATAAAGAATAACGAAAATCTTAAAGTAATTTAAATAGGTAAAAAATGCAATCAGATCCTCAATTGTTGATTGAAGAGATAGATTTCGGACTTGTCGAGAATCCCGTTATTGGTGAAGGTAAAGACAAACAGTATAAAATTAAAGGTCCATTTATCGAGTGTGATATCAAAAACAGAAATAACAGAGTTTACCCTAGGCAAGTGGTTGAACCACAGGTAGAAAAATATCAAGCTTTAATTAAAGCTAATCGAGCCGCTGGTGAATTAAATCATCCACAAAGTATGGAAATTAATATGGAAAATATAGCCATAAAAATTGAAAAACTTTTCTGGAAGGATAAACACACAGTGATAGGTGAAGCAAATATAACATCAATGGGAAAAGGACTAGTTTTAAGAGGATTGATCGATGACGGTTTCACTTTTGGAGTATCCACAAGGGGTACTGGTACACTCAAAGAAGGTGTTGTACAAAACGATTACCGATACGTATGCAATGATGTTGTTTGGGAACCTTCAGCCACAGGATGTATGGTTGATAACATCATGGAAACAAAAACAGAATGGGTTCTAGAAAACGGATTACTAGTTGAAAAACAACTAGAAGAACTACAAGACGATTTGGCCAATTTTAAAGGCCGGACAAAAGACGAGGTTTTACTGGATGTATTCGAAAAGATTTTGAATACTACGTGGAAAAATCGACGTGATAATGAGTAAACAAAAATTAAATTAAAGATACTAAATTCATTTTAGGAGTTAAGATATGGATAAAGAGTTTAAAGATCTCATTAAAAGCTTAAAACTCGATGAGAAGGTTTTCACAGAAGAAGTAGTCGAAAAAATGGCAGTTATTATGGAGACTAAACTTTCTGATGAAAGAGACAAACTCAAAGAGGAATTAGCCGATGAGAACGCACAAGAATTGAAAGAATACAAACAATTCTTAGAAACACAATTAGACAATTACCTGAATGAGTTTACTTCCGAATTTGTTGAAAAAAATACTGAACAGATCAACGAATCTGTGAAAGTTAAAACAGCTGAAAAAGTTTTAGAACATTTTAAATCTTTGGTTTCAGAGTTCAATATGGTCCTTTCTGAGGATGCCGTAGGTGATGAACTACAATCTGATACTTTAAAAGAACAATTAAACGATGCTGTTAATGCAAAAATTGAATTGGAAGAAAAACTTAAGGAAATGCAAATCACAAAACTGATTGAGAAAAAAGGTGAGTCGATTCAAATTGATTCTCAACGTAAAAAGTTTGAAGATTTAGCAGAGGGATTGTCATTCGAAGGTGAAGAGACTTTCGAAGCAAAATTACAAACACTTAAAGAAACTATTAATAGTTCTGGTGACGATGACGATAATGCCGACGATCTAAAAGATAAAGAGCTTGAAGAACAACAAGACAAAAATTTAGAAGAGTCTGCAAGTGCATCTAAAGATGACCAAGACGAAATTTTAAGTTATCTACAAAACTAAAGGAGTTATAGATTATGGATAAACAAGAAGAAAAACTTTTAGTTGAAAATTGGGGAAAAACATTAGATGCCGAAGGGCCATTTGTTAAGCCGATTGTTGACAAAAGTTCAAGAAAAAATATGGCCATGATTCTCGAAAATACTAAAAATTGGTTGACTGAGGATAATGGAACTGGAACAGCTGATTTGGGGATTTTCCGACCAATCATCATGCCTGTATCCAGACGGATTGCACCAAATTTACTAGCTAACCAATTAGTAGGTGTTCAGCCTTTGCTTGGACCTACTGGACAAGCTTTTGCTTGGAGAGTTGGATACGCTGGTGCTAATGATAACGAAGTTACAAATGCTTTGACTAAACCGCTTGATCGTGGCGATAGTGCAAACGTTGTTGAATTTACTTCAGTTATTATTTTAGTAAATGATACAACTTATTCGAGTTTTCATACTGAAGTAGCAGCAAATGAAGCTTCAACTAAAGGTTCAGTAATTTATGATGTAACTGGTGCTGGTTCACTTCAAGTATCTGGTGCGGATCACGGTTATGTTCGTTATATTGAGCAATCAAATGGATTCTCAAAAGTATTAATTGAGTACATTCAAGATTCTGATGGAACACCTGTACGGCCTTTCGCCGCTTCAACTGACTTCTGGCCAGCTGGTTCTTCTACAGCCGCTCAATACGACAGTATTATAAACAACGAGCAACTGTACAACATGGTTCTGACACGCTTTGCTGGTGGTGGAAACGCTAATGGTTACAGTACAGCTCAAGGTGAAGCATTAGGTTATACTGATGACGATATTCCGACAATCAAAGGTACCTTGGAACAGGCAACTGTTACTGCAAGGACTCGAAAATTGAAAGCAGAATATTCAATCGAAATGGCTCAAGATTTAAAAGCCGTTCATAATTTAGACGCTGAAGCGGAACTTATGAACACAATCCAAACAGAAATTGCAGCTGAAATCGACCGTGAGTTGATCGATACTATGCGAGCAAATGCTTACAATGGTGGAGCATGGGTATTTGGTAATCAAGGTGCCGCTGGTCTGAAACCTAGTGCTGCTTTAGAACAATTAAATGTTACTGGTGCCGCTGATGGACGTGATGAGATTATGAAATTTAGAAGTATGTATACACGGCTTGTAAAAGAAGCTAATCAAATTGCACGTAGAACTAGAAAAGGTGCTGGTAACTTTATCGTTGTTACTACTAATGCCTTGACAGCTCTGGAATGTCTGAATAACTTTACTTACAGTAATGTAGGAAATGATATCGGACAATTAGGAACTTTTACTTTCGTTGGAACACTCGACGGACGTTTTAAAGTTTATGTTGATACACTGTTTGAATCACTTGCACCGGCTAGTGCTCCTAACAAAGATTATGCCTTAATCGGGTATAAAGGACCGAGCGCATTCGATACAGGTCTGGTTTATTGCCCATACGTACCTGTTATGTTGCAAAAAACAGTACATGAAAAGAACTTCCAACCGGTAATCGGTGCTATGACAAGAAGTGCAATTATGCATAACTTGTGGGGAACTTCTAATTACTATACACTTATGACACTGGATTTCAGTAATTCTCAGCTTGCATAAGGTTAAGTAATACCTAACAGAAAAAGCCGCTAACACTTAGCGGCTTTTTTTTATTCTTTTCTTAGATTATATTTTTTATAGGTATTATTAGCTCTTCAGCTTCCAATTTTACATTTCTGTACCTCTTCGGTTTGGCAGGGTTTTATATTATGATTTAAAAACTCTTCAGTACGTGATTTGACGAATAAATCTTAGGTCTTGGATATCGTTCAGCTATATCACAAGTCTTAGTAGGTTTTAATTCTTCACATCCTCTTCTAAAAACACCAAATTTTTTGTCTTTCTTATTGCACAAACCAACACGGCTATCGTATTGTTTACAATTTACATTAACATAACCTTCAAGTTTTCCGGGTGGTGGCATTTTTAACTCGTATGCTTTGCGAAATTTCTGATCCATACAGCTGAAATACCTGTAACCATTTCAAACCGGGTGAACACTTTTGTACCTTTAACAGCTCGGTAATTGTAACTCTTCATGATTTTCATAATTTCTTTTAAAACATTTTTTGCGTGATCGGTGTAATCACCGTCAACATCTTCATCACGGTATTTGTACAGATCGAGATCGCCGGAATCACGGATATAAACAAAGATATGATCCGACCATTCGTAGTTAAAATATTCATCACCTTTTCTTAAGCCGTTTTCGTACATATCCGTTTTTCGTTTCGTGCGGACGGTGTATTTGTAATCCGGCAATTCCGATATACCAACCTTTCTCCAGATCTCTTTTCGAATTTTTGCGGCTATTTCAACCGCATCGTATTCGTGATTGAAATTTTCGCCAATGAAAGTAGTGGTCATGGTTTTAACCGTTATATTTTTTTGTGCAAAAATAATCTGTACGAACCATCTTTCGGTATACTGTAACCTGTTGGTTTATTAATCAAGAGATATTCAACGTCTATTGAGATTATGCTTTTTTTCAAGTACAGTCGATACGCATTATTTCCTAAATCCTCAACTTCAGAAATTATAAATTTGCTGAAATCGTCATCGTTGTGCATAGCGTATCTAATTTTGTCACCTTTTTTTAGCGAAGCCAAAGATTTGTGACTATCAATATCAACCCACATAGTTTTAACCGATTACAGGTTTCTGAAATCTTCAATTTCGAAGTAATTTTTCCAAGCTTTCGGCCATTCTAAAGTCTTGGATTTTTCTATCAGCATATCTCTTTCGGCGGATTCGTCTTCCCACCAGATACCGATGTGTGCATAAAAGTTAACGTCGAAATAATCAATCATGGAGTTACTACCATCGTGATTGTACGCATCACAGATGTCTTTCAGTTCTTCAAAAGTCTTAGTAACAAAAGGGGTATAACGTCCGTAAGCCGGGTGTTCTTTCGGCATTCGACCTGAATTCACATAAGGACTTTCTTCGCTGAATTTTACAGCCCAAACATTCAGCATGTTGACTTTACAATTTTTGAGATACACATGTAAGGCGCAACCACCAGAATACCGCTCAATCCTGACAGAGTATTTACCATCGACGATCCGCTTTTCTTTAACAGCGGTTTTGATGTCAGCACGAACCAATTTGGCAATATCTTTGATTCCTAATGAAGTGTCGTATTTGTCGCCGTAGTATCTTTTATACATGTCATCCATGATGTCTCCTAATCAAGGGTTTTTGAAAGAGTTTTCTCACTCAATACACCTATAATATGCGCCTTCAAAACAACTATGTCAACAAAAAAATGAAATTATTTTAATTTTTTATCCACGGGATATGAAAGGATCTCGGATGCCTTTTCTTGTACGGTTTTTTATCTTTGATTTCATAAAAGAAACTCTTGAAATCTTTTTTTGCTAAATATAAACCATGACAAATACCTCTCATTTCTTCTTTGGATATAAATTCGCCACCATAATTTTTATATCTTTCTAAAAAACTATTAAATTCATAATCCAAAATATCCATAAAAGCGTGTTTATCTGTATAATCTATTTCGTTGTTAGATGGCATTTTTTTCTCCTATAAATCCATTAATTCGTACGGGGCTGTGAGTTTATTTAAATTTGTGTATCTTTCTGGATGCTCTTTAACAGCTGCAATTTTCTGATCGTTCGGCACCTTATCAGAAAGCAAAAAACAATCATTGTGAAAATGCATGTCGTATTTAAGCGGATTTTTTTTGTCATTATTGAGATTCAGAAACCATCCACCATCAATGAATGGTTTCTGACAATGATCACAGATTTTAATCCACATTTTTCCTTTTATTTAAATAAGGTTTTTTTAATAAGAGAAAAAGAATTATGGTAATCTTCATGATATATTTTCATGATGTCAATTAAACACTCTAATGGTAAAAAATGAAAATCTTCAAAAAACGTTGTTACTGTATTATAACCAGCATCATCGTCTCTGATAACCATTTTAGATTCATTTTCAGAAATTCGATCTAAAAAACCATCATAAATTTCTGGTGTAATTTCACGAAATCTTTTTTCTGATCGAACATAATATCTCGGATCATCATCAGAATAAGTGTGTTCTTCTCTAAACAAATATAAAAAATTTACCATTTTGTCTCCAGTTGGAAGGGTTTTATCAATTGACTACACCTTTAATATGTTCCTTTAAGATCATTCTGTCAAGAAAAAAAGCCAGCCCCTTTTGGTTAAACAGCAACTCGGACATAAATAGTTTCTTTACCGCATTTCGGACAAACACCGTCTGTTACAATCGGCGCATCTGAATACTGCTCGTGCCAAGAACACATAGTATTCATAACTTCGATTATATGTTTACAATGTTTTCTGAATTTAAATCCTGTACAATCACATTTGAAGTGATTTTCATGACCATCGTAAAAAATTGAATGACCGTTGATTTCGAAATTTTTGTAATGTTCTAAATCAGAACACATCTGCATCGTAACTATATCTGTTGCCATTTTTATCCTTTTAGTTATCTTCGTTCCATTTTCCATCAAGACTATTGATACGATCAATCATTGTGCTTACGTCAATAGGTTCAAATTTACTACAACATCCAATTAATGACACTGAACCAGAGTTTCGACCACAAAGAAAAAGGCCATTGACAACATAACAGGATTTACAATTCAGACAAATTGCATCACCTTCTAGGTGATTTTTTCGTACGATGTATCCGTTTTTAGTTGTCATGTTGTTCATACTGATTCCTTATTAAAAAGTTTAAATTTAATAATATAATCAATGTGCTCTTTGGCTTTTTCGACTTTCATGAATCTATCATTTACACTGGCACCAGATCCAGAAATATAAAAAGATTTCAAAGGAATACTTTCAGGCCAACTATGCCCGGATATTTTATTGTGTTTCCACACTGTTTTTGAATTCCGGTAAATGCCATATCCTTTGTATTTGATCATTTTGTTTCCTTTTGAAAGGTTTTATCAACTGAGTACACCTTTAATATGTGCCTTTAAAATCACTCTGTCAAGGAAAAAATGTAATTATTATAAGTCTATAAATTCAAGAATATGTATAATGTATTTTTTACTTTCAGGTAGGATTTCTTTGCAGTGTTCGAAATGAGTTTTTCCGTGTATTTGTTTCCATTGGGCATTATAATTACTTTGATTTTTAATATACCTAAAACAATCAATTAAATCATCATCAGAACAATCTTCAGCGGGTTTTTGCCAAAGGTAGTATGAAGATCCTTTATCAGTGTTTTCAAATTTATTCATCCATACACCAGCACTCGGACCAGAATCAATTCCATAAAAAAAATAATAATATTTTTCCATATTTACAATATGAACTTATTGAATAACTCTGTCAAGAAAAAATCGTTTGGCCTGTGTATAAGCCATTTGACGTATTCGTGCTTTATACACAGGTCAAAATGGTTAGTCAATTTTGATCTTTACGGACTGTTTATCTTCTGGAATTACACGCTTAAAACGCATTGTAAGCATCCCATTTTCGAATTTGGTTTCTCTAGGCTCGATGTCTTTAGCGATTGGAAGTTTCGTTTTAAACCCCCTTCCAGCGATCCCACGGTGTATATACTCAGGTTCTTTTTCATCGTCTTTCTTCTTACCTTCAACCCAAAGTTCGTGGGTATCTTTCTTCCAAGTGATGTCAATTTCATCCTTCTCGAATCCGGCTACAGCCATTTCAAGAGTATAATTATCGTCATCTACTCGCACGATGTTGTACGGTGGGTATTTTGTCATCCTGTCAACTGTATTAATGAAAGGTTCAAACTCTTTGAAAAATCTACTCAAAGCGTTGTCGATTACGTACGGGTATAAAATATTACGTTTCATTGCTTCTCCTTATATTAAGCAAGATTAGTTCACTCCCTAAATTAGGCGAGTGCAAATATGGCACACTGAATTAATTTAAATCAATTTTTATAACCAAAATAGGCCAAACATGTACCATAAAACAGCATTTTTCATTATTCAAAGCTGTTTATATTAATACATTCAATTTTTATACCAAAACTATAAATAAAAAAGACAACGTTCATGTAAAACGCTGTCTTCGAACACAACTATTCTATTAAGGAGAACAGTCATGCATAACACTACTTATCACGTACATCATATAGTCCCTAAACATATGGGTGGAACTGATGATAAGTCAAACCTAAAATTTTTATCAATCAAAGATCACGCTAATGCTCATAAATTATTATTTGAAAAATATAATCAAAAATTTGATTACTCAGCTTGGAAAAGTTTAGAAGGATTATGTAGAACAATTTGCACTGATTTTATTTTAATTAGTAATTCTAAAAATTTTGTATTGCTTGGTAATCCATATCCCAAAACACGTAAGTATCCTGTTTACATCAAAACTAAATCAAAAAATAAAATAAAACAACACCGATACTTTAAAAAGAAACCTAAATGGCAAACAATTAAAAATCCAGCATATTTAGATTAAAAAATAATTACGTTTTTTTCTTGACATAGTTGTTTTGAAGGCGCATATTAAAAGTGTAATTGATAAGAAAAAACCCCTTCGAAAGGAAACAAATGGAAAACAAAGTAAAGATAAAAGGCAAAAAAGTTTTTCTGAATGAAGTTGAAATCGGTGAAATCGAGTTTGTCAGATATTATGGTTCTTTTTATGATTGTGGTGTTAAATGCCACGGAAATTTTTCATTTAAGTGGGGTGGTAAGTATTACGATTACGATACTTCAAACTTCGCTTGGTCCGCTGATGCTAGGCGGCACATAAGACATATGATAGAAAGTGACAGAATTAACGAACTGGTTGAGCACAGCACTCTTTCAAATTTGAACTAGGAGACACAAAATGTCCAGATCTCGTAAAGAAAAAGAACTTCTCGAAGCGATAAAACATTTAATCAAACACGGTTCTAGGCATAGTGAATGTGTAGAAGCTGGTTTGTTGAATGTCATTGAAGAACTATTGTATGATCCTGATCCTGATCTTACTTCAATCGGGCTTTACCGATTAATGAGTAAAGCGGCTAAACTCTAGGAGACTCAATGAGTAAAAACATTTTTGATTGTTACGTTGAAATAGAATACACAAAAATTGTCAAAGCTCTGGATGTCATAGAATACAAAGATTGTTTTGATGACGGTCGTGATTGGTGGCTGATCATCACAAAAGACAAAAGTGATATTACTGAACATTGTAAAGATGCAAAATTGTGGGGTGTAACACACAATGAAAGTGTTTTTCATTGGATGCTACCAAATGATAAAATCAAAATATATTCAAAAATTTAAAGAGACTAAAAAGATTCTTCTTGACAGAGTGATTTTATACCCGTAGTATTAAATTGTAATGAGTCAGAAATTTCTTCAAACCCTTTAAGGAGACACAATGACTAAACTTTTCTCTGAAAATAAACCGGAAGACGGTGCTGGTGTAAAAGAACTTCCAGAAGTTCTTAGAACAAGAATGGCCACAGTAGATGAAATAGACATCGAAAAAGCAACAAAAGAATTCTTAGCTAGAGGTAAACGCATTAAGAAGTTAATTGGTCGTAAAAATCCTGATGTTCTTATCAAAGGAAAAAACTCGAAAGGCTATGTGAATCACATGAAATATCACAATGACGGTGATTACGTTGCCGGAATCTCTCATTAAGGAAAAAAATGACCTGTGACAAATGCGGAAAAGAAGTAGATGAAAAACCCGGTGATCATATTGAATTGACAGCTATAAACACACCAATAGAATATTATGATAGTAGACTTGGAAAATACATTTTTTGTCCTAAATGCAAACACGAGTTAAGAGGATAAATGACACCCGGTAAGTTCATTCGATTTATGAAAAAAGAACATAATTTGTATATCATGAATCCACATCCCGGTGAAACTCGGTTAGCACAGCACATCGCATTGAATCACGACACGTACTACGAATTTAAAATGGCGTATACAATTCACGAAGATGGAACGTTCGAAACCCATTGGAATAAATGCGAAGTTCATTACAGTAAGACCGGGCCTGTTTGGTTCCCGGTGTTTGTACCATCACGTAAACGTTTTAACGAAGGTCTATGGTCCCCAAAGGAGACAAAATGCCAGTAGATTTATACACAGAAGAAGAACTTGATGCACTGTCGTTTGGAACAATTTGTGATATATTCGATGCTAGTTTTTGCAGTAATTATGATGACCTTAAAGACGATGTAACTGAACAGGAAATCGTTGATGAGTTAAAATCATTGATGCGAATGCATGGTTGTTTAGTAACCCCGGAAGAAAAAGGAAAAAGAGTTTCTGAACTGAACGGACACCCGGACGTTATTTTACGTGCCGATATGATGGAAAAATTGGCTAATAGTTTATTAGTTCAACTAAAACTCGGTAAAACAAACGGCTATGAATCTGTTGAAGATGAACTTTCAGACGTTGTTCGTGAACTGAATGATAACATGTTTACATTCAGAAATTTGTTAACTGGTTATTACACGTAGGAAACAAAATGGCAAAAGCTTATTTAATTACAGTTGATGACACTGGTTTTGAATGTTCTGAAGATGTTGTGTACGTACAAATTTCTGAAACTGATAAATTGATTGCCGAAGATGATCTTCAAGACTTACCTTGGTCCGAAGCGATACCATATACATTCGATTATGATGCTTGGCTGGACTTCAAAAATACGCATCATTTTGAACCTGATGTAGAATTAGATGGACTGGAAAAAGGTCAAATTCTATTAGTCGTTGAAAAACAAACTTTCTACGATGTAACCCGGCTGTTTGAAGAATACGCCGAAAATGAAAAAAGATGGACAAGTGAAAAATAATTACGTTTTTTCCTTGACATAGTTGTTTTGAAGGAGCATATTATAATTGTAATGAGTTAAAAAACTCCTTCAAAGGACACGAAATGCTAAAAATTAACAAAAGAAAGGCAAAAAGACTTTTTGAAGAAGGTTCTGATGTGTATTTAAAACCTTGCAAAAGTGGTCATTTCATTTCTGAAATTTTGATTCCACGTGATGTGGACTTTGAAGAGTTTGTTGATAGAATGACATTTCATTTGTGTAGTGTGACAGAAGGTTATTACTTGCATTTTTTCACAACTACATAAGGAGACAAATGGCTACTCTCGGAAAATTCAGTTTTTGCCCGAATGTTGAAACTCCACGCCCCACCGGTTTGTGCAAATACAAAATTGTTTTGAAAGGTAAAACGATTGAAGGTACAAACACTCGCAAAGGCATCTCTGGTGTTTTCAAAAAAGCACTTGACGATAATCCGAATTGCTGGCCGTACGTAGACACGTTTTTTTACATCAATGGTGAAAAAGCCGATTTTGTTAAAGCAATCTGTGATCCAAAAGGAGACTAAATGACCGATACATACAAAACGCCAAAAGATTGGGCAAAAGTTTCAGAAATGCTCAATGATGATCCAGTGTTTAATGACGATTCGGCTGAAAAAGTAAAACTGGCTAAAAGAGGAAACAACATGGAAGCTAAAATCATAGAACTCATTGAAAAATGGGAAAAAGAACTTGCATGGGCGAATGAATCGGCTAAAAATGCTGTAAATAATATAGCCGGTCATTATATGGCTATGGCCGAAACCTATGAAATGGTGCTAGACGATTTATATGAAGCAATCGGTGAAGAACGACCATAACAACAAAATTCATTAATTATACGGTTCAATTTCAAATTCATAAAAAAGTTTTTCGAGATCCTTAGTCAGTTTTTTGTACTTCGGGTATCCGGGAAACTTTTTTCTTCTTTTAGTTTCAGCGTAAAGTTTAGCTAATTTATTGTAATTTCTCTTTGAAACGTCCGGCGGTCTTGGTTTTTCATTTGGATGAATCCACGGGTACGGCTCATCATTTAGATAATTAGCAAGTGCGTGTAACCACTGAACCAAATTATCGTATGCGCTGTACCTCTTTGAATTATTCCAAATTTTCCCTTCGAAAACATTACAAGCTCGGCACAAAACACCGCGTATTAACCCGGCACCATTGACACCTAATTTTTCAGCTTTTGTTTTGTGTTGATGATCAACGTTAGCAATTTCTATATTTAATGGACGACCGCAAATAGCACATTTATAGCCCTGTGCGTCTAAAATTGCTCCACGAATTTTGGTGAGTTCTTTGCTTTCGATCTGCCTTAACTCTTTCATCCACCACCATTGTCACTTTTTATTGTCATGATGTTTGGTCTTTCAATAAGGCATTCTCGGTTCTTGAGTCGAACCGTACTTTCGTCGAAATTGTCTATTACACCTGATAGCATAATATTGTTTAATTTCACTTGTTCTACGTTTCCAGAATTGTCGTATTGGAAGATTGTAGACTTTTCATTTAAGTAAATTTTACAACGTTCTCCAGAATCCTTCTTTTGTTGTAAAAATTCAGTCCATACTGATTTCATATAATTCCTTGGTTCATATTAATAGTTAGTTTAATTCTATTTTATTTATGAACGAATGAAATTAATTTTCTACTGCGTACCAACTACCTTGCTGACCAAAAGAAATGCTAAAAAATAAAAAAGAAATTATTCTGTAATAACATCCATCATATTTTAATCTTTTCCAATTAATCCTTGGCCACATATGAAAATACAAAGCAAAATAATCGTGTTCGGCTGAATAAGTTTTTTGTTCTCCATCTTCATCACTGTAAATATCAATATCCGTAACAACGGTGTTCCATTCGTGTTTAAAGATAGTCCAATTTTTGAAAAACAAATAATTTCTGAATTTCATTATTTTAAATCCGTTGCGAATAACCAAATACTTGGTATTTCTGATAATTCAAAAGCACTATTACCAAAAGATAACCATTGTTTACCTGAGTATTCTACTACATAACCTATTTCTCCATTGTATTCCTTCAACCGGTACAATAAATCAATTTGTTGAAATCTTAATCCTGTTTGAGAAATTCCAAGAATATATTTTTCACCTGTTTTGATTCCTTCAAATTCGTTTATTTCACTTTCTTCTTCTTTGTATTCGACGATATGTAATAAATCTGGATCAGTATATGTTGTACTGAATAAACACGTTTTTAAAGTATCTTCATTGAACCAATATGGTCCAAGATCATTATTATCCCATTGTACTCTAATCGTTGCTAGTTTCATTTTTTTCCTTTAATTTATTATCATCTTCAGAATTAAAAAAAAACTCGTTATCTTTGAGCATTTCATCGACTGTTTCTTTTATACCATCACGATGCAATTTCCAATTTCTGTTACTCATCTCTATCATTTCCTTCATCCAATCTGGTTTAATTGTTTTTGATAATTTTTTAACTAATTTTTTAGTTCTTTTGTATTTGTTCATGCCCGATCTTCGAGCGGCTGTACCCGGATAACACCGAGTGGTTTTGAATATTCACTAAAATACAAAGGATTATTTTTCATATCAAATTCTGTATTATGTTTTTTAAAAAGTGCTTTGAGAATTGTACCTCTGTATTCATTCTTGTTTGTATTTTTGTGCATTTTCTTTGTTCTTAGTCTTTTCATTTTACGCCGTGGTCTTCATAAAAAGATCGAATTTCTTCAATTTCTTCTGTCTCCAGTAGTTCTAGATAACTCTTTGCGGTTTGCTCGTTCAGTTGAAAATACTTCATTATGTATTCTAAATTTTTTGAATCTTTTACAGATTTCGGATACGGGTAATACTTATCTGTTTGACGGACTAAATGATAATAATAATCATAGATAGCCCGATCTGATAGTTTACCAGCACCAATGTTGTTAATTGCGTTGATTGCTAAGACATTCAATTTATTAGCACTCAAAGCATTAGTCACAATATAAGGGGAAAAACCTTTTATATCTTCGATGTATTCTTTATTATTGATCGACTTAACAAAATCAAACGGTGACTTTTTAATTGATGTCATATTTTTTTAATGTATGCATTTTATTGACCGTTCTTGCGTAAGACATAATATTTTCTAATCCAAAAACATGACCCGCTTCATTGTGATACATAAAATCTTCTTCGGGTTCTATGTCATATTTTTTAACTAAATTTAATAATATTTTTGAGCATTCTTGATGATTCAACAAAACCGAAAAAGAAATAGATATTTTATTATCACCTAATTTCATCACGAATATTTTTTTGTTGTAAATCGATAGTAACAACCCGCTTTTATTGCAGTATTGCTTATCTGTTCTTTCACCTGTACAAACTGTTATATCATCAACAAGCGTTAAATCCCTTGCATCTTCTTCTATGTTTTCCATGTTGCCGCTTTAGCTAAACTTAATAAAGATTCGAATAGTACAACTTCCTTATAGACAGCTACACCCATATCCGTAGAACCTTTAGCTAGTATATATATTATATCAGGTTTACATGAATCTTGTAAAATCGATTCCATGTGTTCATAAAATGCACCGTAAAATCCACTCGGATCTAGTCGAGATGCAAGGTCACGCATATGAGAATATTTTCTATCTTTTAAAACTTTTATTACTTCATTTATTTTCGAGCTGTCGAGTATATTTATAGCACGTTCATCAATCTCACCAAAAGCCTTTGATGCTTTTTGTAAAGAGTTAATAACAGCTCTGTAATCTGGATAAAGTTCTTGTACAATATCCCATGTTACTTCTAAATCAAATTCTATTTCTTCTTCTTTCAGTATATCAAATGATCGAGCAAGCATTTTCTTTTTTATTTTTTGGGCGTCTTCGATAGAATCACCAAAAGAAAAATGTTGCAATCTCGATAGCAACGGTGGTATTATTTTGGATAGATGATTTGTGATAAAAATGAATCTACATATCTTGTAAGTATCCTCAATAAAACCCTTTAGAGAGTCCATAGCCTGTGGAGATAGTCTGTCAACTTCATCAAGGACACATACTTTAATGTTACTGTCATCTAAAGAATACGTTGAAGCGAATCCTTTAACTTTATTTCTGATATCATTAATTGATGTGTCCATTGAACAATTTAAAAATCGAAACGCTCTTGTCAAATTCAGTTCATTAATAATGACCTTGGCTGTTGTTGTTTTACCTGTACCAGCCGATCCACTAAATAATAAATTTGGCAAATTTTGATCTATTTTTAATTGTTGTAAAAAACTCGTTAACGCATCCGAAGCTATCAAATCCTCTATTCTTTGTGGTCTGTATTTTTCCGTCCAAATTGAGAATTCTTTCATTAGTCTTCTTTTCCTATACCTATAAAATATTCTAAAGAATTTATTCCTACGTTACTCCAATTGGTCATGTAATTACCCTTAGCGGACTTCGCAACTATCAGTCTGTAATCGTACCCCGGAAGCAACATGTTAAACTCTGGTCGTTTAATAACAAGAGTTTCATCGAGTGCGTTTGTTTTGACATCAATCTCGTTGATCTCTACTTCGTACGCATTCTCGGTGTTCTGTCGGTCTTCATCAGCCCCGATGAACCTAACAATATCGTTTATTTCTGTATTGATGTACACACAATCAAATCCAATAATATCACCAATTTTTCTTAACTGAGCGATCTTATCAGCCCGGAAAATAATATCGATTACTTCTGGCTGTGAACTGAAGCTTTTTGGATATTTGATATCTTTGAACATTCCACTATCAGCAACCGGTGTTGTTCTGTAAGATGTTTTTGATTTATTAAGTTGATCGTGAATAATTACTTCTCGTTCGCTTGGTTTTACTTCTAAAGCGTGATCGTTCATTTCTTTTAAAATCGTAATGAACTGTTGAAGTAAGTATATTCCAAACTCACCAAATTCTTTATCTTTATCAAAATTGTAAAAACCACTTACTGATCCTGATTCATTTTCAGTTTCTAGTTTTGTTCCTTTGAATACTAAAGACGGATTAATTACTTGAAAATTGGTCAAGATATCAATCTCTTGACTACTAAATGAAAATCTATTGATCTCTGTCATAAAAACTCCTTTAAGTTATATCTTATTGTACCAAGTTTTTATGAAAATTGCAACTAAAGGGAATTTTTGAAATGAATTATGTGATTAGGTTGACTAGCTAACCAAACTTTTGTTTCCCACGCAATATCAGCGATATGCTTTTTGAATTCTTTATAATCTGGAAATGCTGTTATATATTCAATTTTTGTTGTACAATTTGAAAATAATTTTTTTAATTCAAAAAGTCTTTTTTGTGATACTGGTCCAGAACTAGTTACAGCTTCTATAATAAATAACCGGTTTTTTAATTCATCGTGAATAACAACATCTGGAAGTTTACTATGAGATGACAAAACAATTCCCAATTTTTTTAAGTATTCAGTTTTTAAAATTAGAGATCTCCCACCTTCATTTCTACTGCTTGCTGTATCACCAATATACAAAATATGTCCACCCTCTTCAATAAATCTAGTACAAAATTCATGAATAATATCAGCGTGAAGTTGATTGTGCATACCGGGTGATAAAAATATTTCTGTATCATCTGGAAATTTTATTGGTATTCTTTTACTATCCACGTCTTTTTCGTACTTAGCGTCAAGTACCGGGGCTAATATATGATATTTCTCAAGTTTTGTTTGCCAATTACCACCCGGATATTGATGTAAAATATCAATAATAATCTGATTTAGTGAATAATTATTTTTTGCGCTGCTTGTAGATCTTAATGGATCGTCTCGGTTTCGTTGTACTATTTGTACTTGTTCAAATTGATGTAACGTGTCTTTTCTTATACTTTCTCGATCATATTCTTTTTTATAATAATTTTTTAGAAATTTATTTATAAGATGTATAGGTAATAAACGTGATTCAGCTTTATTCCATATATTGTCTGGTGTTACATTTGCAAGAGCTAAAAATACATAACCGGAACGATTATTACATTGTGCTGGTGCTAATCCTAATTTTTTAAGGATGAATTTTGCTTGGTTTAATCTTCTATCAATATGTTTTTGGTTTTCTGTCATTTCGCTCATAATATATTATATAATAAAGTTAGCCATATTACGTATATTATACAATAAAATGATGATAATTGCAAGTAAAAAGGAATTTTTAGGTTGGCAGGGATGGAACGAATCGGACGCTCGACACTCTGGTTTGGAATCAGATGCTCTACCACTGAGCTACACCCCTGTTTTGGACATAGTATGGCACTACATTATTATATTATCAGAACGTTTGAAATGTTGTCAAGGGAAAAATCCCCTGACAAATTTAGTGGTTATATCTTTGAGTATCCAGAATCGTATTCTCTGAAATACTTTTGTGGAGCTGAAACTTGGTCTTGAAATTTTACAACGAAACCAGCATGTTTGTGTTGCTGAAAATATTCTAGCATAGTAGATACAGTTTCGTTTTGACGCCAATATCTCAGGTTATTTTTTTTCAAACCAGCCATGTAATGATCAAAATCGTATTGTTCTTTAATTTCGAATACTGTGTAGTCACCTTGCTGGTAAACTTCGTATTTCTCTTTTGTTACTTTTTCCATGTCATTTTCCTTATCTTTTTTCCGTTTTTTGGGTTTCCCTAGTTTTGATGCATCTGTTGGAATAGCGACATCACCTGTCGTTGTTCCGGTCCCTTCTTCTTTTATATTCATCTATGAGTTCATCGAAAAATTGTTTATTTTCTTCGTCGATGTATAATTCTTTTATCTGATTTATTACATCCATCAATTTATAAGAGTTATTCATCGATATAAAGGTATTTATAACTTCTTCGTAATATTTTCTTTCGTTGTCTGATCGCAAAAATTTAGTGATTAAATTATTCACTTTCTTAATTGCTTTAATATCAAGGATGATCGACTCGGTTGTTCGAAATCTCCTTGCTTTCTTAAAAAATAGCTCTATTAGCTCTTGCATAATCATTCCTTTGAAAAGTACAATGACTATTTATAGAGCTTTATGGCCTACTTTTTGCAATTACATTAAGAGGGCCAAAGTTTCTTGACTTCATCCCAAAGAAATGCGACAAATTGATTAGAATTATTCGGATTGCCACTATTCACAACATTACTTAAAATAGCTTTGTGCGCCTTTTTATAATTGCCTTTGTATTCATCGTAATACCATTTAGCAAGTTTTTTAGCCTTGGCTTTATCTTCTCGTGCATTTTCTGTCAATTCTTCATGAAGTCTTTCAAAGTTATTCATGATACCCTTTTACGATAATGATTTTGATGTTTGCATAGCCCATTTCACCTGATCAGGTGAAAGATCTCCATCTTTAGACAACATAGACTTTGCCATTTTGTTAATATCAACACCCGATCCGCTTTTAGCGTCTTTGGTTTTTGATACTAATTGATTCAGCATGTTCGTAACTTCTCCATCTGATAAGCTTTTTTCTGTTAATTCTTCGTGTAATCTTTCAAAGTTGTTCATATTTTTCCTTTTAATGTTGGTTATTGATACCGTGTTTTACGTCTTGAATAATTTTATATGCTATTGATTCAGTTTCTTTTCTAAATTTTTTCAAATATTTTATAGCATCTTTGTGATTTTTGGATATATATTCGGCCTTTTGTGATAACCAATCATACCCGTTTTTTTTGAATTGAATAGACAGAGTTTGTATTAACATTTTGTATGTTTTATCATCAAACACTTCATTCAAATTCTTATTTACTAATTCTTCAAATGTTTTCATATTATCTCCTTTTTCCATTTTTTGTGTCATAGACTTGCATGTTTGCCGGTGCTCCTTTTAATTGTGGTGAAGAACTAGTATCCATTTTTTGTTTACTTATCCAATTGGGTATAGCGGCAATTTTAAGTGATTTTTGTTTTGAAATTCTATGAATATTCACAAGAGCATTTGCTATATCTAAAGAATCATTGAAATTTAACATAAATCTTTTTGCAACGATTTTTTGTAAATCTGGTAAAGAATTTTGCAACATACCAGCTTCGGTTAACTGGTTTTTTAATATTTTTTCGAATATTTCCATATTATATCTCTGTTATGTATTTTTTGTAATCTTCTTCTCTTTTCAGATTTATTTGTAAATTGTGATCCCGGAATTCCATGTACAAATTATAACCTTTGACTTCTCGGTTGTCTGTAATTTTGAAATTGACAATAGAGTTTGTTTCGACTTTTAGCTTCCCAACACCACCACTAAAAAAAGTCATATCACGGGTTAAAATTCCTTGTTTGTAACCACCCGCTAAAAATTGTTTAAAGGACATTTATTTAGCTTTTTTAATTATTTTTTTTAATTCACTTGAACATTCAATCAATTTTTTATTGATATTTTTTATTTGAGAAGTTGAACCAGTGACATCTCTAGCTTGATTTTCAAAATTACCCCCACTTTTAGTAAATCTAATGGCTTTTAAAAGTATATCACCTAATTCTTTTCCATTTTCATTAAAAACACTAAGACTATCACCCATTGATATTTCTTCAAGATTTTTTTCTAGTTGTTCTTTAAATGTTTTCATATTTTACCTGTCATATCCTATTGCTATGTCACCGACTACCTGTTCAGCACCATCAGCGTATTTTTTGTTTACAATTACGAGCGTTTTTCCACCGACTTTAATCCTAAAATGTGCAATTGGATTCATTACAAAATCGATATCTTTTTTCTTGAATATTGATTGAAGTGGTGTCCTTAAATTCATAAGGGTTTTTCCTTTTGCAATATCGGCTACTTTCTGGATAACATCTTCACCTTCATTCAGGATGTCTTTATCTTCAAGTAATGCTAAAATTTCTTCTTCTGTTTGTTTCATATTATCCTTATTGTATGTACATGTTGAGTTCAAAAGTTCCGTGTGGTAACTGATAAACTTGTGCATTCATCGCTTTCCGCTGGACCTTATCGTTTTTGGTTAATTCGAGTCGTATTCGTTTTGTTTTTTCACGTCCGGGCTTTCCACCAGTGGAAATTTGGTTGAATACTTCATCGTCTGAAACTTCGTATCCATTTTTCTTGATGAAAGCTAAAATTTCATCAACCGCTTTGTAGTATGCTTTGTGATGAATTTCGTAATCCTTTTTGCCTTCGGTCAATTCGCTTAATACTTTTTCAAAATTATTTTTCATCTTTTTCCTTGTCTTTATCTTTATCTTTTTCTTCTTTTTCCTTGGCTTTTTCATCATCCTTGGCGGCTTTCTCAGCTTCTCTATCTTCATCCTTGGCGGCTTTTTCGTCATCCCGCACAGCATCACGTTCAGCTGATGCTTCTGGATCAACGGGCATTGGTGGATCTTTTAGTTTTAGTGCGAATATCGATCCGGGTTCGTGTACAGAATTTCCGGGTTCTTTTTCTGGTTCTTCAGCTTTTTTTTCACCGTTCTTTTTACCGTTTTTATCGATTTTCTTCGGCTTACCGTTTTTTTCTTCATCGTCTTGCTCGTACAATAAACGATATAAAATGTCTGCAAATATAATCATAATAACCTTATAAATTTATTACTATTTCTTCGAAATCACCTTTACCAGCAAACAACGCAGCAATTTGGTGTTTCATATTTCCACTCATGATGGACATTTGTGTTGGAGAATGTAAAATAATTGGGTACGCTTTTCCATCTTGTGCAATTCCAATTTTTGCTCTTATTCCGTATACCGTTGATTTAGGTTTAGAAATTCTTCCAGTTTTCGGATCAACAGTTGTTCTGGATATTCTATATTTACTACCACGGTTTTCAACCTTCCACGTAGCTGTTGTCCGTAAGCGACCAAACGGATAATCATTTGATGTGTGTTCAAGTGCGTAACCTTTAAATTTTGGTACTGTTTCTTCGGTTAACATATTTAAAGCCTTTTCAAAATTATTCATATTTACCTTATTATTTCTGTATTGCGTCTAATGCATCATAGTAATTCTGATTTATAAAAATTAGCATCATTCTAGATAATTCTCTTTTGTTTGCTGATGTAAAATATTTAAATACACCTTGTATACCTTGATGATCAATAGTAACTTTTCCTTTCCAACGCCCCGGAACATCTTGGTTAGCTTCATATACTACGTCTTTACCATTAATGTGTCCAATATAATATACTCTAGAAGAACCATCATCTCTACTTGGATCTTTTTTAAATTTTAAAGAAGCCGGTCTTTTCATTTTTTCCAACAATCTTTCAAAATTATTCATATTTCCTTATTTAAACCATTGTGTTGTATCAAGATCGGGATGAACGTATAATTCAGCGGTATTGATTTCTTTGTTTCTAAAAAACGCTGTTGTCAATTCTAGTACCATATGATCTTTATTTTTTAGTGTTATTGAAATATCTTTATTATTTTTACCATTAGAATCATCAGACACTCGGTTGATAACTACATTTCGAACAGCTTTTTGTTTTTTGAATTCAATAACAATCGTATTGCTTGTTCCTTTACCACCAAAAGCATTGAAGTACGGATTTCTTGTTACCATTAATTCGGTATTTCCTTTGATCTTATTTGCTTTAAGTGCTTTCTTTAAAAAATCTGGTGCTGTATTACCTTTTAAATGCACTGGTTCTAACGCAAGCTCTTCTGATAGTCTTTCAAAGTTGTTCATTTTTTATAATTGACTTGTATCAATATTCAAATTTTTCTGACTAATTTTTTTCTCAAACTTAGCCCGAATCTTTGGTGGAATAGAATTAAATTTTGCTGGTTTTCTCGTGAATCCATTAAAAGCTACAGGACCAATCGTAACTTTCAAATTTGCGGCATTGTAAATTAAACCTTTTTTCTTACCGTTTTTTAACATATCGTACGCAAGTACGTACCATATTTTTTCTGAGCCGGACATAGATGATCCGGTATACTCCATCATATAAAATTCTGGTGTATATTCTTCATTTAGAATTTCAGCTACTCTTTCAAAATTGTTTGTCATATTTTCCTTATGGTTCAACGTCTGATTTAAAATTGTCTATTTTATCTCTTTATAACTTTTCTGATGTTTTTTCCTTGGAATGCAAAACTTGCTTCACGCCCTACTTGACGCAAGAACATCTCATCAGTGATGCCGAGTCTTTCTTTGACTCTTTGAGCAATTTTGTCTTCTCTTTTAAAACTTGTATTAGATTGAGCGATAGATTGAATTTCTGGATCTTTTAAAAGGTCTTTTACAATTTTACTGGCTTTTCTATCTTTAGAAAAATGCTTCCACCAACCTTTAAATTGGCCAGCACCGAGTGTAAATAGACCTAAGCTTGACATCAAAATGATCATTATATCTACGGCCATAGCACTCTCTAGAAGTTCTTCTTCTGTTGAATAACTCTCTTGTAGGCCAAGAATATACTTAAAATCTTTTGTTGTCAAGGCTTTTTTTATTAAATCTAATGCTTTTTGTATACTGAACACACCGATATTTGGAATGCTATTTTGTAAAATAGACATAATTTTTTTAAATTTTTTATCTGATCCCATCAACCTAATGATGTCTAAACCCCGGCTAAGAATACCTGATGTAACAAGACTGTTGATAAAAGCAAAATCTGCTTCAATAAATTCATTCAGATTTTGCTTTTCTATATATTTTTTAAAGCTTTCCATTTAAACCTTATAGGAAATTACATATTTGTTTCTTCAATTTCAGTAAGCGTAACCGCTGGTACCCATTTTGTGATAGCATCCCATTTACCTTCAATAGGAGTTCCACTTGTATCAGTACCTTGTATTTTTCCAGTAATTTTAATCCAATCACCAGAAGACGTACCCGGCAAATATCCAGCTGATCCAACTGTAGTATTTGCAAATGTCCATCCAGAAGTTGTTCCTTTTACAGCTGTTGTGCATTCACCATTAGCAGCATTTACAATTGATACAACATTACTAGATTCACTTGCTCCAAAATTTGCTAATGCATCTAATGCGGTTGCAAGTTTAGCAGCAATTTCAGTGTTTGTGTCATCACCTACTAAAGAAACTGGTACACTCGTTGTATAAGCTAATTGAGGATCTTTTGTTGTTAGAAGATCGGTATACCCACCAGTTGTAACGGCTACTGTAAACCCACTATTAGCAGCATGTAAATCAACTGGATTACCAGTTGCAGCATGTGTAATTGTAACGGTATGAGTAGTGGCTGAAGCTGAAAAATCAGCTTGTGCGTGTACAATGACTTCAATTGCATCAGCAATCGTTGTATTAGCAACGGCATCTTCATCAAAATTAACCTTAAGCCCTGTTAAACCACCAATTGCCGGATCTGTACTATCAGCTACACCAGCGTTTGTATCATCAAAAACGGCTCCACCGCCTACATCACCATCCGTGATAGGTGCTGTCACTGTACCAAAATAAGTATTCGTGATAATTGTATCATTAGTTGATAATGTAACTGTTGCGAGTGAACCCAGAGCGGTTTCAATTGCGGCTTTAGTTAAACTGGATACAGCACCAATTAATTCACCTGTTGCAATATCTACTTCGATTTCATTTGCTGTTAATACGCCTGACATAACAGGTGCACCACCAGCGTCATCTACATCATACCAAACACCCCACTTAACGTTTGTTCCGTTGTTTGCATCTAATGTATAAAAAGTAAAATATTTGTTATCTAAATCACCACCCGAATCGGCTCTAGCTGTATAAGTATTTTGTTGTTTTTCACCAATTGACATCCAAACATAATATTTGGTAGTCAGTGAATTTAAAGTAAAATATTTTCCACCTAGTGCACCACCAACATCGTCAATTGCTTGAACTGTTGATACTTCGGCGGCTGTTGGTACATTAAACCATACAACGTATTTTGTTTCATCTCCAGCATCAGTCAATGTGATATATTGACCATCAATTGCGGCACCTGTAGTCACAGGAATTGTAATATCTTGTTCATGAGCATCAGCTGTTGGATGATACGCAGCCCATTCTTTCACCCATATTGTTTGCCCTCTTATAGTAAGTTTTAACATGTTTTTCTCCAGAAATTATATGTTTTCATTTATTGAGTTAGTTTTTGTGTTCTATATCTTTGAATTGAAATTTTGAAAAAGTTTTGTGAATTACCCGCCAAACGAATAAATTATAGCTGTCATCGTGTCCTATTTCTATATGCCATTTGAATCTTGATCTGTTGTCTAATCCTTGATCTAAATCTTGAAATAAATTTTTTAAAGTTGTGTAAGAGAACCGGCTTTTTTGATCAGCGTACTTAACAATAAAAGAATCAATCACAACCTTAAATCTCGGTATCAATACAGCTGAAAAAAATGAATGTGAGTGCGCTAATTGCACTTTAGTAAATTGTGTGACTATTCTTTTATTTGTTGATGCCCTTACAAATATCTGTTCACCGTTATTAAACATATGAGCGTGTGGGAATGTCTTTTTCAAGGACTCCACCATAATTCGACCCACCTTGGCGAGTTCACCAAATTTAGTTACGTGTTGTGAAAATTGATTGATATTTGCACCCGGCACCCGATTAAATTTTAAATTTAATTCTTTGGTGTACCCTTCAATTCCATCAATGAATTGCACAAACGCCCCTTTTTCTTCAGACATAAATTTCACGTACCCTAGTATGTTATACTGATCAGCCACTATATCGCCTACTTTGAGTTTTTTACCATCACCCGCAAAATATAGATAAGCTGATTTTTCTCTATAATCTAAAAAATTTGGATTTTGAAATATTTTTTTTGCTTCACTAACTGGTAAAGTCATTAGTTACCGATGTTCAATGTTCTTAACGCCTCTGTTTCTTTGCTTTTGACGTTCTTTACCGATCAAATTTCGGATAGTCCGTCCAACATTTTTGCCTACTCTTACTGAAGTTTTTCTTTTTTGTTTTGTTCGACGTGAAATTTTCTTAAGATTTCTAGCCATTTTACGAATAGTTGATTTCGATCTGGTCTTAATTTTCTGTCCTGATGTGCCGTGTGTTCTCTTAAAAGCTGCTCTATTCCTTCTAGCACCTAATTTAGTGATTTTTTTAGACCAAGCAAGAACTTTCTTCAGTTTTTGAACAGTTCTCCTTTCTATTAATATTTGCTCGTGAGCTTCTTCGAGCATTTCTTCAAAAGATATCATTTCGTAATCCATAGTTTATATAAAGTAGTGTTTAATATATTTATAAAAGCAGACGATTTGCTGTTATAAATAAAAATAACGAAACACATAAACAGGTAAAACTAATGAAAACACTTCAAGATAAAGAAAATGAGCTTGATACCAAGTATCAATCAGTATCTAACCAATCAAAAAAATCTGTCGAAACATTAGACCAGAAAATAGAAAGCCTAAAAGAGCAATATATAAAGGATTGTGCACCTTTTGATGAAACTAATATGGGTGAAGTCTTATCTAATTTAGGATCACTAAAAGGGAAATGGATTAACAAATTGACAGACTTCGAGACTAAAAGAAACCACGTATACCAGAATATGCAAAAGATTCGTCGGGATCTCTTCGAATTTTACAAAAAAGACTACGACATCAAAATAGACAATAAAGACGAAATGAACATGTTCATTGAATCTGATCCGAGATATGAATATATATCTACATTACACAAACAAATGAAAGCTATGATGGTGTACTGCGAAAATGCAGTGAATAATTTGAATCAGAAACAATGGGAAATTCAGAGATACCAAAAAGAAAGAGATTGGAGAGAAGGCCGATAAAAAGGCACAACTTCGAGATTTAAATAAACTTATAAATTTACAAGTTTAAAAAATAATGAAAAAAAGAAAACGAACAAAACAAAAAATAAATTATAGATTAAAAAATATAAAAACCCTTGATGAATTAAAATTATTGATTCAAAATACAATAAAGCCATACAAAAAAGAAAGAATTAAAATAGAATTACAAAAACACCACAGAGAGTACATAAAGAAAAGAATGAATTTTCAATAACATAAATAATATTTTATATTTAAGAACATAATAATAATAATATCATATTTAATGATGTATGTCAAACAATGCAGAAAATATCTGATATAACTGTGCATAAACGAGATGAAGCAAGTGTACTCATAAAAACAGATCCTAGAATACTAAATGAAATTAAAGAAAACTTTAGTGCTTATGTAGACAATTACCAATTCATGCCAGCATTCAAAAAGGGATGGAGTGGAAAAATGTCTGCCTTACATAAAAATATTTTACCAATTGGTCTATTAAAAGAATTACAGAAATTTGCCATTGGTGGTGATTATTCCATCTATATTGATTTTAACGATAAACAGGATGTAGATCGAGATGAGTTCAACGAATATATAAAAGATCTTAAATTACCATTTGATCTATACGAATTCCAAGAACAAGCAGCTTATGAAGCAGTATCAAAAACAAAATTATGCATTACTGTTCCAACATCCGGTGGAAAAAGTCTTATACAATATATTATAGCATGTTTTATTGCGTTTAGCGATCACAAAATTTTAATCATTGTCCCGACGATTCATTTGGTAGATCAGCTGTTTCAGGACTTCATGGAATATGGGCTAGTTAATCCATATGATAATTGTCACCGGATTTATGGTGGACAAGATAAGTTTAATAAAACAAAAGATATTGAAATTATATTAGAAAATAATAAAACTATTTCATTACATGGCAATGATTCTCTTACTGTTATAAATAACACTGAAAAAAAAATAATATATGCAAAAAACTTATCAGAAACAGATGAAATAGAAGATGAATGGATTACACAATATTTTAAAAAATAACAAATATTCAAAATGGTATGTTGAATTAGTATCCAAAGAAAGAAAATTAATATCAACTTATGTAGAACATCATCATATTATCCCTAAATCTTGTGGGGGGTCAAATGATAAAGATAATATAATTGTATTATCAGCAAGAGAACATTATATTGCACATCTTTTGCTTGTAAAGGCTGTGAAATCACCGTTTTACTATAAAATGCTTTGTGCTTTTACAGCAATGTCAATGAAATCTAAATCAACTTATGAAAGATATCATAAAATAAATTCTGTTATATATGAAAACTTAAAGAAAAAGAGAGCAAAAATAGTCTCGGTTAAAATGAAAGAATTTTTCTCTTACGAAAAAAATAGAAAATTACACAGTATTAAAATTAAAGATTCTTGGACTGAAGAAAGAAAAATAGCCCATAGTAATCATCTCAAAAAACATAGCCCATTTAAAAATAAAGAAATTCATAAAAAAACTATGAATACAAGAAAAGAAAGGGGAACAAATGTATTTGAATTTAATAATCCTATGCATAATAATGAATCAATAGCAAAAAAAGTCGCTAAAACATCTGGCAACAATCATTATACTAGAAAAAAACTTTCATATTTTCTTAAAACTAAAGATGATAGAATTCGGTTAGATATATCAGATGGAATGTTTAAAGTATATGAATTTTTAGGTATTTCAAGTAGTTATTTTTACACTATTTTAAAGAAAAATATAGCGATCCCAAAAGGTAATTATAAAGGTTGTTATATAGAAAGGATATATGAAAATTAAAAAATTAATTAAAAGAAAACAAAAAATTTATATTTCTACGTGGCAGTCTATGCAAAAAATGACTCCAGACTATTTCAAACAATTCAACGCTTTGATGATTGATGAGTGCCACGGTGCCACTGCTAAAGAGATTCAAACAATATCAAAAAAATGTAGTAATGCTTTTTATAGAATTGGATTGAGTGCAACGTACCCTGATGAGCGTTCGCTAGATTGGTTTTCAATTGTTGGTGCAATGGGTCCAACAAAGAGATACACAAATTATAAAGAGCTAAGAGAAAAGAAACGAGTTGCTGGTTTAAAAATTAAAGACGTATTCCTAAAACATCCATTGGCAATTGCAAGGGATAATTTTGAAAAAAATTCAAAAAACTTTATGCAAGAGATCGAATACATCAACGATATGGAACACCGGGATAAGTTTATTTCTATGCTTGTTGGGAAACTCAAAGGAAATACAATTGTGTTATTCACTCGGATTGTGCAAGGAAAAAATATCGAAAAAGCTTTGAAACTAACAGGCAATAAAAAGGTGCTGTACGTAGACGGTGATGTACACAAGGATGACAGAGAGCAAGTCAGGGTCACGATGGAAAACAACGACAATATTGTTTCTGTTGTGTCGTACGGTACTTTTTCACAAGGTGTTAGTATTAAAAATATCCATAATATTGTTCTGGCCGCTAATTACAAATCAAAAATCAAAGTCATACAAAGCATTGGCCGTGGTCTTAGAATAAATGATTCGAAAGATCAAGTGACTGTTTATGATCTTATTGATGATCTTGAATACTCTTATATAGAGAATACAAGAGTTAAAAAATACCTAAATTATGGATTAAAACACTACAAAGAGCGTAAGAAATTTTACAAAGAAGAAGGTTACGATGACATAACTCAAACAACTGTTCCTTTAATATTATAAAGTTGACTTGTGTGCTATTTGTTGGTATAATAATTGTATGACAACACTTTTGGAGAACTATGGCAAAACGTAGGCCACATTACATCAATAACGCTGATTTCACGAAGAAAATAGTTCGATGGGTACAGACAGATGATATTCGGGGTATGAAAATTATTTCGAAAGAAATTTTCAATATAAAACAAGATAAAGGAAGAAAAGCAGAATTATTGAAAATAGATCCTATGTTCATTAAGAAATTAGAAGCTCGCCGGGATGAAGCATATAAACAAGCTGTTGCTAATATGCCTAATGATGTAGCCGAAAGCTTTATGAAATTAGTGAACCATATCGGCTCAAGACCCAATTTCATGGGCTATACCTATCTAGAAGATATGAAAGGTGATGCATTGTTCTTGTGTGTGAAGTACGCACACAATTTCGATCCTACGAAATCGAATAATGCGTTTGCTTACTTTTCACAAGTTGTCTTCAATGCTTTTAAACAATTCCTGAATAAAGAGAAAAAATACGCCGATTACAAATTTGAGCAAGTCAAAGAAAGTATGACTAACGCTGAAAAATTAAATTGGAATAATATTGTTAAAAGCAACCGTGACAAAGACGGTGAATATATAGACCATACTTCTAACACCGATCAAATTAAAATATGAGAAATGAAAAATTTAATAAAAATAAACAAGAAGCTATTGAAAAAGGATTAAAAACATATCATGGAAAACCATGTAAATGGTGTGGACAAACAGAAAAAACTACAAAGGGTTCTAATTGTATAATTTGCCATCCTAAACGAATTAAAAAATGGAAAAAAGAAAATGCAGAAAGAGTAAAAAAAGTAGATAAAATCAGAAACTTGAAACAATATGACATGACAATAGAAGATTATAATTTTTTATTAAAAAAACAAGATTATAAATGTGTTATATGTGGAACAAATAAATGTAGCAGTGGTAATGATTTTGCTGTCGATCATGATCATTATATTAAAGACAAAATAGTTATACGTGGATTGTTATGTATGAGATGTAATACATCGATAGCCCATTTTGAAAAAGAAAAATCCACTGAAACTTTAGAAATACTTGAAAAAGTTATAAATTATTTAATATATTAAAAAATAAATAAAATGAATAAAATAGTGCTGATCAGTGATACACATTTTGGTAGCCGGTCCTTTTCAAAACCGGTTTTTAATATGCAAATGGATTATTTTAAAAAAGATTTTTTTCCGTATATTTTAAAACACAAGATCAAAGATGTTATACATCTCGGTGATATGGTGCACAATAGAAACAGTATAGACTTATACTTGTTACATACATTAAAAACTGAATTCTTTCAATGGTTCGATGACAACGAAGTGAATTTATACAGTCTTGTAGGGAATCACGATTCATTTTACAAAAATACTATCGAGTGTAATTTTCAGACTAGTAGTATGGGAAATTACAAATACATCCATCCAATCGCTGAAAATAAGATTTTAAGGATAGGTCCACACAAAATTGGGTTCGTTCCGTGGGTAACAGATTTAGATGCGATGAAACTACCCCGACCTGTTGATGTAGACCTACTAGCTGGCCATTTCGAGATTGTTGGTGCCTTGATGCAGGGAAAGACGTTATCGAAATCTGGTAGCCCTTATGAGCTTTTTAAGGACTATAAAAAGGTGGTTTCTGGACACTATCACGCTATGTCATCGAGACACAATTTTACGTATCTCGGAGCACCTTATCAAAATAATTGGGGTGATTTTTCACAAGGCAAAGGGTTCTGGTTATTAGATGATAATCTCGAAATGAAGTACATTAAAAACAAAACGAGTCCAAAACATATTAAATTATTTTATGAAGAAAATGGGCAACTAAAATTATCGTGTTCTGGCTTCAATTCGAAGACGCAAAATATTTCATTACCAGAAGCTATTGACATATGTGAGTCAAACTATGTAAAATTTATAGTATTAAAGAGTAAAGATCAAGGATTATTAAGCCATACATTTGAGACAATCACTGAAAATTCGTACGACAGGGTTGATATTCTTGATGAAAGTGGATTTATTGAAGAGATTGACGAAGATCAATTAGAGCAAGACATTCAAAAAGGATTAGAATTATCAGATATAATAATAAATTTTTTAACTACGGCTACTTTTCAAGATGGTATTGATCCAGTGATTATTAAGTCAATGATGGAAGAATTAATTAAAAGCAGTAAGGAAAAAGGAATCCCATAAGTAAGAAAATTCAATATTTATAAATACTATTATAATTATTGGAGAAACATTAATGATAAATGTTATCTATAAACACAAACACCATATTATTCCTAAGCATTTAGGTGGTACCGACGATCCATCAAATCTTGTTTATTTAACAATATCAGGACACGCAGCTGTGCATTTATATTTGTACGAAGAATATGATCGCTGGCAAGATAAACTTGCTTGGAAAGCACTATCTGGTCAAATAGGTAAAGAAGAAATATTAAAACAAATTATAAAAAATAGGACATATAAAACACCTTCTATGTTAGGTAAAAAACATTCTGAAGAAACAAAAATAAAAATGTCTAATATAGCAAAACAACGTGATTTGACTTATTTAAGACATCCTGATATAATTAAAAAAGCGGTAATAACTAGAAGTGGTTATGTTCATTCAAATGAAACAAAAGATAAAATAAAGAAAAAAGCATTAGGAAGAATTTTTTCTAAAGAAACTAAAGATAAAATTGGTAATGCACACAAAAATATTTTTCATACAGAAAAATGGAATAAAAATGTCAGTTTATCGAAATTAGGTAACAAAAATATGTTAGGTAAAAAACATTCTGAAGAAACAAAAATAAAAATGAGCAAATCGGCTAAAGGTAAAGTAAAAAGTCCTGAACATAAAAAAAATATTAGCAAAAGCAAAAAAGGTATTAAATTGACAGATGCACATAAACAAAAAATTTCTGAAAGTGTGTCCAAAGCAAAATTAGGATTAAAATATATTAAAAAACAATGCCCTTATTGTAAAAAAGCAATAGGAATAAACAATTTTGAAAGATATCATAATTTAAATTGCAAGGAGAAATAAAATAATTGTATTTAAAAAATTAACGTGGAGAAATTTTCTGAGTTACGGAAATTCGCCACACGAATATATTTTTAGTCCAGGAAATATCACACGCATAACCGGTCCAAATGGAAAAGGTAAATCAACAGTATTGGATGCCCTTTACTTCTGTTTATTCGGCAAACCCTACCGTAAAGCCAAATTGGATACACTCGTTAATAATATTAACAAAAGTGATCTAGAGGTTTCACTAACCTTTTCCATTGGCCGGACCAATTTTAAAGTAATCAGAAGCATATCACCAAAGAATTTTGAAATTTATCGTGACGGTACGCTGATTAATCAGTCTTCAACTTTTTACGATTATCAATCAATGCTGGAAGATATCATGGGATTCAACGAAGATATTTTTCAACAAATAAGTGTTAAGTCATTGACTCGACATTCATCATTTGTGAGTTTACCGAAAGCCAGTAAGCGAGAACTAATTGAAAATTTATTTGAGTTGAGTCAGTTATCCGTGTTGCGTGATCTGAATAAAGAAAAAATCCGTGAGTTGGACACTGATTTGAGCTTGTTAGATAGTGAAGAGAAAAAATTTCAAATGCTTATTAAGCAAGAAGAAGAAAATCTCGATAAATTAAAACGAATTAAAGAAGAATTAGAAACAAAATCAAAGACCGAAATTCAAGAGAAAGAAGATCAAATAACAAAGCACAAAGATAAAGTTCAAAAATTCAAGACTGGTTTAGGCATGTTAAGCCAGTGTGATAAAGATCTAAGCGAACAAAAAAATTCAATGAAATTAAAGCAATCAGAGATCGATGGGATGCGATCTATACTTTCAGATCTAGAAAAGGATGTCGTTGTATTTGAAAGTAAAATTGCTTTTATGGAAGATAAATGTGAAGGATGCCCGAAAGTAATTGAGTTAATCGACGATCCGGGAATACTCAACACAAAAGAACAAATTAATAATTTCGTTAAATCACTTGGAGAATTGAAAGACGATCAACACCTTGTACAAAAAGAGATGGATCGTTTATCACAATTAATATCAAATCGTGAAGGGATATTAACCAAGCTCAATGTTAGTAAAAATTCGATAAATATTTTAAGAAAAGAAGTGACCAACGCCAAGAAACAAATTGATATTAAAATTGATGAGAGTAATTACAAACTACATCAACAAAAATTGACAGCTGTTAGAGATAAAAAAGGTGAAAATTTAGAGACTTTAAAATATTCACAGGCTATCGGAATGTTATTAAAAGATGAAGGAATCCGAGCGCATATTATTAAAAAGTATCTGCCTTTGATCAACAAAATCTTGAATACGTACCTTCAGAAATTTGCAATTAATTTAGAACTTGAGTTGACATCAGATTTCGATATTAAGATTAATACAAAATTTAAAGAAAAATTTTCTTATTTTAATTTTTCAGAAGGTGAAAAGAAACGGATTGATACAGCTTTGCTGTTCACGTTTCTGGATTTTTGTAAAATCAAACATTCAAAAGCAAAAACAAATGTTCTGGTTATTGACGAATTTGCGTCTGGTTTAGATCCCGATGGTGAAAACGTCCTGTACGAAATCCTTAAAGATTTAGCTGAAAACAGTAATATTGAGGTTATTACCATTTCACATAGTACAGCAATCGATCCAGATAAAATAGATCGGGTGTTTGAAGCATCTATTGAACGTGGATTTTCTCAATTAAACGAAATTAAAGAATAAACATAAATAACTGAAAGACTTTTAAAATAATTAGGTAAAATTATGTACGTAAAAATTCAAGGATACAAAACGATTTTAGTTGATACGATGACTAAATTTGATGCAACACCCGGTGCACAGGTTGACACTATAACACCTATTGCAGATGTTGGTGGAAATTTAGATGGTAAATATTTCTATATGTGGTCTGAAAATAATAAAGAATTCTATTGTCTTTGGGTCAATGTAGATGTTGGCGGAAATCAACCTGTTCTAAATGAATTGTTCACATCTTATGAATCTATTGATATTTCGAGTGGTGATGCAGCTCAAGATGTATCAGATGCTATTGTTACAACTTTAAATGGTATTGCTGGTACACCTTATTCGGCGGCTAATAGTGGTGGTGGTGTCGTACCTGTAACAGTAACATATCAAGCAAATGGAAGGGGTAGCAGTCCTATTGATTTTAATACTGGATTTACAATGGTAACTACTACAGAAGGTGTTGGTGCTACTTTATCGGGTACTGATTCAGTGTGGTGGAGAATTACAGGTAAAATGATTGTTGATCATAATCCACCAAGAGGAATGGAAGATAAACGACTTTTCGACTTTGTAGATGTAGAAGAAATCGTTTGGACCGGAATGATTTCTGAAATGTGGGATTAATAAGATAATTTTAAAGGATAACAATGTACGTTAAAATACAAGGATATAAAACCATTTTAGTTGAAACAATAACCAAATTCATTGCTACACCAGCCGCACAAATTACTGATGTTGTGTGTGTTGCAAACGTATCTAGTAGTCTTGATGGAACTTATTTTTACCTATGGCGAGAAAATGCAGATACTTTATATTGTGTTTGGATGGATTGTGCTGGCGGCGGAAATCAACCTGATGTAAAAGAAATTGTAACATATGTTCCTGTTACTTTAACAACAGATGATACAGATGATGAAGTTGCAGCTGCTTTAGAAATAGCTATTGATGGTTTAGCGGGAATATTCACATCTATAGACACTGTACCACCTACTTTAGTCATAACACAAGTAAATACTGGCCGAGCACCTGATGCTATAGATATAAATACAGGATTTACAATTACAATTGATACTGTAGGATTAGGTGTTACATTGATAGATGGAAATTCAGATTGGTGGAGAATTACAGGTAAACAAATTCTTGTACACGATCCGCCAAGAGGAATGGAAGACAAACGGATCTTTGATTTTATAGATGTACAAGAGATTGTTTGGGCTGGAATGATTTCTGAAATTTGGGATTAAACACACCTTATGAAGTGGCAATCCCCTTTTGCCACTTTCTTTCCTTTTAGTTGACTTAAGACATATTTTTCTGTATAATTAATAATAATATATTAATTTAGGAGAAATAATGTCAGATATAGCTAAAAAATATTTAAAACAAACAACAAACAAATACGCATTTGTCTTAAAAGAAGACAAATACCCTATTCGAGAATGGATTTCCACCGGGAATCTAGCTCTTAACGCCCTTATATCTTCTGATATAAACAAAGGGTTTCCGACCGGTCGAGTAATGCAATTTGCTGGTCCGCCTTCAGTTGGTAAAACGTATCTTGCAATCGAGTGTATGAAACAAGCGCAAGCCAAGGGATACACCATATTCTATTACGATACAGAAGGTGGTGCCGGTGACGCTGATGCATTAATAACAAGAGGTATCGATCCAGAATTATTCATACATATTCCAGTTGAAAAAGTATCCGATCTGAAAACAGATATTGTTGTTTTCCTTGAGTCAGTAACCAAAAAAGATAAAGTTTTGATTGTGATTGATTCAATCGGAAATTTAGTTTCTAGTAAAGAATATGCAGATACTAGAGAAGGAAAAGATATCACTGATATGACTAGAGCAAAAGAAATTAAAGCTCTTTTCCGTACACTAATTATGCCAGCGATGAAATCAAATGTTCCAGTTATTGCGGTAAATCACACATATTCAACTTTAGATACTTTTAGTAAAGAAGTTGTTGCGGGTGGGAAAGGAATAGAGTATAATTCAAGTATCATTATTACTATGACGAAATCTAAAGAAGAAGAATCATCAGCCATTATTGGTTCTGGTGCTAGATGTATGTCTTATAAAAATAGATTTGCTAAGGAAAAAATGGTCGTGCGTTTAGTGATTAATTACACTCACGGGCTTAGTAAATATTCAGGATTGTACGATTTAGGTGAGCATCTTGGATATATTATTACACCAAAGAAGGGTTGGCGAGCGTATAAAAATTCTTCAGATGCACAAACATTTGTTCCGTATTCGAAAGAAGATGAAAAGAAAAAATTACCAAAACCAGAAAATAAAGGTTGGGTCACAGGTAAAAGAGAATCCGATTTTAGTTCCGCTAATCCTCACATTTGGGATGAAATGTTTAAATGTGGTTTTGAAAAAGATATTAAAAATTTATTTATGTACCAACCAGCAACGGATGGTATTTTTGATGACAGTGATATTAAAGAGATAAAAGATGACGTTCAGGCACGAATTCAAGAATCAGAAGAAGACGAAATTTCTGATTGAAATGAAACAAGCAAGTCGTAGGCAGTCTCATCAGAAATACAGAAAAATTGTAAAGAAAAATAGAGCACTGGTGTACGAATGTTTACCAAAATTAAACATGCATCCAGTGCTTGCTAAAGGTGGGATTGGTCCTAGACTTCTTGATGGTGATTATATTTATTTTGTTCATAATGAAAACCAAGTCGAAATGCAAATGAAATTATCTGTTAAAAGATTATACAAAGAAAAAGAAATAATCAAAATGGCTAAAAAATCTTTACTTTTGGCTATTGCTGATGAGTTTATTGAGTTATGAAAAAATATACAAGTTTGCAATTACACAATTTTGATGTTTTTGAACAAGTTGGAAAAGTATTAAAAAATTTTACTCCTTTATACAGGACATATAGTCCAAGTAAAGGTTATTGTTGTTATTTTTATATGTATGAAAGTGGCTTTGGTAACGGTATGTGTGATTTTATAACAATCGAAGCTGATCGAAAAGTAACAATAGAATTGATTATTCGGAAAGTTCGAAAAAAGGTAGCTGAACAATTAGGTAAAGCATTTATGGAGATGTAATGAATGAACACGATAAAATGACTGTCGATCCGTTTATGAATATGGATACATGGGAATTATTAGAGAATGCTTGTAAAGAATTTTATTTTTTAACACCGTTGATGTTGATGAACGGGTACAATGATACTGTCCAATGTTTTTTTAGTTATAGTGATTCAGACGGTACAGAATTTCAAGAATTAATTGTAGTTGATGAAGATGAGAGAGATCCAAAAATATTCAAAGAAAAAATTGAAAAAGCATTAGAAGAAGCTAAAAAGAATTTTTTCAAACCGAGAGTGGATTTATTACAGGTAGCTCAAGATTTAATGGAAGAGTAAATAATGAATATTAAAACAAAAATACTTGATGAAATTGAAGAAGGAACTTTATTAATTGTTGAAGTTGACACTGGACGAATGATGTCTAGTAAAGCTGAACAATACATGAAAAATTTAGCAAAAAAATTTAGAGAATTAGATTTACCTTGCAAATTTCTTGTGGTGCATAAAAATATTCAATTAAGCAAAATATTAGTAGCCGATAAAGGTGAAACAGCAAGGCGGATTGATATTGGTATGGATGCGATGGATTTCGCAAATTTATGACAGCGACTCAAATTCAAAATAATTTTTGGAAAGCTATTGAAAATATGTCGTTCGAGTGCGAAGTATTAGTACCAATAAATTTAAGCGAAATAGACAATTTAGACACAATGCTTACTTTTCTTTATAGGCCGGATTATACAGAATTAGAAATTGTAAGAGTACAATCAGATAGTGAACCAACGGTTGAATATTTTGAACAATTAATTATAGATAGACGTAGATACACAATAGCCAATGAATTAATGTCGTTATGAAAGATATATCTGATCTTTTTTATGAAGCAATGAATAAATGCAAAGGAATTCGTTTTTTACAATTTGGAAAAATAGATGATTCAGAGCTTTCAACACACGGGTTGTATTTGCTAATTTATATGGATGAGCTTAATAATAGTATTAATCATTTATATTTTGATAATACTGATTCGATTACAGCTGAAATGTTCGAAAATGAAATTCGAAAAAAAAGAGTCTATCAAACATCTTCAGATTTCATGGAACTATGATTGAAGATCGAAATCTTTATGAAGTGTGGGCTTGTTGTCATGATGCTTTATTAAAGTATCCAAGATTCAGTTATAGATATTGTGAATGGTCTAATAAAATATACAAGGATTCGGCTTATTTAAATATGATTTATCGTGATGAAATAAATGGTATATCTCATTCGCTCAAAATTTATAAAGTTGAATTCGATGATGTTGATTTATTAGATAAAATAATAGAAGAACTTAGAAAAGCAGCAATATTCTATACAGCGAAGGATCTTATTGAATTATGATTTGGAAAGAAATAACAGTTCAGAAAGGAATGCCGATTTACAGAGAAATAATGTCATATTTTTTTGCGAATCGACAGTACAAATTATTTCCGAGTGGTATTACGTACGCTAGGGATGTACTGGATAATCATTTAATTTTTTATTTACATTTTCCAAGTAAACCAAAAGTAGAAATTAAAATACCGGTTAGTCGAAAAGAAATGAAAATTTGGAACGGTGGATGCATACAAGATATGGCGGGTTTACTTGATGCCAAATTTAAGATTCATATGGCCGCACACGATTTTATGGAGTTATAATGAAAGGAGAACAGTTAATTGCAATTTTTGATGAAGCTTTAACAGAATTCGGTGATTGTATTATTGTTAAAATGGAAACATTATTCCCGAATGAAGTTCATCAACTTTTACTTGTTCATTATTACGATAAAAGAACCGATGGTTACGAAACAATAATTCTTAATTCAGTGTACACAAAAGATGATTACGTAAAAATATTTAGATTCAATAGAATTGAAGGCAGTGCGTACGATTTCATCAATTTATAGGAGAATATTATGTGGTGGTTATGGCTTCTTTTAATAGGAATTTATATAATTTCAAATTTTTTAGCAATAACATTTGGATACAAATTATCTGAATATCATCATAAACAAGATCTTAAACGATCACAAACGGCAAGAAAAAATTCATATACAGGATATTAAATGGGAGAAATAGATAAACAAGTTATACCTGATGATGTAGCTATTGATATTTTAAAGGAAACTCTGTATAATAAAGGTGTTCAGTCATTTGTAATTAACACTTATACAGGATTGATTGAAACAATAGATGATCTTGATCAGATAAGAATAGAAATATTCGAAAAAGGTAAAATAATTCATCAAACAGCCCGTGATTATTTCGAGTTGGATGAATTGAGAAGTTTAGTAAAAGCAACATCATTAGCAAAGGATCTTTTAGATTTATGAATTTTATTGACGATCCTTTAATACAGATGATTTATGATAAATTGAATCCGTTTGGGTACGGCCCGGATGGGTTGGATATTATTTTCAAAAGCGGTGATCATAATAATGATGATTGGAATAATGTTGAAAAAATTGTGGTGCATATTCAATTATTACGGAATAAACCAAATTCATACGAAGTAAGTATAGATTTAAAACCACAAGATATAGAAAAAATGTCTGGTGAAGACATAGTAAGACGAATAAAAATAACGAAACAAACGAAGGATTTTATAAAATTATAGGAGAAAATGCTAAAAACTATTTTTAGTTATTTGCTCAGTAACGATAGATTTTTTTCAATAGTATATCCGTACATAGATAAAAAAATAATAGATGATAAAGAGTATCGATTCATACTTGATAAAATAAAAATTTATACTGACAAATATTCGAAGCGTCCAGATTACGACGAAGTAAAATTATTACTAGAGAGAGATCAAAATATTGATTTAGATTCAACAGCTCAAACAATTAAGGAATTAAACAGATTAAAGAAAATTCCAATTAAAGAAAATCTAGAATTCGTAATTGATGAAACTGAAAAGTGGGTTCAAGAAGAATCTTTGAAACAAGCTATTTTGGAATCAGTTCAAATTATTGATGAAAAAGGATCACAAACTCAAATATACGATAAAGTAAAAGAAGCCATATCAATTGATTTTAAACATTCTTTAGGAATGGAATATATGTTTGATTATGGTAGCCAGTATGATTTCTATATATCGGATGAAGAGAAATTCGAAACAAGTGTTGAGGCTATTAATAACGCTTTTTGTGGCGGCTTGCCAAGAAAGACTATATCGGCTTTCATAGGTAGATCAAATATAGGTAAGACTCTTGTTCTTTGTCATATGGCCGCTGATTTTACACGTCAAGGATATAATGTTCTTTACGTGTCGGGTGAAATGTCTGAACAAATGTTGTACCAAAGAATTGACTCAAATATTCTGAATATGGATATGCATCAATTCGATATAAACTTAAGTAAAAAAAGTTATAAAGAACGAATCAAGTCGATTCTAACAACGAAAAAAATGGGTAGGTTGTTGATTAAAGAATACCCAACCGGTACAGCAAACAAATTACACATTCAGAATTTTTTACGAGAACTTAAATTAAAAAAGAACGATTTTAAACCAGATGTTATTATCATTGATTATCTGAATATTTTTAGTTCTTGTAGATTACCAGCTTCACAGGGTTCAGACTCATATCGATATATTAAAGCAATCACAGAAGAATTTAGAGCACTTGCAGTTGAAGAAAATGTAGCAGTGCTTACGGCTACTCAAACAAATAGAGCCGGTTCAGAGAAAACAGTCAAAGATAGTTCAATGACTGATACTTCGGATTCATTCGGTATTCCGATGACTCTTGATTGTATGATGTCGATTCTTCAAAATGATGAAATGGCTGAACAAAACAAATATGTTTTTAAAGTTTTAAAAACTCGGTTCGGTGCAAACGTAGATCAATACTATACAGTTGGAGTTAATAAACACAAAATGACATTATACGATTTAGAAGAATCTGAGCAAGTAATACCGGTGGCTGTTAAAGATAGACTTGATTATCAAAATCAACAAAAAAAAGGCGCAATTAATGAATTTGATGAAGACGGTGATGAGAAAGATATTTTATTTGACGATGATCTGGCGTAAAAGGTATAATATATGATGCGACCATTTTATACAAATGTTGTTCAACGTGGAAATGCGCTTATTCATTTTTATGTTGACCAACATGGACAACGAAAAAGAGAAACTATTAAGTACAAGCCTTCATTAGGTATCAAAGTTGGTAAGCAAACTAAATGCAAAGATATGTTCGGCCAAAATATCGGCATGATTGATTTTGATAGCATCTCTGAAATGTATAAATGGAGACGTGATAATGATACGTTCACCGATATTTACAATGACATTGAGCCGAAATACCAATTTTTATCTGATCGATACAGATATGATATTATCCCGGATTACACAAAAGTCAAGATATTCATTTTAGATATTGAGTGTCATAGCACTGAAGGCTTTCCTAAAGCTAGTCAAGCGTTGTACCCGGTGACTGCGATCACTATAAAGGATCATTACAAAAATCAATTTTATACTTTCGGATTCAAAGAAGATTACAAACCGAAAGCAAACAACGTAACATATTTTAAATGCAACGATGAATGCGATCTCTTAGAAAAATTTATTTTATTTTTTAGGAAAGAAAGACCAGATATTATTTCGGGATGGTATATTGATGATTTTGATATTCCGTATTTAATCAATCGGATCAAGCGGCAATTACCGGAAGGAATGCATCACAAATTATCACCATTGAACGAAGTCAAAGAGCGTCTATATAAAAATGAATTTGAATTCAATATTGTTGGTGTTACAATGGCCGACTATTTGGCCCTTTACAAGAACTGGTCTTTTACACCACAAGAAAATTACCGGCTTGAAACAGTCGCTAGTGCTGAATTAGGAAAAGGCAAACTGGATTATCACGATTCATTCCGAAATTTGAGTGAGTTGTACGAAAACGATTTCGAAACGTACATCGATTATAATATTCAAGATGTTGAGTTGATTCCAGAAATGGATAAAAAACGAAACTTTTTCGAAGTGTTCATGATGCTTACTTACATGAACAAAAGTCTTTATGAAGACAGTTTTGCAACTGTAAAGCCGTGGGATGTGCGCTTGTACAACGAATTAAAAAAACGTGATATCGCTATTCCACCTAGACCGAAAAATATTCAAAAAGAAGCATTTCCGGGTGGGTATACACAACGTCCTATACCGGGGTTGTACAGATATGTTTCTGTTTGGGATATTGTATCGAGTTATCCAAATCAATTAATCAGTGGTAATGTATCACCCGAAACTATAGTTCCAAGCAGTCAGTTACCGAGCGGTCTTAAAGAATTACAAGATAAAATTAGAAAAATTAACTGGATGCCGGAAAATGCTGAATTTGCTTTTATTGAAATTGAAGAATTAAAAAAATACAAACAGCTTATGCAACAAGAAAAAGTTTGTGTTATGGCGAATGGTGAGTTTTTTAGAACAGACATCGAAGGTATTTTACCGGTTGTGTTCAAACACGATTTTGATTTAAGAAGAAAGAAAAAAAGCAACAAGAAAAAGGTCGGGCAATACATCGATGCAAATAAAAATACACTTACAGAAGATGAGCTTGAAAAATTACAGAGTAAAAAATCAACTTTACATGTTGAACAAATGGCACTTAAAATTTTTCTGAACAGTGGTTATGGTGCTCTAGCTAATGTTGGTTCAAGATACTACAATATTAAAATTGCATCAGCTATCACAACCACTGGTCAACAATGTAGTAAAGGTGCTAAAAAAACGATTACAGATGCTTTTCCAGATATTAAAAATATTTACGGTGATACTGATTCGATCTTTTTGTACATGGATAAAACTATTCGTGATAAGTTTGGTGATTCAGACGATAGAAAAGAAATCCTGAAATTTATTAAAGAATACATGGCGAGTAACGTCGAACCAGTAATTAAGTCATATTTTGCGGACTTGGCGAATGCATTTAATTTACGTCGAAATACGTACGTTATGGAATTTGAAGCGGTTGCAGATCGGAGTATATTTGCATCAAAAAAACGATATATTATGCGATTGATTCACAAAGATGGTGTTGATCAGGATCTTGATAAATTACCATTGAAGATTAGAGGTATAGAAGTTGTACGATCAAATACTCCAAAAACAGTACGGGATAAACTTAAGGAAGCAATTAATGTTATTCTAGATACTGATGATAATGATGCGAGTTTAGACTTCATCGAAAAATATAAAAAAGAATTTTTTGAAATGCCGTTTGAACAAGTAGCCCGACCAACAGGTGTAAATGGAATGACAAAATACCAATTAGGTCAAAAATCTGTTCCTATCAATGTCAGAGCAAGTAAGATTTTCAACAAAGCATTGAAACATTTTAAAATTGAGGATGAAGCTCAAATTAACGAAGGTGACAAAATTCTGTACGCTTATATCAAAGAACCAAATATTTTTAAGTCGAATGTGATCGCGTGTATTGATAGAATGCCAAAAGAAATTTTAGATGCTATTGAAATTGATTATCAGACACAATTTCAAAAAACAATGAAAAAACCATTAGACGGAATATTTGAAAAACTTAAATGGCAGACTGAAAGAGTAAACAAAATAACAGATGAGTGGTACTAAAATAAAAATAGTTGATCAGGGTTTTAGTGGTTTTGAAAGATATTTTGAAAAAAGTGGATGGTCAGCATGGAATATTCATCACACTAAAAATCAAGGTAAAATGATTTCAAATTTTCACATACCATTAATTAATAACGAAAGACCAGAAGATTTTACATTTATTTTGGACGATATTCAAATTAATCCAAGATTTATAAAATTCGATTTGGATAATGAAGATAATAATCCATATTTTATTATTGAAGTTGTTACAACAGTACCCGGTCATCACACATTTTTTGTTTGTAATAAAGAATTAAAAAATAAACTCCCAAAACATATTATGGCGAGTTGGGAGTTAGCAAATCTTTAGTCGTGCGTTAAGAAACCATCTGTACTCCACTGAATAGTGAAATCACCATCAGACGAACTTTTATCTGATCCGAAATCAACTAAGCATACTAATGGACAATTAGCGGGTGTTGTATCTACGTATTTGTATATGATAGCGTATCTAGCTGTAATTGTTGAGCTTGTCCAAGTAGTATCATCAGCATCAAATTGAGCTTGATCAGCCGCATTATCAACAGAAGATAAAATATTTGCTAAAATTTTATTATCATCTGCAAAAGCACTGTATCCAGTACCGGTAGCCAATTCATTTGTAATATCAGCAACAGACGTATGATCAGCATCAGGTGTATATGAATCAGTTGTTAAAATAATTCTAAATTCTTGAGATGAATCTGATGAAAAATCCATTTCAGCATCTCCTACATTTTTTTTGTATATGTTGTAAGTTAAATTTGCCATTTATTCTCCTAAGTTGTTATAATGGTCGGTGCCGGTACAGTAAAAGTCATAGTAGCTGGTGTTGGCGTTATTGTTACACCAGTTCCTTCAACAACACCTTGTATAGCTGGTATAGTCACAGTAACTTTAGCTGGTAAAGTTGCTATAATGATACTTGAAAGATTTGTCCAATCGATCTTTTTATCTTGAAGTGTCAAAGCGTGTTCTGAAATAGTGTGCTCTTTGTAATCAGAAGTCGTTAATTTTATTTGCATTTTTGTTTCACGATTAAAATCGGTTGTATCTCCACGTTCAATGTAAATTGTGAATCTACCTTCAACCGCATTAGTGATAACTATTTGACTACCACCTGGAACATTACCAGTAGCTTTGCGGACGTAATTTGAGAAATCATCCCAAAGTTCAGCCCGTAGTTCACAATCTGTTAGATCGGTGTTGACTTTGCACACAAATTGAACATCGTCACCTTTAAAAATATCAATTATTGCCATGAAAATCCTTTTGTATATTTATTTTATGACTCGAAATTCTGTTAATTTTGGTTTATCGACTTTCAGTTTCGTGACGTAAGGACTAACGTTAAATTGTGTTATGATCGTTGGAGACGGTACAGTAAAAGTTACTGAATTTGCTGTCGCTACGATTAAAGCATCACCAACTATTGATGGTCTTGGAACTGAAATTGTAATCTGATTCGCATCTACTTCAATTATTGTATCGGTCATTTGTGTTTTCGTGTTTATTATAGTATAATAGTATTTATCAACTCAAATAAAATAAAATTATGCTTACTAGAAAAAAACAGATTCACAAGCAACTGAAAGATGGTCATTCTATTTTACAGATTATTCGTGCTCATTTTCCACACCTTGTTGAAAAAAAGGGTTTAAATTGGACAATTGAAAAAGTTAAAAAGGATTGGATTGGACCTGAGTTAATGGAAATATACAATTCAGGCGAAGCATTTCCGAAAGAAACAGCATGAAAGCCTTTAGTAGTTTAAGATCGGCTGATCGAAATCGAATAATTAGAAAAAGGGTCAAAATAGTTCTAGGTAATTTTAATCGAGCCGTTGATGAAATAGACGGAATGAAATCGTACTCTCATTACAAAGACAATGAATATTATTTTGAAAATTTCGTAGTTTATTATAGCTCGTTTGAAATGATGCATACTGTAGTTGTTCAATGTGGTATGAGTTATGAGTATTTTAAAAGACACTTAAAACAAGAAGATCGAAGAAATTTATACGAAACTTTTATGGAAATGTAAAAATATCTTGACAAAGTAAATTTAAACAGGTTAATATAAGGTAATCAATGATTAAAATAATAAAGTTACACGAAGATGCTACATTTTTCAAAGCACATCCAACTGATGCCGGTTATGATCTTACGTGCATAGATGTAATTAAAAAAGACGAAGATTTGTATTGGTTGGATCTAGGAATACAAACTCAACCACCAGAAGGGCACTATTTTGAACTTGTACCGAGATCGAGTTTTCCAAAATCCGGTTTTGTTATGGCGAATTCGATTGGTATCATTGATGAAGGATATCGGGGTACATGGTACATGCAAATCAGACCAATAAATATGTATCCTGAAAAATGGTATACAGAAAAAGTAAGTAGATTATTTTTAGGGAAACGAGTAGCACAAGCAATTTTAAAACGCAATGAAAACGGACACGAAATTACATTTGTCAATGAATTAAGTAATAGTGAAAGGGGCAAAGGCGGGTTTGGTTCAACTGATAAAAAATAAGTATACTTCTGGTCCAATAATTTTAGGAGACAATATGGAAAACAACAAAAATTTTCAAGAAATGAATGATCTTAAGACCAAAAATACAAGACACAATAACGAATACGTAGGCCGAGAATTAGCGGAAATAGCTGGAAATGATGCTGATCTTGGTCTTAAAGCTATTAAAATGATACCCGAAGCGATCAGGTTTTTTGATAAACCGAGTGAAGAAATGCAAATAAATGCTGTTATTACAAAAGCGAGCGTGTTTGAATTCATTGAGCATCCTTGTGAAAAAGCTATTGATATATCACTCGAACGAAATCCATTGGCGGTGGCAAAAAGTGAACATATTACCTCATCAACTCTAAAACGAGCTGTTGATCGAAATGGTTTTGTTATCTCAGTTATTAAACAGCAAACTGAAGAAATGTGTATTTCCGCCGTTTCCCAAAGTGGTGCGTTTATTCGATTTGTCCATAATGCAAGTGAATATGTTCAAATGCTTGCCGTTGAAGACGATGAGAGTAATGTTATGCTTATTCCATCACCAACACGAAAAGTAATTGAATACGTTATTGAAAAAGATATAAATCTGGTTAAAATTTTGTCATCAAAAATTGACGAAGCATTAGCTTTTTCTATTACAAAAAAAGAACCAAAAGCTTTAAAGTACGTACAACAATATTGTTTTTCAGAAAGAGTTGTAAAAGCAGCTGTTGAACAAGATGGTTTGATGATAGGATTTGTTCATAATCCAAGTGAGATACTTCAAGAAATCGCTGTAAGACAAAATCCACAAGCGATACACGAAATTATGAAACCATCTGATAAACTAAAATTTATGACTATGTAAAAAATATCTTGACAGAGAACTTTTTTGTATTTAATATATAGTTAAATAGGAGAGATTATGCCGACTGAAACAGAATTTGAAAAAGTTGTAGACGTAATTTACAGTTTTGGTTTTGCGTACAAAGACGCTGTTGACGCTACAAGAGAATTCTACGGTGTTAATGGTTTGTCAAATGATACTCTCAAAAATATTTATGAATGGTTTTTGGAGTACGAAGGTTCAGATGGTATGCCTTATGGTATTGCAAAAGCCCGAACTGGTGATCCGTATGAATGGATCACTGAAAGGATACAAAAAATTTCAACAAAATGATTGATGAAAATACGTGGTTGATATCAGATACACATTTAGATCACGATAAACTTACTGAAATATATGAACCAATTCGAATTGAAACAGCATTGAAACATGGTTATAAGTATTTTGATGATTTTCAAATAGATCAGTGGAATAGTAAAATTAAAGATGAAGACACTATTCTGCATATGGGAGACTTTACGATTAACAAGTTCGACGATGACAAAACGTATAATAATATACGAAAATTTTCGGGGTTGTTGAATGGTCGTAAAATCTTGATGAGGGGTAATCATGACAGAGCACCAGCTGAGATCTATGAAGATCTAGGCTGGATTGTTATTAAAGAACCTCTTATCAATGACCATTTTCCTTATATAATATACGAGTTAAATGGTCAAAAAATGCTAATTTGTCATTTGCCAATAAGGGATTTATCATCAGTACAAAATGATAGATACCAAAAATGTTACGAACAATTAGCTCAGGTTTTTGAAATTAATGAATGTAGTGTAAGTGTACACGGGCATTCGCATAGTTATCAACAACCTGATTCAAGATGCATAAACTTATCAGTAGAAAATACAGATTTTCTACCAGTTAAACTTGGCAATATCTTGAATTTATAATACATAATACATTAGAATATAATATAAGAGATAAAATGAGTGTAACTATATAATAGAAAAGTGTAAGATTATGAGCGTGTAAAAAGAAGAACGTGTAAGGTTTTTGGGAATAGTAACCTAATTAAATTCTTAGAATTAAGAATCCCTTTAAATACTATTCCCTTTTAAAAGGGAAAAAACTAAGTAAAAAATATACCCCTGTGGTCTAGTCTGGTCTATGACACTGCCCTGTCAAGGCGGAAATCGTCGGTTCAAATCCGATCAGGGGTGCCAAAACAAAGAGAAAAATGATACTAAATATTTTATTTGTTATTTTTATTGCGTGGGTTGCGTATTCAACCGTAAAATTAATAGAAGATGAACTTAAATCTAACAATAAAGATTTAGTAAACGACATACAAAGACCGTATTGTGAAATATGCGGTAGCACAATTATTAATACATGGGAAGGCGAATCACTAGGATGCCTAAAAAAAACTTGTGAAAATTATTATGAAAATAAAACAAAAATATAGACGTAGGGATCGTACAAACGCCCCTACCTTTGGATAAGGACATTGGCCTTCGAAGCCGATAGGTACAGTTCGATCCTGTATAGGGGTTCTATAATAGCCCCTTGTAAGGCATCGGTCTTCTAAATCGATCTAGTAAAACTAGCTTAACGGATAGCGTGTGGTTCGACTCCACCAAGGGGTTCCATGACAAAAATAATTAAACAAATTCAAGAATACATGTGTAAATTTGCTGGCCATAAGTACATTAAAATGGTCGAGCACGACAACGGTAGATCAAAATTTGGAACTTTATTATGTCAACGATGTGACCACGAACACCAATATCAATACGATTATGAAGTAAGCGGACCTTACGCAAAATATGCATAGAAAATATCAAAAAATAGGTATATCAAAAGAGGATTTTGAAGCTTTACGAGAAGCTAAAAAAGGTCCAGTATTACCAAATCGTAAATTAACCGAGTTATTCGAGAAATATAATGCCAAAGGGAAAAAGAAAAATACAATTCAACAAAGTAGAGTTACAAATAGGGAAGATTAGAACGTTATTAACTCTAGAAGAAATTAAAGAATTAAGGGATATTTTGAACGAGAATTTTCCTGAACAATTGAATTTAGGTCATGAAGTTTGGAATGCACCTCTTACTTCAGATCAAACAACTTATACAGCACCAGCTTGGACCGTAGCACAACCACTTACAGGTACAACTGATATGAGTGGTGTTGATATTGATCTAAAAAATACGACAACAAGTGGAACTGTTCAACTTGATGATACTAATACATCAAACAATACACTAACAATTAGCCACACAAGCTACGCTGATAAATTGTAAAAAGTCCCGGTCGTTTAGTGGTTAGGACACTGGCTTTTCAAGCCAGCAACCTGAGTTCGATTCTCAGTCGGGATACCAAAATAAGTAAACTAATAAATTTAAGGAGAACCAATGAGTACAAGAAAATTTCAATGGAATTTTACTTCAACTGATGATGATGGTAACGAGTATATGTTTAATGTCATTGCTGGAACATTCGAGAAAGCCGAGAAAACCATCAAACAACTGAAAATTCCGAGAAAAATCACCAAAAATATGGTTTTTCAATCGGTGTACGAAGATAATGTATTGACAACTTGTGCTTCAACTGAAGAATAATTAAAAAGGCCAAGGTGCCTGAGTGGTCGAAAGGGATACTTTTGTAAGGTATTATACCACATCGTGAGTTCGAATCTCACCCTTGGCTCCATAAAAAAACACTTGACAGAAATAGTTTGTGTACCGTATATTTAAAGTGAACTTAGAAAATGGTAATAGACTATGGAAAAAACAGTGGACTTTTCAATATGCGGCCTAAATTATCGTATTTACATGAATGATACGACAGGTTCAGTTGCTTTCGAACTACGTAGCGGTGCCACAAAAAAAGGCAAAAAACGAAATCATTTTTTTTGGTACAACGATGAAGACGAAATTGGAGATGTTGATTTGACTGCGAATCCGTTTGGTGTACTTAATAAAGTTAAAGATGCAGTCATTTCTTGGATGTATGAATCCAAACCAAAAATGATATACTTCGAAGCGTCAACAAAACGAAAAGCGGCTGTATACAGAAGATATATTAATAGAAGTTTAAAAGAAATAGAGAAATTATATCATTTCTATGAACACGAAAATGGGCATTTCTCATTCTATCTGAAAAAAACTTAATCTTTGGGCAAGAACATTTCTCTTAACAGTGAATCGAGATCAGGAAACTCATTGAACACGTCTTCTACTGATTCACGTTTGAATTTAGGTCGATTACCTTTAAAGAATGTACCTTGTGATGCTGCTATATCTGATCGACTAACTTTAGCATCAGTACCGGCATCACGATATTTATTGTAATATTCATGGCCAGCTTCTTTATAAGACCAAAGTTTGTTAGTCATGACTTGAAGCTCAACAAGTATACCATTTAGAGCTAGTTTGAAATGATGTGAACCGTAATAACCAAAAGAATTTTTATTTTCTTTTTGTTTTTCGTCGTACTTGATAATTAAATTAGCGTGTTTACGTCGAAAGTCTTTAACAAATTTATCAGCTTCTTCTTTGAATTCAAAGAGAAGAGCACCACGGACTAAATCACCGATACCTTGTAAAGGTTTTTTCCGGGCTATGACTTTCGATTTGAGAGATTTAAGAGATTTAATATCAGTTAAAATTTTGGTATTACCTCTTTTTTTACCACCGACCATTTTATTGAGCAGTTTTTTGAATTTTTCGTGCGTATTTGTTAAAAGGGGTTGTAATTCTTGGTAAACGTCACCTAATAATTTGTCTTTCGAGACACCAGAAGGTAACATTTTCTTAGATTTTTCGTAAGCTAAGAATCTCATAACAGTAGGATGTTTAAGCAACGCAGTTTGTTTGACTGCTTCATTTAAATCGGCAATAAAAGCTGAAAACGATCTCATAGTAATCTTTGGTTAATTGTTCGGTTTAATATATTTATAAAACATATATAATTAATATCATGTACAGTGTAACCTTGAACGGTCAAGTTTTAGATTTTCACTATAAAAAATTGAAGGGATCAAAATGCCATGCGTTTTATATTGGAGATATATTGATAGGAAAAATATTTAAAATGAGAAGATATTGGTCAGCTGTATCAGATCAACCGAATTATTTGTGTCCAGTTGACGGATTTAAAACCAGATATCACGCATCAGAATTTTTACTTAAATTACAAGGATATTGGGGAAAAGAATGAATGATATGACGGATGAAAAGGCAGCTTCTATATTCGCAATGGCTACTTCAATGCTGTTAGACGTAGATGAAGGTATTTGTGTTGAGTTTGAAGATAAAAAATACGTTGTTAGTCGTAGTAAAGAAGAAATAAAAATTACAGATTTTGAAGACGAAGATATGATCAACGCCTTGAATGATCCTAATGCCGATGTTGAACACGGCTCAAAATTTTGGATACATTGTAAAGAAGAAGAAAATTAAATCGGAGTGTAGGCTAGTCTGGTAAGTCGCTCGCTTTGGGAGCGAGAAAACGGTGGTTCAAATCCATTCACTCCGACCAGCTCAAATAAAATAAAATGAAAAGATTTTTACTAACAACAAAATTAATCATAGGTGGATTTATAATACTTTTGGTGTTTTTTACACCGTTAAACTATATTGTAACACTAATAGAAAAAACATTTAAAATGCCACACGATTTGATTTTACGAGAATTTTGTGAATGGGTTGTTAAAGATTTAGATACATTAGATAGTAGATACGATAAAAAAGGCTAAAAAGGATGCCTATTTGAAATTCCTTTAAATGAACAAAAAGGAGTCAATATGTTTGATCCCGAATATGATAGCGGTGCCGATGAAATAACAAAATCGTGGGGTATTGTTATGGCTTTAGTCGTTGCTACTATTCTTATTTTTACTTTTCTTGGCTATTTAGCCATTTTCACGAATACCTTCATTGAACACAAGGTATTCAAAGCAAGTCATCAATATCAAGAAGCTCGTGAGATCGAAATGACAACTTACGAAGCACAATTGGCTGAAATTGATGTTCAATTAACTTCATCTAATATGGATGAAGAAACGAAACAAGGCTTAAGAGCTAAACGTGCATCAATTGCCGTACTGCAAAGAGCCGCTGAAAGGAGAAATTAATGAAAGGTTTTAAACGAACGATAGGAATTTTGGTTTTGGTAGTTAGTTGTTTGTTTTTAATGGCGAGTTCTTGTGAAGATTCACAAGATGAAAGAGATCAAAAAGCTGCAAATCGGCAATCTTCGACTTACGCCAAGCGTCAACCGGTCCCGGCATATGGTTGGTCGTTAGAACGTGAATTGGTTATTCAGCTGTACAATCTGAGAAACCAACGAGTATCAACACACTCTATTTGGAGATCTGACACGGGTGTTTATGGTGGTGATTGTCCGAGTATGGGTTACGGTATTCCGTACGATACCAGTTTGACGAATCCGTTGAAACCGACAACTACTAATTGGCGTGATGCGCCGGTTGTTGAACAACAAGAACCAAATGGAATTTTTCTCTCTAAAAATACGAATGCAACGTGGGTAATATGTACGGGTCCGGGTGGTACTCTTGATCCAATATACGTTGAAGAAAAAGTAGCTGTTTACCCGTACCCGATTAAGGTGAAGATTATGAAAAACGGTGTAGCAATAGCTAGAAAGGCAGGAAAGTCTAAGGTCAAATTTCAAGTTGGAAAAAAGAAGATGTAAAGAAGATTCTTCGGGCTATCATCAACCATAATAGGGGGATTGATAAGTGGAGAACAAACGGGTTGTGTAAAGAGCTTACCGGGGCTTAGTACAAAAGCGAAGCTAGAACAAGCTCCCCTAAAATTCCAGTGTAGCTCAGATGGTAGAGCGTCCGGCTGTTAACCGGAATGTCGCAAGTTCGATCCTTGCCGCTGGAGTCAAAATTAAAATATTGATAAATCAAAAAGGATATATGAAAAATAAACAAACCAAAAAATATGAGTATGAAACTTTATATCTTCGCACGAAAAAAGGTGATCCATTATTTTCTAAAATTAAGGAAATAGCAAAAAAAAATTTTCGAACAGGTAATGGTGAAGCAGTAAAAATTCTATCAGAAGCAATTGCCAAACAATAATATATATAGAAAATTTAAACCTTGACAGACTAAAAAAGACTACGTATAATTAAAGACATGAATACAAAAATGCAAAAGAAAATCCGAGCTATACTTATGGATACACACGATAAGCCTGGAATAAATGCATTCAATGTCAAATACGGGATAGCAGTTATCATTGATGAAGAAGACGAATTATTGAATTTAGCTTTATATCCGAGTATGCCGGTTGAAGCCGATTTACAAGCAATGAAACGTGAACTGCCAGAAGAGTTCGGAACACCGAAAGAAAAATTAGATAGAGCACGTTTCGAAATTTTCAAAACAGATGATATATTAGCCCCTATTGATGATAGTACATGAAAATCTGGGCATTTTACCAGATTATTTTTTATAGAAATATAAAGGAGAACAAATGAAACGCAAAAAAACGACAGGTGAGAAGATGGGTTTTATCCGAGAACAAATCAAGAATTTAAACCTGTTACAACGAATTTATTGGGTTCGTGATCCAAAAGGTGAAAGACGAACAGCCGTTTGTTTAATCAAAGACGAAGACGGTAATGTTGCCCGTGGAATATCTTTTTGGAATGTTGATGAAGATGTTTTTTCAGTGATTGAAGCTAAATATTACTCAATCAAAAGAGCGATTCGAGCGTACCGAAAAGGTACTGACAAAAAATCAATCACCAATGTTAAATATTTTAACCCAGATGAAAGAGTATATAAATCGGAATTCATTGGTCAAGGTTACGAAGATCTGACCGGAAAAGAAAAAAGTTTTATGCGGATTCCGAAAGACTAATTGCGGGGTGGAGCAGTCTGGTAGCTCGGCAGCCTCATAAGCTGTAGGCCGGGGGTTCAAATCCCTCTCCCGCAACCAAATGCAAGGGTTGCCAACTCGTTAAAATAATTCACCGAGTTCTGGATACAGACACGAGAAGCAGAGTACCGTAAATATAGGGTATAAGCACTCTTACCGGGCGGTCTACTAGGTGGGCTTTATTGTTTTATTTAATAATATTGACAATCCTTGCTAATTACATGTATAATTAAAGGTAAAGAAAATGTGGATGATAATAGAATTTGATGGTAAATGCCCGCATTGCGGTCACACCGGATCTTACAGAGAATTTAGGGAATACGCAAAAGACGGAAAATCATCTGATTACCACGTAACAAGTAAACAGTGCATTGATTGTCACACTGAATTTGAAGATCCAGACGAATATTTTCAAAGGAGATAAAATGTCAAATTGGTTTTGGCCTAGTTTAGCTGTTATGGTTATTGCGATTATGTTTGCTTTAACATTCGAAGCTAAATTTGATGGTATTGATTACACTGATCCAACAGCACAACAAATTAAAGCTTGTGAAGAAATTCGCAATATACAAAATGAAAAATTTTGCTTACAGAAAATTTTAAAATAATAAAAAGGAGAATAAATGAATATAAGTCTTAAAAAATCCGCTGGACTGCAACAAGAAATTCTGAAAAGAATTCTTGAGCTGAAGCCCCGTGGAAGAGGCGGATATTTGGAACTTTCAGCTGGTGATGTTACAATATCAGCTTTCGAAGATCCGAATGAAATTATTGCCGAAAGAGGTAATGAAATAAACACAAATCTTGAAAGAATTCAGGATTTGGAAGAAGTGTTGCGTGAACTTCGAGACGCAACCGGAAGAACAAACGCCGAATGTGGCGTCACCAAATTGTTAGCTGATTTGAACTTCTACCAAAGAAGTTACGATCACTTACATTTTTTCAAGAGTGTAAAGCCGCAAGTTGATACACTCATTATCAAAAAGAAGCTTGCACAAATCGAAAATCCTGAAGTTGAAAAACGCATGGATAGTGAAGTTAATACAAGTGTTTTTTCAAAAGAAACTATCGATTTGAGAAAAACTGAATTGCTCGGTCTTAGCCGGTCGATTCAAGAAACGAAAGATCAATTGCTGGAATTGAATTATACAACAAAAATTGAGATTGGCGAAGGATCACTTTCAACTCTACAGTTTGAGTTGATGGTGTGATCTCGTGTTATGGGTGATTGTGGATGTTGGCTAACCTGTTCCTTACAGGGACTCTAATTGAGCCGACAGTCTAACCCTTTCGCAAAAAACATATAAAAGGGTTTTTGCTCCGATTGCTTATTTGATGGAAGGAAGGCTGTAATGCTTATTGCTTAATACAAGGTTTGGGATCTTGTCTTGCTCAATGCTCATTGCTTGGCTGATTGAAACCTTCACCCATAATAAATAGGAATTAGAGCTGAATTCAGTGAGGTTCCTTTTTGTCTCCTTTCCTTGTTGGATTCGGCTCTTTGACATAATGCCCCTGTGATGTTAGCGGTCATTAACATGCTACCCTTCCACGGTAGTTCCCTCGGTTCGAATCCGAGTAGGGGTTCCACAAATGAAAAAGGAATGAAATGTCTAACAACAAATTAACAATTGAAATTTTCGAAGATAGTGGCGGATTTATAATTAACTATGAAATCGGATCAAAAAGTAAACGGCAAGCGTGTACAAATTTTGCCGATTTATTGGTTCAATTATCGGTCATTATGGATGAAGTACCGATAGATTTTATTCAACCAGAAAAAATAAATAATCTATGAAAATACACCATCCAAAATTAGGAGACACCAGAATTAAAAGTGGTTTTTTATTTTTACCTAGATGCATAAATCATGAAACACGCTGGTTAGAAAAAGCCACATGGCAAGAAAGATATGGTGAATATCTAAGTTTTGGTCCTGGTAATGGAATGCCTATCCCAATGCCCGGTTGGTTACACGATAAGTGGATTAAATGAGAGAACTAATAATAAAATATTTATCTGATAATCACGCTATTATAAAACGAAAAGACGATGAATTACAACCTGTTATAAGAATAGGTGGTACTACTTTGACAGCTCTGACCAAAAGCACTAGGTTAGATTACGATACAATGGAAGAAGCTCTTGAAATATGCAAAGGAATCATGGAAGTATCAAAATCCGTTTATCAAATGATGGTTATGCAAGATTCCGGGACTAGTAGATTTTGGATAGCTGTTCGAGATTACGATTTAGGAAAAGCTGTCGGTACTATAAATAACATCACGTATAAAACACTTTAAAAACACATCAAAAAGAGGTAAATATGAAATCGTTGTTACAAAGATTACAATACTTGCAAAACTTGTTATCGAAGCAGTCTTTGCTATCGATTAGTTTAAGTATAGTGGTCCTTGCGATTTCAGACTTATTTCTCCAATCGCAAGTCATAAAATCAATCGCTTAATTAACAATCAAAATTAATATATTGTAGTTCTTAAGATGTTTTGACTCTTAATTGTAAAGTAAAAAAAATTACTTTACTAAATAGAGTCATGAATTATATAAAACATTATACTCTTTTAATAGAAAGAGCAAAGAACAGACAACTTGGATGTTATGTGGAAAAACACCACATATTGCCCAATTGTCTTGATGGGTCAAACGATAAAGAAAATATTGTTTCGTTAACGCCGGAAGAACATTATATAGCACATCAATTATTGTTAAAAATATATCCCGATAAACCCGGATTGATATTTGCAGCTATAATGATGGCTTGTAAAAGTTCTAATCAAGAAAGGAACAATAAATTATACGGTTGGTTAAGACGCAAACATTCAGAATCAATGAGAATTATACAACGTGGTGAAAATAATCCAAATTTTGGTAATTGTTGGATTTCAAACTTTGAAGATAAAAAATGCAAGTCCATTAAAAAACATGAATTACCAATTTATTTGGAAGCAGGGTGGGTTAAAAAAAGAGTAATAAAATGGCCTGATAAAATAAAATGTCCTCAATGTAATAAATTATTTTATTATAATGACAGTAAATATTGTTCGAAAAATTGTAAAAGTATAAAGTTGAAAGAACGTCCAAATAATCAAATGGATATGTTTAATGAAAAATTAAAAGAAATGGTAAAAAATTGTAAAAATGGTGTTAGTATATATAAATCTCTTAGAATAGCTGGTTTTTGTGGTACAGGAAAGGCACATGAAAGATTGAAAAGAATAATTAAAGATATAGGAGAGTAGCCAAGTTGACTACGGCAACCGGTTTTGATCCGGTTTATGTGAGTTTGAATCTCACCTCTCCTTCCAAATGTGCGCCGGTGGTGGAATGGGATACACAGGAGACTTAAAATTTCCCGCCCGTAAGGGATTGAGGGTTCAAATCCCTCTCGACGCACCAAACAATATTAATATAAACATGAAAAATAAAACTAAAAAAAATATTATTCTTGAAGGTTTAGATGATAAACTGGAATTATCTAAAGTATCTGAAATTAAATTAAGTGAAAAAGAATTCATTTATTTAGACAAATTATCAGACGGTACTTGGAGACTTGCTTATACAGCAAAAACAATTCCTGATATCAAAAAACTCGAAAGCCTGAAAATAGAAAGAATATCCTGACACAAAAAGATACCTGTATTTGTGTCAGAAAGTGCTCCTATTGACAAGCTGGAGAAGTCAGCCGGTTTAGGCCCGGTCCTTAATTGGTCGTCGGTTCGATTCCGACTAGGAGTACCATATTTTTCTTGACAGAGATGTTCCAGTGTGACAAGTTAGGAATATGCAAATAAGAATATATTTAAGAGAAGTTATATTGCATCTTCCATCGATTTCGGTTGAACAAGGCATGAGCCTTGCACATATTTTATCAGTTGAAGAAAATTTTAGTACGTATGATTTATTTGATATTACATATAAAAATGATAAAAGTGGAATGTTAAAAAAAATTGAATGGACAAAAAAAATTAATGATGAAATGCTCAAAGCTTTAATTGATATGAGATTTGCATTTTATTCTGAGAAAGAAGCACTCAAATACGAGTTTATGAATTTATGAGAACATTTAGATTTAAAGACAAAAAATATTATTTAACTGATTTAACACCAAAGATTGCACAAGAAATTTATGATATTTGGAATATAGATGGATTGACTATAAGTTTATTTGGCAATTTATTTAGATCTAATTCAATGTATATTCGTAATGATCAAATGCGTGTTTGGCATGGAGATTTAAAATGGAGACATGTATTAAAAAAATCAGGTAAAAAGTTTTTAATAAAATATGGTTATGCTCGATCATCAGAAAATAACTTAACGGCGTGGGAATTTATGCGATTATGAAAAAGAAAAAATACATGCTTAGTTATTACTGGCTTTTTGATACAGAAGACATCGTTAATGAATTATATCCTAAACTGATGTTTGCTGGTTTTGATGTTATTCATCCAAAAGCCGATATTTACCGATTCGACAACCCGATGCGAATTAAAAAAACACACAATTGGGAAACAACCAAAGGATCAACTACCGGTAGAATTGTCACTCGATACGTATCTAAAAAAGAACTTATTTGGTGTACTCCGATTCCTTGGAGAGTTTTTAAGTGGATGAAAGAAAATGGATACGCATTCAAGAAAAAAATAGAAATTGAAAAACGCTTAATAATGAAAATATGAATATTGAATTAATATACCTGAATGAAAAAATACTTTATCAAGGTAATCCTTATTTTGATGGATTTGAAAATGTTAAAAATATTATTGAAAAGTACGTTGACAGTAACCAAGATTATGTGTATTATGATATGTACACAGAAATAGAAGGAAAGATTGAAATACTGTTTTCTTTGAATAATATTGACTCATATATGCTTGATATAGCGTTTGGTGGGGCTTGGTTAAGACATATGAAAACCTTTGTTCTCAAGGGTCGTTATTTTAATGATCGCGCACCAGAGGCTACAAAAGCAGCATACAGGCTTTTATTGCTATGATATTTACGCAAAATACTAAGAAATATTTTCATTCAGCGTTAGTGTATAGTGAAAACGTAAAAAAATTTAATTTTGGTATACTTTGTCCGATTATGATTGATATTCATAAGAATGATCCAAACCTAGAATATATATTTTTTAGATTTTATTGTGATGGTGAATTTCAGTACGAATTTGATTATACATTACGTGGGTATCCACAAAACGTTTCTTATTATAGAAGTTCTAGTAGTAATACTCATAAAATACACATTTGGGGTTATTTTTTTAAACCAGAAATATCAAAATCGACACAAGCAGCAATCCTAATGAATACTTTATGATAAAATTAAATTCTTAACGTTATGAACACCGATCTTTTTAAAAAAATATCTCAATTTTCAGAATACTACGAATACGATGATTTTTATAAAGCTGCTAATTATATGTACGAAAAGAAAAACAAATTGAGACATATTATCGCAACATATAAATATTATGATTTGAAATATATTTTTTATGTAATTTCGAATAGTGGTTCGTATTCTAATGGTGGTCAAGCTACAATAGAAACAATTTTTACAATAAAAAAAGTAGACCCAGAACATTGCACCAAAATAACCGGTGTTCGATTTAAAAAAATAACACCAGAATCAATAAAATTATCGTACGAACTACTTACATTATAACGAATTATGATTACTAAACAACATCAAGGAATAAAATATTATTTTATTGAGCCGACTATTGAAATACGAAGAATGTGGTTAACAAGCAAAATTGGAGTACATATAGTTCGTCGTTCAGGGTATTGGAATAAAAAGAAAACATACATACCTTTTAGAATTCACAGATGGGTGCAAAACGGAGAATTGAATACTAAAGTTTCATGGAAACGATCAATTCCACAACAATGGTTTAGAAAACTTTTAGAACACGGATATATATTCAAAACAAAAAGCGAATGTATATCTAAAGAACTTGGAACACTATAACAACTAAAATGGAGAATACTATGAAAACTGAACAATACCTAGCACAATTGAGGATATACCGTGTTTATTTCACGGGTGTTATCTAAGAGAGTTAGGTGAATTAGCCTAATGTCTCTTAATTTAAAACAACTCTTTTTATAGGAGAGAGACATGGCTGAAGAAATTACCCTGAAAAGGGCGAAAGGGGCCGGACGTAAAAAAGGTAAAAAAAACCAAAAACACGGTCGCTGTTTCAAAAGTCCATCTCATCAACGCTATACTAACGAAGCTCGTTGGGTTAAAAACAAGGCACGTAATATCATAAAGCAAATGAAAAAATTTCCGCTTTATAAGCCTTTTAATCTGAACGAAAGTGTTAAGTATCGTGTTGATAGCGTGATGGGATGATAAATCAAGGGTGTGAAGGCTTTTACTTAATTTTAATTTTTGGAGAATGATGTACCGCTTCACACCTTTTTAACGAATAATATGGCATATTCATACAATAATACAACAACAGTGGGATATCAAGGCAAAGCGAATTTTAATAGTGGAACAATTTATGCACCGTTTATACCAATAATGACTGGCGGCGGGATTAATTCACCACTAATAAACAAATTTGATAATACACTTCCAAAATTTATTAATCAAATGTTCGGTGGAAAATCTTATTATTTACTGAATCCTGCTAGATACGATACTTGCTATAAAGTTGAAGAAATATTTAATAAATTTTCAAAGGATTTTCCGTTGGAATGGATAGATAATTATTCTGTTTACTGGAACCCTTATATATCACAAAAAGTATTACAAAAATTAATCGATAATGAAATTGCTTACCGGCATTATAAAGATGCAGCTGTTAGAGAATTTATGGAATTATGATTACCAGACAACACAATTACGATAAATATTTTTTAGTTGATATTCAGTTAGTATTTAATGAAATTATGATTTCATTTCCTTCAAATAATATAAAGAATTATATTCCTATATTAATGAAATGGAATACAGAAACCGGTTCTTTTGAAGCTACTTGGCGTAAAAGGATTGAACACTGGACATTTCGTTGGATGATAAAAAACGGATACGCATTCAGGGATCGAAAATCTGCTCAAAAACAAGAATTCATGTTATTCTAAGGATACAATGAAAAAACAAGATATAATAACTTTATTCGAAGAATGGGAACTTTCAGAACAAATTAATACTCAAGAAATTGAAAAACTCAAAGAATGGATTCTTGAAAATCAACAAGAAATAGGAATTAATTGGCATCCTGAAATCAATAGTCAACATACACCAGTGAGTGTTGCAATCATTATAATGCATGAATATCTCAAATCTCTAAGAGCAATCAGAAAAGAAAAAGAAACATATAAACAAAAAGAATATAAATGGGAATTAGACCGAGAACAGAAAAATAAAAAATGAAAATTATTTGCTATCCATCGTCTTTGGTAAATCATATAATGGAAGGATTTAAAAAACACAATGTTTCGTATCAAATAGATCAATTAAAACCACCATATGAACCGTGTGATCTAGCTGTAACGTGGGGTTTAAAGAAAGATGTAATGGAAGTTCAAGAAAAACACAATGGTAGAACATTAATTATGGAGCTTGGATATATAGGAGATAGAAGAAAAAATTATTCTATTGGTTATGATGGATTAAATGGTCGAGCTGATTTTTGTAATAAAAAATCACCTTCAGATAGATGGGTAAAACATCAGCATTTAAAAAAACCTTGGATGCGAAACGATAAAGGACATGTACTGGTATTAGGCCAAATGCCGTTTGACCAGAGTTTAGTTTATCCCGGTATAGACATGTTCAAAGAATTAAGAAATGTTTTTATGCAAGCAGCTAATGATGGATTTCCGTATCGATATAGACCACATCCACAATATAAAAGATTCAAGAAATATAAACAAGATTTATATAAAGATTTACAGACAGCTAGATGTGCTGTTACAATAAACAGTAATTCAGCGGTTGATGCAGTATTGTACGGTATACCGACAATAACACTTGATGAAGGGTCAATGGCTTATCCGGTGACGCAACATTATTTGCAATTTGAAAAATTAGAGTATCCTGATCGTTTACAATGGTGTTATGATTTAGGTTTTGCTCAATGGGAAGTTAACGAAATTAAAAACGGTGAGGCGTGGGATCACTTAAAACAAGGTATAGAATGACAAAAAAGAAAAAAGAGAAAAAATATTTATCGCTTGCGTTTATTGATTGGCGGTGTGCTGGTATAATAACAAATAGTACAAAAACATGGCCAGATTGGGAAACAACTTTTTACGCATTGCATCTTGAGAATCAATTAAAAGAACAAAGCCAAGTCATTAATTTAGAAGAAAAAGTACACAAAGAAAAATAAAATAATTGTGTTTTTTTCTTGACAGAGTGGTTTTAGAAGTCCATATTAAAGGTGTACTCAGTTGATAAAACCCTTCAAAAACCTCTTTGATGGAGACAAAATGGCCGGTTCCTACGAATTCCGAGAAAAACACAACGAACTTTTTGAAGAATGGTGTGAAGAGACTGATCCTGATAGAAAAGAAGAATTACACAAAGAACTGGAAGATAATTTCAAACGATTTGAAGAAGAAAAAGAAGAAACGTCTGGTTACAAAACTTATGAAGTCTATTACATGGCATTAGGAAAACCAGAATACAGAGAATCACGGTGCATGGAACTGTACCCGAAAGTGATTATGGATCTGGTAAAAACCCATGTCACGATGAAGAGAATCGTAGCGAAAGATCTTGAAGATGTTTTTTACATCATGAATCATTGGACACCAGATGAATACGAAACTGCGAAGATTCGAACCGAAACTGGTCATACTTCGATGATGGTCGGTGATGTTGTCTACGATGTTGAAGAAGAGAAATTTCATGTTTGTGCCTCTTGCAGTTGGGATGAACTGCCTCATTTCCCTAAAACTTCTGATAAGGAAACAAAATGACTAAGACTGAAATCATTGAAAAAATTGCCAAAGAAAAAGGTTGGAAAGTTGTTGACATTAAACTTAACAAAGATGAATTCATCGATGTCGAAAGAGAAATTTTGAAAGAAGCATTCGATAAAGTAGCTGATCCAAAAGATTGGCGAAATCCGATTGGTCCGATTCGTGTAACAGCCGATGACTTACCAGTAACCATTCGAGCGATTGAATATTTCACAGCAACTAATCCTAAAATCGGTTTTATAGAATCAGACGAGTATAGTATTTGGTCTGAAGGATACCGAAATGGTCCGGCTGGTCCGTAAACTCATGGAGACAAAATGAAAACTGAACATACAGGCGCAAAAAAAGGTCGTGGTGCTTATTGGGGTCCAAAAACGGTCGCAAAAAAAGTATCTAAGAAATTGCGCCGTAAAGCATCAAAGGAAAGTTGTAAATTCTAACAATGGAGCTGTAACTATGAGCATACCGAAATCTTTATTTTTTGCTATCTTTGGTTTTTTCGTTTTTTTAGGTATTTTAACTACTCCGATTTCTGTATATATCTTATCAGGTATACTCGCTGTTTTATTATACGATTATTTTAAAAACAACGGAAAAGCAGACATTGAAATTTTTGATTGGGTCAAAATCGAAATAACAAAAATGGAAAAAAAGGAGACATAATGGATTTAGTTATTTTGTTTACAGTAATCATTACTATCGAATTAGGTTGTTTAGCTTATTGTACTATCAAAACTAATAAGCTGAAACCGGTTTATGTTTACTCAAAGTACAGAGAAATCAGAAAGATTAAACACAAATAATTTTTAATGAATAGGAGAATAAATGAATCTAAAAAAATTAAAATTTTATTTTAAAAATCGTAATCTTATTGCCCGGTATTACTATCTAAAGGGTAAATACATGTTTCGGTATTACGTAATTGAACTGTACTCACGCAAAAAACGTGAAAGACTCGTTGCCGAAATCCGAAGTAAACCGATGTTTAGTACAGCCAGTTCATTGATTGATGCTAAACACAAACGAGAAACTTAATGGAATTTTTGTATTTTTTAGTATATTTAACTATTATCGGTTTGGTATCGATTTTCACAATAGCTTTTACACCAACGAAGGCACAGCGAGAAGCACTCGCAGCTGTTAAGGATCTAATCGAAAATGGAAAAATTGAAAAAGGAGAATAAATGTTCACAGCTGATGAAGCAAAAGAAGCGATCCAAGAAGCTTTAATAATGTTTGGTGAGTACACCTATTTTGATAAAGGTCCGCAAGAAGTAATGGACGTATCGGACTTTGTTGATAAAGCAAAAAGATCATTCGATGATTATTGGGATGAAATGATGGAGTCCAAAGACATGGAAGATATTTTTGTTGTATTCTCACCCGGCGAAGCACCTAATACACCACCTGTAGCGGTTATTGGGAAAGCTATATCAATTTATGATCTTGTTGATAAAATAAAGGAATCTCAAAAATGATTGAAATATTAGCAGGTTTAAGTTTTTTAGCATTTTTTGTATGTTTGAAATTGTACCTTGATTGGTACTGGAAAAGAGAATTTGCAAAAATGACACTAAAAGAACGTGAACACGCTCGATTTGTTCACTGGTTAATGGGTCCATAATTACAATGAAGAATGAACCGCTAATTGCAAACCCCTATATTTGTTGGGTATGCAAAAAACCTGTTGGCACATATACCGGGTTCTGGTCTAGAATAGATGAAATTGAAGATGATGTTTTTCATCATTGTTCATGCTATTTAATATCAGATATAATTCCAAGTAAAAGAAAAAGACAATGTATACAAGAACACCGTGAAAAATTCGAAAAAGATTGCCCTGATTTATTAGAAAAAATGGAGTTTATGTTGTTATAAATTGCGTTCGTAACTCAGTTGGGAGAGTGTCTGCCTTACACGCAGAAAGTCGAAGGTTCGAGTCCTTCCGAACGTACCAACAAAGGAAACAAATGAAAAAATTAGGTGTTATATTTTGTTTTATATGTGCCTTTATATTGGGTTGGTTTATAATGGACGGTATTAGATACGTTGCTGAAACAGGTAGACCATCAGTTAAAGCAGTTGAAAACGTTCCTGAAATAAAAAGGAAATACACAATACGTGTTGGTGAAAGGGCGGCTGTTACCAAAGGTGAAGGCTGGAACAAAGTTCATCATTATTTGCGATATTGTGGAATGCCAAATAGAAATGTGTTTTGTGTAGCTGAATCAGGTCGAAATTCTATTAATTTATTTTATCCTGTAGGCACGAAAACATTTTTACACGCTGAAACTATACAAATTGAAGTCATCAATGTATCGGCTTTAGAATTAACAATAGTATCACCCAATTAAAGGAACTCATGAAAAAAGCATACAAAGTAACCCTAAATCTTGAAACCCGAATTATCATTGATTTTGATAATTTAGTACACGCCGATATGTCGGAAGAAGTTTTTCAAAATACTTTTGAGATGTTCGCTGATGATGTGTTTCATTCACACGAAAATCTGGTATTCGTAGAAGATACTGAAGAGCCGTACGATCCAGTAAAAGATGAAGAGTAATTTTAAAAAAGGTGATAAGGTTTATTATATTCCAAATCACATAAAAGGAATAAATCATCTAGAAGTTGAAAAAGGAATTGTTGCTGAAGATCAATTACGAAGTGATCAAAATAGTATTTTTGTCTTGTACGAAAACGATTTAAATACAAAACAAACTTATATCCAAGATTTAATAAAAAGACTTGACTAAACAGAAACTACCAGAATATAATATAAATGAAATCCTATTCTATAGTCCGGTTGATGACCGGTATTTCATTAAAAAGAAAGAGAATACTATGAGACTTAAACTATTTGCAATTCGTTTTAACGGGCTATATATGGGCGGCAAAGCTATAATTAAAGCTAAGGATGAATCTGAAGCTTTAGAAATTTTAGATAAGCTTCAAGCCGGTTTAACAGAAAAAGACAAAGAAATTGAAAGCATCGAAAAAATTAAACAAAGTGAACGGGTCATCCATTACGAAAATGGTGATTATTAAAAAAGGGAGTATTGCCAACGTAGTCAAGGCGAGAGACTGAAAATCTTTTTATTCAAGTGCGATCCTTGGTGCTCCCACCAACAAAAAAGAACATGACGAATAAATTAAAAAAAGAAACATATTGTCCACGTTGTGATAATAAACTCGACGGATTTACTGAAATGAAAGAAGGAACAACACCAAAATCCGGTGATGTTACGGTTTGTTTATATTGTTCGGCTGTACTTGAATTTACCGATGATATGATGTTAGATTTTGCACCTATAGATGTTATTGAAGAAGTAATGCTTGAATTGAGTCGGGCGCAAATGATTGTAAAAGAATATAACGAACAAAAAAAGGAGAACTTATGAGTGACGTAAAATTTATTGCTGATGGTAATACCATTAGTGTTTTTGAACTAAACGAAAATACTTCAAGTGATACACTGAAAAATCAAATTTATCAGGTTTCTTTTCATCAAATGAGAGGGTATTATTTAACTGTATTTGACAAAAAATTTGATAATGGCCGTTTATTTGGGAATGTTGAAAACCGAGCTGATCGAATTATCGATACGTACAAGCAACGGGATCAATCAACAGGTGTATTGTTAACTGGTTCTAAAGGTTCTGGTAAATCGCTTTTGACAAAAGTAATTGCGAACAAACTTATTGATAGTGGGTTGCCAGTGATATTAATTAATGAACCGCATTCGGGTTCTGCATTTGAGAAGTTTTTATCTTTGATCGGTGATTGTGTTGTGATTTTTGACGAATTTGCCAAAGTTTACAGCGTACGTGGAAATGATGAAGATGTTTCAGTTCAAAAAGATTTACTTACGCTTTTTGATGGTATGACAAACAGAAAACGATTAGTTCTGTTTACTGAAAACGAACTGTACAGAATTGATGATCATTTGTTGAACAGACCGGGCCGAATATTTTATCATTTTGAATATTCAAAATTGGATCAAGATTCGATCAAAGAATATTGTGAATACAGAGAAATTGATGAAAAAATGACCGAAGATATTATCACGTATTCTAAAACAGCTGATGAGTTTAGTTTTGATGTGCTAACAGCAATTATCGAAGAGTACGTTCGATACGCTGAACCGATTGGTAAAATTATCAAACATTTAAATATTTCAAACAACAGATCGGAATACAATATTTTTATTAATGAATGCACGAATTTAAACTCGAAAGCAAAGTACGAACCGATCAAAGCGATACAAACGGTTTCTGATTTAGAACAGTTCAGACTTTCTTTTTGTGTACAGAAAAATCTCCCCGATCCCAATTCAGAAGAGGCTCTGTTTAGTGAAACACAACAAGATGGATCACGGGTTCATCGGTATTGGTTTTCTAAAAAAGATATTGTTTATGAAACAGGAAATCAGTATGTTTATGAAACAGATGACGATATGAGATTGGTTTGCACAATTGAACCAAAAAAATACGATTTTGCTTATGATACATTATTTTAATAAAAGGAGATAAAATGGAATATTTGGTTGTACAATCTGATTCTTACGATGAATTTCTTCAGCAAATACATTTTAGAATACAAACCGGTTGGAAATTTCAAGGCGGTGTTTGTGTTGTTTATATTCCAACTGCCGAATATCGATTTCACCAAGCAATGACCAAGGAAAAAGGAGAATAAAATGAAAGTTAAAGGCGTATTGATCGATTGGGGAATCAAAGAAAATTTGATTGCTTATGGTTGTAATTTCGGTCCAAATGAAAACGGTTTCGATATGGACCTACAAGAAGAAGAACGAATGCAAGAAGTTTTTTGTGATCGGATGGATGAACTAGGCGATTTAACCGAGAACTACATGTGCGGCCAGGAAGATGGAAAAGAATTTATTTTCAGTGATGACGAAAGCGCAATTGCGCATATTGCGACTATCTATCATGAATCTCTGATTCAAGAATTTGAATCAGACAATTACGATTTAGATTACGATTATTACAGAGACTTATAATGGCTACTATAAAAATTGAAGATGTTGATATAGATGCTTTCATGGAAGAATATCATGAATTGGGTACACAACTTGGAATTGATATGGATGTTCCAGATTGTGTCTGGTGTGGTGGTCCGGCTATGGAAATAGAAGGTCATATTGAATGCCCGATGTGTCGAGAGTTACGAAAGCACATGGAAAAATACCCGGACATAGCAAAAGAAATGATCGATACAGGAACAATTAAGTTGACAGAGTAATATTTAACAGTATAAGATTGAAATATGAAACAGTATAAGGTAGCTACAAAGCAGTACAAAAACAGCAAAAAAGTAAAAGTGCATTATGAAACTATCAAAGTTGAAAGATCGTATTATGTTTGTCCTTGCTGCAAAACGGAAGTTCGTGGTGCTGATATAGGCAAACACATTTTAAGATTCAGATGCACTTATTGTAACAATCCTTTAGAAATTGATTATGAAAATTAAAGCAAAAATAAAAGATAAGTGGGAAGATTTTAGTATATATTTGACGTATTCTAAAATAGGGAAAATTTACTCTTTCATTAAAAGTTTTCCTACTAACGCAAAAATCTTAATCGACTATATTCCTGTTCTTTGGGGTAATCACGAATGGGATCATTCATGGCTTGAAGAAATTATGATCTTTAAGCTAAAAAGAATGGAAAAATTTTTCAGAAGTAATAAGGCTTGGAGTTATCATAACATTGAATACGCCAATGAAATCAAATTCACTATCGAGTGTTTAGAAGACACACAAGATTTTTGGTTGACTGAACAGCACAGAAAGCACAAAGAAAAGTACGGTGAATTGAAAATGTGGAATACACCATACAAAGGTGAATCACCGTTTGAAGACGGTGAACCATTACATGAAATTCATTCAAAATACACTAAATGCACAACACCAGAAATGGAAGACGAAGCCGGTAAAGAAACTACTGATATTTTTAAACGACAAAGAGAAGTTGAAGATC